TGAGCTTGTAACGCATGGCGGCCACCCTTCCCTTGCGTAGGTCGTTGGTGCGGCGGTCGGCGCCGGGGGGAACCGATTGGCGGAGCACCCCCCTGCTTGCGCTAATGTATGTGTCGCAGCGAGCGCGCGCCCCCTGGCGAATACCCAGGTAGGTACGTTCGATGCAACAGGGCATTCCTCCGTAGCTCAATTGGCAGAGCAGCCGGCTGTTAACCGGCAGGTTACTGGTTCGAGTCCAGTCGGGGGAGCTCGGTCCTCCGTAGCTCAATTGGCAGAGCAGCCGGCTGTTAACCGGCAGGTTACTGGTTCGAGTCCAGTCGGGGGAGCATGCTGAAGGGGACCCCGTAGGGGTCCTTTTTCATGTCCGGTGCAACCGTGCAGGCCGCACCGCAGTCCTCATGCTCGTGCGAAGTCGACCATCCGAAGCAGGAGATCGTATGAGCGGCTATGCTGCGGCAGACGGCGCGCACAAATGTGCGCGACGCGCCGTAATGGGGCGGTAGCTCAGCCGGTTAGAGCAGCGGACTCATAATCCGTCGGCCGTGGGTTCGAGTCCCACCCGCCCCACCACTCGCTACGCGGGCAGAACCGTTTCTACCTGCGATGACGACAAGGCCCCCGCTGAGACGGGGGCCTTTCTGCATCCCTCAAGATTGTTAGCTCGCCCATTGCTCGCCCGAAGTGAAAACCCCCACTCCGACGGTCTAGTTGGGGGTACGGCTGGCCACTGAGACCAGAGCAGCGCCACCCCTCGGGCGCCCCGCTAGTTCAGCACTGCGGCGACGTCCCGGGTGTCGATGAGCCAGCCGGGCGGCACCCGCCAGGCCTCGACGCACAGCGTCCACGTGTGCTCGATCTCGCCGCCGGCCGGGATCGGTGCGGGCAGGGCCCGGGTCTGCGTGATCGTGGCCCAGTCGCTGCCGAGCAAGTCGAGGATGTGTGTCCCGAAGGTGACCGTGCCGGACGTCGCCGGTGAGCCGCCGGTGTTGCGGAACTCCACGGTCACGTCCTCGCACCATCGCTTCTCTGTGTCTGCGAGTCTCACTGGCCCGACCGTGAGAGATGGAGGCGTCACAGGTCCCGGATCGCTCGGCCCCGGATCACTGGGACCTGGACCCGGATCGCTCGAACCCGGTCCCGGATCGCTCGGACTCGGCCTCGGCGTGGTCGGCCGAGTGGGCTGTGAGGGCTGGTCGGCGTTCTGCGAGGGGCGTTCCGTTTCATTGCTGACGGCAGGCTCCGGCGGTTCCCCCGCGCCGGATCTCAGCACCTTGAAACTGCTGCCCTCGGTGGTCTTGTGCACGGTGTCGTTCGCGGCCGCTCTGTCATCGTCCGTGAGGCTGGCCCCGGATGGCGGGCCAGGGGTTTCAGAGACCTTGGCGTGGGGCGGGTTCGAGACGGTGGCGGGCTGCGGCGCGTTGGGGGTGTCCGGCGTGGTGCCGTTTGAGGGGAGGCATAAGGCCGCGGCGGTGGTTGCTACGGCAACGACGGCGACGGTTCCGGTCGTTGCGAGGGCCGGGCTCCTCTTCCACATGGAGCGGAGGCGCGCACCGAGCGAGCTGACGATGGCAGCTACCCCGCCGCCGATGTAAAGAGCGAGGTGGCGTTTGCGGCGCGCCGGCTCGGGGGGTTCCTCCTCTTCTGCCGGTATGGCGGGCGGAACCAGTTGCTGCGTGAGACGAGCGATCTTCTCGGCGGCGAACTCAGCTTCGATCTTTGTCAGACGCGCAGTCTGTCTCTGCTGGTTCTTGTGGAGCAGGACTAATGCCAGGACTGCCGCACCGAGCACGCCGGCCAAGAGAACATGAGCCACGTGGGCCCCCCATTCGAAACGTACGTTCGATTCAGGGGGTCATGATCCTACTGGTCGGTAATTCGTTTCCACTCCGGTCCAAGATCGTGGCCATAGCGTTACTCAGGGTTACACCCCGTGTCAACTCGCCTTGCGATGTCTGGTGTTCTCCGGGACGTCCGCCCGGCCGGTCTCGCCGACTGCCGGGCGATTGAACCGGCTCAACACCTCTTCCCGAGCCTCCGGGCTGAGGGTGGCCAGAAGTGCGGTGATCGCCTCGATCTGCGCGTTGCTGTCGGTTGCCCCCACCGTGCTGGCCGGGGACGGCGGCCCGGCGAGTTCGTCGAGGATGTCGGCGGCGTCGCTGCGGCCGGCCTGGCGGAGCTGGTCTGAGGTGAGGCCGACGACTTGCGCCATGCGGGCGAGTGTGTCGTCCGGCGCGATTACCGCGATACGTACGCCTCCGACGTCCTGGTAGCCGTTGACGATCTGCCGCCACCTGGTCTCGCTGATGGGCACTCTTCGCGCCGCTTCACGCCCTGATAGGCGGGCTCGGCGAAGAGCCTCCTTGATCAGAACGGCCTCTGCGGGCGGTTCAGGGGTCTGCGCATCCATACAGCGAAGGTTCGCACAACTACGCAGTACTTCGCTACACGATCGCACGGGATGGCAGGGCCTGACACGTACTCGTGTGACAGAGGTCACACTGATCGCAAACTACGCGCGAAATGTTCACGCTACGCGTCACTACGCATAGACTGCGCACATGAACATCAGCCGCATGCGACGCCGTAAAGGCGCGCCCCTTCATCACTCACCAGAGGCGGTGACACGAGCACGCGAGAACGCCGGACTGACACAGAAGGCCCTGGCGGAGCAGTGCGGATTCAGCTTCCAACTCATGTGTGACATCGAGGCCGGCCGTCGCAACGCGAGCCCGGACCGGCTGCGCGCGATGGCGCGCGTTGTCGGCTGTTCGGTCTCGGACCTGCAACCCAGCTCCGGCGTGACGCGGATCGACGACGAGCCGCCCATGGCCGCGAAGCGACAGGCGTCGTGACGGCGCCCACAAACAGCGAGGCCGCCGAGCTCAGCACAGCTCGACGGCCTCGATTTCTCGAACGATCCGACCAAGGAGAAGGAACGTTGGCTCCTCAGGCTACCCAACCGTGGGCCCCGGGCGAGGCCGCTTCAGATGACCTCGCGTACGGGGCACCGACCGCGCGGCTGATCCTGTCCGCCGGTGACCTGAACGACGTCGAGCACCGCAGCCGGTGGGAAGAGGTCCGCCGCAGCGGCATCGGCGGGTCCGAGGTCGCGAAGATCCTCGGCCTGAACAAGTACCAGGGCCCCCGCCACGTCTACGAGGAGAAGCACGGGCGGCCCGTCCCGATGGACGCCGAGCTGAGCGAGTACGCCGAAGTCGGCCTGGAAATCGAGGACTTCATTGCCCAGCTGTTCACGAAGCGGACCGGCATACCGGCCGTGCCGACGCCAGGAACGCTCGCGAACATCGAACGACCGTGGATGCGCTCCAACGTCGACCGATACGCCCTCGATCCCCAGACCGGCGCCGTCCTCGCCCCGGTCGAGCTGAAGAACCGCAGCGCCTACCAGCTGGCCGACTGGGAAGACGGCGTGCCCGACGCGCCCGCGCTCCAGGTCCACTGGAACATGGCGGTCGGCGGCTGGCCGTACGGCTGGGCCGTCGCCCTCGTCGGCGGGAACACGCTCCGCTACCACCGCATCGAGCGGGACCAGGAGCTGATCGAGACCCTTATCGACGTCTGCGGGAAGTGGTTCCAGCGGCACATCGTTGAGGGCTTCCCGCCTCCCGCTGACGGACTGGAGGCCACGAAGGAACTCCTCGGCCGCCTGTGGCACGTCAAGCCGAAGGACGTCGTCGAGGTGCCCCGCCTTAAGGCGGAGAAGCTGCGGAAGCGGCGCGCGGCGCTGGCCGCCCAGATCAAGGAACTGGACGAGCAGAAGACCACGGTCGAGAACGAGATGCGCCTTGCGTGCGGCGCGGCCGGTGTCGCGGAGGTCGACGGCAAGAAGGCCTGGTCGTACATCCCCAACGGGACGTTCTCGACGAAGCAGTTCGAGAAGGACTACCCGGCCATTGCGGCCGAGTGCCGGACGACGGTCGAGGTCTTCGACATGGACCTGATCAAGGAGAAGTACTCCGCCGAGTACGAGGCGTGCCGCGCGAGGGTCCTCCGCGTGCCCGCGAGGGAGCTGTGATGGCCCTGACCACCCTGAAGGAACGAGTCCAGCAACGGGCGGCGGCCGTCGCCAGCACCGAGGACATCCGGCACGGCCAGGCGGACGACGTCGAGGACAGGGCCGCCGGGCAGGACCACAACATCGAGCAGTTCCGGGCCGACATCGAGGCCGCTTTGCCGAAGCACGTAAGCGTGGACTTGTTCCTCGCGGCGCTCCGCCCCGCCCTGCCGAAGCTGCGGCAGTGCACGCAGGCGAGCGTGCTCCAGAGCGTCATCACGTGCGCCAGGTTCGGGCTGATCCCGGACGGCCATCAGGCGGTCATCACCGCTGACGACCGGATCGCGACGTTCCTCGCTACGTATCACGGCTACATCGAGCTGATGTACCGGTCGGGTCTGGTGAAGTCCGTGGTGGCTGGCCTGGTCTACGACGGCGACGAGTGGGACTACGTGCCCACCGCCCGGGTTGGCGACGACTTCGTGCACAAGCCGAACCTGCTGGCGTCGAAGAAGGACCGGCCAACGCTGTTCGCGTACGCGTTCGCGTGGCTGGAGGGCGGCGCCCGGTCGGCGGTCGCGGTCGTCACCGTCGAGGAAGCGGAAGCGATCCGCGACGAGTTCAGCCGCGCCTACCAGCGGGCCGAGTCGAGCGGCAAGAAGGACTCGCTGTGGCACACCCGCTTCGACGACATGCACTTGAAGACGGCGATCCGGCGCATGGCGAAGCTCGTGCCGAAGTCGGCTGAGCTTCGGGCGCTGATCGAGGTCGAGCAGGCCGCCGAGGACGGCAAGCCGCAGATCCTTGCGGCGATCGACCCGGAGACGGCCGCGCTGGAGGCGGAGGCGCGGCAGGCCGCGCGGGCGGCCGAGGCGTCGCAGGACGTTCCGGTGCCCCGCCTGACGGTCAAGACGCGCGGCCGGGCGAAGCCCAGGCGCCGTAACCGCGACAAGAACAAGAGGCGGTAGGCGTGCTCGCCGCTTGTTGGAGCCGGGCCCGCGCACTGTTCGCGGGCCCGGCCCCCGCCCCGGCCCGTCCCGTACTGGCGCTGCCCGCTCTGTGGGCCCAAGGCCGCGCCGACATCGCTGACTTCGACGACTGCCCGCGTGAGAAGCGCCGGACGGCGCACGGGATGCGCGCTGACGGCTCCCGGAAGTGCTTCGACTGCGGACACGAAACCCCAGGACAGGACTCATGACCATCACCATCGACGAGTCGTTCGGACCTGAGTATCTGCGCCCGGCTCAGGCTCCGTGCCCCAACTGCCCGTGCTGCTCTGCCCGCTTGTGCGAGAAGGGCCGGAACAGCGTGATGCAGTGCCACGGCCACGTGGCCGACCCGGAGACGGTCGCCATCGTCTCCGCGTGCCCGTGCTCGGCGGAGACGACCCGCGGCACGCACGCGTGGCGCGTTGCGCAGATCCGCGTAGTGAAGCACGCGACCATCGAGCAGCCGCTGCCGAAGGCGGCCGAGCACGTGCTGCGGGCCCTGGCCGGCGGCGAATCGTTCCAGGACCCCACCGAGGAGCTGCGCGGGCTGCGCGCCCGCCGGTACGCGGACGGCCAGGAGGACGCGTGGCGGATCACCCAGTTGGGCCGCCGGTACCTGCTGGCACTCGAAGAGCCTCGCTACACCAGCGCGGTCCACGTGAACTCGGTCGACGTGAAGACGCGGACGGCGAAGGTAGTCGTCATCGGCTGGCACATGGATCGACAGGTCACGGTCCTCGCTGACTTCCTCGCACAGGCCGTGGGCCTGGATCTGGCCGAACTGCCGGGCCGCTACCTGGACGCGAAGGTGAACCTCGGCGTCGCCGACCCCGACGACCTGGTGCTCACGCGAATCCAGCTGCCCGAGCAGATCACCGAGGACTACGTCGCGGTGCGCCCGCTGCGGGTCGCCAAGGGCGGTACCCAGTGACACTGAAGAGCATCCACCTGTTCGCATCGGACCCGGCGCCAGAGGCCGAGGTTCCTCCCGGCCCATGCGTTGTCGGGGTGGACCTGTCCCTCTCGGCTACCGGCCTCGCCTCCTCGATGGGGTGGTGCCAGGTGATCGGCTATGAGGACAAGAAGAACCCGATCACCAAGCTCCCGCACGGCGTGCGGCTCGTCCACATGCGGCGCGTCCTGGACGCGGTGACGGAAGCGATCGGCCGTCCGGACCTTGCCGTCATCGAGGCGGCGGCCCTGTCCAGGTCCGGCGGCGGCGCGCACGAGCGTGGCTGGCTGTGGTGGCGCGTCTTCGAGCGGCTCACGGACGCCGGGATCCCCATCGGTCTCCTGTCCCCGAACCAGCGGATTTTGTACGCGACCGGCAAGGGGTCGGGGCCGAAGACGGCCGTCGTGGACGCCGTCGCTCGCCGGTGGCCGCAGTGGCAGACCGGCGGCAACGACAACGCGGCCGACGCCGTGACGCTCATGGCGTCCGGCCGTGACTGGCTGCTCGCCCCGATCACCGACATGCCCAAGGCGCACCGCGCCGCAGTCGAGAAAGCCACATGGCCGGAGGTGAAGCAATGACCACGATCGTCGAGGTCAGCGACGAGCAGATACTTCGGGCCCTGCTCGCCCAGGAGGACATCTCGAACTCGGCCGTGGCGGCCCAACTGGGCTGCGGCTGGCGGCGGGTCGACGAGGTGCGTAAGCGGGTCGGGTTGCCCTCGTACGTCCGTGGCCGGCGCGCGGCCTACCGCTCGTGGGAGGAGGCGTTCACCGAGCAGTCCGAGCCCGTTGAGGGCGGTCACCGGCGGTGGACCGGCCCGCGCGAGAAGTGCGGGACGCCCGTGGTCCGGCATCGGACGAGCATCCAGACCGCGTACCGGGTGGCGTTCCGGCTGCACCACGGGCGTGAGCCGGAAGGAAACGTGACCCGGTCGTGCAAGATCCCGGGCTGCGTTGCCGGTGAGCACCAGCAGGACCGGGTCATGCGCGAGGCGCAGAAGGCCGGTGAGGCGGAGTGAACAGCCTGACCGACTTCGCCACCTGGGACCGGGGCGTCGACGTGGTGGCCGTTCAGCGGGTCCTCAAGGGGACGTTGCCGTACACGGAGCTGGAGCCGGAAGAGCTGCGGTACGCGGCGAAGCACTCGACGGCGTCGGCGCGCAGCGTCGCGAAGCTGCTCGGCGTCACGGAGAAGACCGTCATGAACTGGCGGGAGGCCGAGGGATGAAGACGGCCCTGGACGTTCTGATCTGGATCGCCGAAAACCTCAGCTGGTGGTGGCTGCTGCTCCTCGCCCCGGGCCTGGCCGTGTGGGCGTGGCTGGAGCTGCGGCCGACGGGCAAGCACCGTCGGCCGCGTCCCGGCCGGTCCGAGCAGCCCGCTGAGGTGACGGCGCCCTCCGTCGACGCGGACACGATCGTGTTCCAGCGGGTTGCCTACCCGAGTGCGGAGGCCGGCGGCTGATGCCTCGTCCAAGCCGCTACGCGCCCGACACCCTCTCGCGTGCTCCGCACTGGGCCGACCGGGCCGCCTGCCGCGAGTTGGACGACCGCTCGATCTTCTTCCCCGAGGACTTCCCCAAGGGGCTGGTGCTGCTCGTCACCAGGGAAGCGAAAGCGGTCTGTGCCCGGTGCCCGGTGATCGAGGCGTGCCTTGAAGCAGCTCTCGAGCGACCGGAGCCGAACGGCGTCTGGGGCGGCTTGGACAAGGACGAGCGGAAGACGTTCCGGCGGCGGCAACAGAGGCGTGCTTGCCGCCGGAACGACCGCAGACGGGAGGAGGGCGGCGATGGCGCGGGCAAAACCGCCGACGCTGCCTGACCTCCCGGCGAGCGGAGTTCTCGACTGGTCGAACTCGAAATCCCACTGGGCCGAATGGCGGCGGCCGTGCCGGTACTGCAAGGGGCCGACCAACCTCCGCGACGAGGAAGGCCGCCCGTCCCACAAGACCTGTGCAGAGACGCACCGGGCCCGCAGGCAGGCGTACGCCGCGCAGGAGTACGCGGAGCGGGCCCGACTCAGAGACCCGCGCGCATGAGACGCGCGCACCACTTCAGGAGCGGATTGATGAACAAGCTGATCGGAGCTGCGGCGGCCCTCGTGCTCGTCGGCTCCCTCGGCGCGGTCGGTTGCGACACGGCGGCCGACGACGACTGCGACGCGATCGGCGTCGTCCAGCAGGACCAAGGCGGCGCGCTCGCCGTCGAGCTGGTGGCCGCGCCCGCAAGCAAGGGCGGTGGCAGCAAGTCGAGCAGCAGGAAGTCGAGCGGTGGGAAGGCGGCGAAGAAGTCGCGCGGCAACTCGCCCAAGTCGCCCGGCCATCACGGCATCAGTCGCCACGGGACAAGCCACGGCCATCACGACGACGACTGGTTCGACTGCGACGACGACTGACCGTCGCGCCCACTGACCACCCTCCTGCGGCCGAGTCCGGCGCCCCTACGCCGCGGCCCGCACCGGGGCCCGTCTCGCCCCTACGGGCGGGCCCGGCCCAACTCCCACGCACGTGAAAGGCGGTGCCGTGAAGGCGATCCGCAAGTTCATAGTCGGCCTGTCGTTCGGCGTCGTGACCTGGGCCGCGACCGCGTTCATACCTGGCGTCGGCCCATGGTCGCCCGTACTCGGGCTGGCCGTAGCCCTCGTCTTCTGGGCCTGACCCCTTCCCCGGCCTCAAATCCACCAGTGCAGAAAGGTTCGTTCGTGTCCGTGGACGTCGCTGCCCTCTACCAGGAGGGCCTGGGTATCCGCAGCGTGGCCGAGGAGATCGGCCGCAGCTACTCGACTGCGCGGCGGCAGTTGCTGGCCGCCGGGGTGGAACTCCGCCCCAGCGGCGGACGTCCCATGGAAGCCGATCCGGTCGCTGAGCACCTTGCGGTCCTGTACCGGGTCGGCCAGTTCGGGCGCGGCATGAGCATCCGCACCATCCAGAAGCGCACCGGGTACGGGTACGCGTTCATACGGACGCGTCTCCTCGCGGCCGGCGTCGAGATGCGCGACCAGCACGGGCGGCCCCGGAAGGCGGTGGCCTGATGCCCAGCCCCTCGCATTGCGGAGTCTGCGGCGCCGCAATCCGGTGGACCATCACCGAGGGCAGGAAGCGGCTCGCCGTCGACGCAGAGCCGCACCCGGACGGCAACACTGCCGTCTCCCGGGACGGGCGGGGCACGTGGCTCTCGCGCCGACCGACGGAGGAACTGCCGGTCGCTCCCTACGAGAAGCTGCACAGGCCCCACGTGGCCACGTGCGAGGGGCGGCAGAGCGACGAGCCGATGACCCGCTGCCTCGGTGTCATCCATCTTGACGAGCGCCTCCGTGACCGAGATGGGCGCGTCGGAGGTGGCCGGTGATCCTCGTCGGCCTCTACCTGTTCACCGACCTGACCGGCTCTGCGGGCCTCCTCGGGCATCCGCGGGTCCTGGCCTCCATGACCCATCGCGCGGCCGTCTGGGCCGTCCAGCGGGGTCGGGGACTACCCCTACCCGCAGAACTCTCCCGTCCCGGGCTCGGGCATCTCCGTCGTTTACGTGCTCTTCGACGAGGCCAACGTGCCTTGCTACGTCGGCTCCACCAAGCGCTTGAGCGATCGCCTGCGGCAGCACAAGAAGGACGGCAAGCCCTTCGTCCGGTGGCAGGCACACCCGTGCCGCGACCGCGACCACGCGTACGAACTCGAAGTGCGGTTGCTGGAGCAGCACCTGCCCTACCTGAACAAGAAGGCGTCGCGATGAGCGCGGCCGTCAACGCCTGACCTCACCTGACCAGCACGACCAGAGAGACAGCCAGTGGACGAGCAGGACGACCGCAAGGAAGGCGCCGTGCCGAACTCCTTCGGCAACGCGCTGGCCTGGAAGTGGACGCGGCAGATGCCCCGCGGCCTCAAGGGCGGTTTCCTGACGATGCTGTACGCCCTGCGCGCTATGGCCGCCCCTTCGGGCGAACTGCGCTTCAGGGACGGCAAGCCGATCAGGATTCAGGACCTGGCGAAGGCCGCCGGATGCCGTGAGCACGATGCGCGCCGGTACCTGGATGCGGGCATACGGGCGGGCGTGGTGCTGGTCGACGGCGAGCGTCGTCGAGGTAAGCCCACCCGGTACGCCATCGCCAGTGATATCCCGTGGCCGGACTGGAAGGCCGCCGAGGACTACCTGAAGGCCACCGCCCGTCGACGTGCCCAGGACGATGACGCGGAAGGAAGTTCGGGCCGCAGTGGCACGAACTCCGATGACGACAGTTCGGGCCTCTGTGGACCGAACGAGTTCGGGCCGCAGAGGCCCGAACTTGGGGCTGAGGACGAGGAATCGGTTCGGTCCACAGAGGCACGTATGGGTTCGGACCACAGTGGACCGACCGGTTCGGGCCGCGGAGGCCCGAACAACCCAGGTAGTTCCCATGGGGTTCCCCATGAGGTGGCTGATGTAGTTACTCAACCTCAGCTGGTTGGGGGCTCGTCGGCACAGAGCGATCAATCCCCGAACCAGGACAACGACCAGGACGACCAGCCGTTCGGCCGGTGCGAGGTGTGCGGGCATCCGCTGGTCCGCGCCGGGTCGAAACGCTGCTCCGCCCACCGGGACACCTCGGCCCGCCGTCGGCCCCGTGAGGGGCGCAGCAAGCCTGTTCAGGCCCCGCTGTTGATGCCGGTTCCCTCCGCCCCCGGCGAGCCACACGAGGACGTCCCAGCGACCTTCCGGCCGTCCATGCCGGACCCGTTGGCGCCTCTGCGGACCTGCGGATGTGGCCGCGACTTCCGTGACCGTGACCCGGCCGCCCGCTGCCCCGACTGCCTGTACGCCGAGCACGCCGAGGCTGCCAGCCTCCGCCGAGTCGGCACCTGACCACACGAAGGAGAACCCGTTGCAGCAGCAGTACGACACCCCCGAGGCGCTCCGCAGCTTCCTGAAGCTGTGCCTCGACCCCGGCCACGGCATCATGCGGACCCCGGTCCGGTTGGCTGAGGTGCTGCCCGAGCCGCTCGCCCGGAAGGCCGCCGAGTTCGCCCCGCACCTGGGCCGACTGCGCCACCAGGCCCAGGGCGTCGACGAGCAGGCGACGCGCGCTCGCCGCGTGTACGCCGACGCGCTCGCCGCGTGGATCCACGGCGAGGACCCGAAGCCGGTCCAGTCGATGCCGCTCCTCCAGGCCGTCGCCGTCGCGCACGACGCCGCTGTTGCGCACGCCGCGAAGTGCGGCACCTGCTGGACCGGCATGCGGCTCGCCGAGATGTGCCCGGATGGGCAGCGCGCCGCTATTGCCAGTCTCGACGCCGTCCCCGACGCGGCGACCGAGTGCGCGCACGAGGACAACGACGAGTTCAGCACGGCGGCCGGCTTCGTCCGCCGCCGCCGCTGCCGACACTGCGGGGAGCCCCTGGAGGCCGTCGTCGAGCCCGAGTGCGCGCACCTCGCATGGGAGGTCACCAGCGAGTACCGCAACGCCCGGCAGATGTGGGTGAAGTCCCGGAAGTGCGCCGACTGCGGCGAGCGCCTGGAGCCGGTCGTCGACCTCGAACCGCACTGGCCCGACAAGGCCTTGAGTGCCTGCCCCGGCTTCGAGCCGGAGTACCAGGGCGAGAGCGACGCAAAGCGGCGGCTCCCCAACTGCAAGCACTGCCGCCAGCAGCGAGCCCTTCACCCGGACCACGACCGCGCCGACGACGGCCTTCGCCCCTGCTGCGCGGGACCGGCATACACCTGCACCCCGTCCACCCCGAACCCGGACGACTGCTGACGTGCGCCTGATCCCGATGGGTATGCGCCGCCGCTGGAAGCGGTGGCGGCACGCCCGCGAATGGCGCCGGATCGAAGCCTTCACGTTCCAGTGCGCACCCGTCCCGACCTGGTGCCGCATCCGCGCATGGAACGACGCCGCCCGCATCTGGGACCGCCACCCCGAACGCCCCCGAGGGAACCCCCGAGGACCGGTGGGCGGCTGGTCGGAGTTCTGGCGCCGCTCACCGCCCTGGCCGCAGCGGTGTCCCTCGCGTGTGCCGCTGCGGGCGGGGCCCTGATCCGCCGACTCCGCACGCACAGGGATAACAGGCTCATGAGCGCACTCAACTGCCCCAACCCCGCTTGCAAGGCCCAGCGCAGGGCCGGCCAGTACCTGTGCTGGGACTGCTGGGACGCACTGCCCGGCCCCACCCGCCGGGCCCTCAGCAGCCGCGACGGCCTCGCCATAGTCCGGCTCCAGATCCTCCACCGGCAGCTCGCTGCCGGTGTCCCACCGCACGAGATCGAGATCGACCTGTGGACACCCACCGCCGCTACGCCCGCGCCCTCATCGCGGGTGCCGTCTGTCTGGCCTTCGCCGGGGTCGCCGTCGCCGCCTGGTCGGCCGTGACCTTCGGCCTCGACGACGGCGGCTACGTCGTGCCGGTCGTCGGCTTCCTGTACGGCTCGCTCGTCCTCGCCTGGGCATCGTCCCGCGAACGCGCCGCCGGCCGCCAGGCCGCAGCAGAGGCCGCCTCGCCCACCGGCCCGGGGCGGCAGACGTGACCCAACAGGACTGGCTGCTGATCTCGTTCGCGCTCGCCTGCATGTGGATCGGCGGATACGCCACCGGCCGGGGCTGCGTCGTGAAGGCCCTCGTCGCCTGGGCCGACTGGCAGGTGGCCAGTGCCTCCCGCCGCTCCCCCCGCTTCTGGCTGGCCCTCCCGATCGTCCTCGTGGCCGCCGCCTGCCTCTGGGTGTTCCGGCCCCGCCGCACCTTGACCACCTACCGCGCATGGAAGGCCCGGCAGCAACCGGTGCCCGCTCCTCGACGCGACCCCAACTGACCCGCCCCGCCCGGCCGCTCGCCACGGCGGCCGGGCCCAACCCCTGTAGCTCAACGGCGGGGCGCCTCTTCACATCGGCAGCGTGCGGTGTTCGTGAGCCCTAAGCTGCGCGCCATGACCACCACCGCACCCACACGGTCCAGCCGCATAGCCCGCTGGCGTACCGTGCGTGCCCAACGTGCCGAGCGTCTACGCGCGATGGGCAGGCTCACCACGCGAACCCGTGCAGCGCTTATGTCCCTTGGCACCGCCATGGTCGCTGCCGGTGGCTGGGCCGTCTTTAAGACGAAAGTCGAAGCCGGCCCGACTGCCCTCATCACCATTGGCGCCCTCCTCGTGGTCCTGGGTGCGATGGGGCGACAGATCGCCTCCATGAACCTCAAGGACGGCAGCATGACCATGCAGGAGGTCAAGGATGAGGTGAACCTGGCCGATAGTCCTGAACAGGTCGTAGACGCCATCGTCAACGCCCCGGCCCCCGTGCAGAGCCAGCTTGAACGCGACAAAGACATCACCGAGATGAGCGAAGCCGCCTACGAGGAATCGGTTGCGGGCGTCCTGACTGAGTACTTCGGCGACGCAGTCCAGCGCGAAGTTCCGATCGGGTCCACCCGCGCCGACATCGTCGTGACCCTCGGTGGGAAGCGGGCAGTGGTCGAAACCCGGCTCGGCAACCCCTCAAAGGCCATGCCGCCCGACGTACTGCGCCGACTCGTACGGCCGGACTACCTTAACGATGACGACGTGCACGCCATCGTCATCGTCAGCGCCAGCGAAGTTGGCCTGTACTTCCTCGGTGAGGCGCGCGAACGTGCCGTCCAGGCTGGCAAGAACTTCACGTTCACCTCGTGGGCGGGTTCTGTGCACAACCGGTCCCTCAAGCAGGCCATCGAGGACCAACTTCGAGGCTGACCCCAACCAGCACCCACGGCGGACATGTCCAACAAGGGGCTTAAGGACGCCTCATGAGCGACAGCCCCAACCCGCCCGCCCGCGTCTCGACGCAAACCAGCCGCCCCGCAAGGGCGTCCGCGTCGAGTACCGGGCGACCGTGCCCCGACACCTCCTCGGCGCCGCCATCGCCGAAGCCTTCGGCATCATCGAGCGCGAGACACAGCAGCAGGACAGCCCGCCCGCCATCGACTGACCCGGGCAAACGCAAAGCCCCCGACGTCAGTCGGGGGCTTTGCGTGGACGCGCACGACCAGCGTACGAGGTGATCGTCAGCACGTCGAGATCATCACGGGTTCCAGGAACGCGCGCTGCAACGGCCTACCACCAGCCGCCCCGCGACCTCCAGATCGGCGTGGGCCGCCCAGTGGCCTTGCGGTGCACCAGCACGCCGACGATGTAGAACGGCTTCACGCACCACCAGAACAGCCACATCTCGGCGAGCAGCAAGTACGCACACAGCTTGAAGAATCCGACGAGCAAGCCGGCGCCCCCACCACGGCGACCGCCCGTCAGCCGGACGGAACCGCCGACGGAGAACGGGCCGGGCAAAGGGACCGAGTAGCGCAACCGCACGGCGAGACCTCTCATCAATGGCACAAGTCCAAACCGTGAGGTTAAACGATCAATAAACGGAAACGTCGCCGTATCGCCGAACTGCCCGTCGGCTCAGCCTCCGCCCATGAACGGCCGCGCGCCCGCCGACCTAAGCGGTCTCGGTGAAGTCGGGTGCTGATCCCTTGGTGACTGCATGACACAGCCATCCTGGTGCCACGGGGTTCGGGGCCACCCCCGGGATCTGCTCGTCGCCGGACCTCGCCGAAGGCGCTTAGTGCGACTTGCGCCGCAGCGTCGACATCAGTGTGCTCAGCTTGCGCCGCAACTTCGCGAGCAATGCCCGCAGTAGCCCAGGATCATCGAGCCTCCCGGTCCCGTCTCGGCGCCATTGCTCGCCGCGGGCGTCGATGAAAGTCATCATGATCGGTCCCGCAAAGAGGCGTCCCGACTGGCCGGTGCATCCAACCTCATGCTCGACTTTCTCGCCTGGGGGGACGAGGCCCACCAGACTGATACGCGCAGGCCACGCGCCGGAGGGCACCCTCACTGACACGCCGTACACCGGCTGGGCAGAGCCGTTGTACACGACGACCTTGTGAAAGTGATACGTGTCGCCGGGTGCTTCAGGACAGCTCGTGTGATCCCCGGCCCATGCAGCCACCTTCTCCGCATACTGGCGCCGCGCGTCACGAGCATGCTGGTACCGGGTTCCCAGAAAGTTGCCTAACGTGCCGATCATCGACAGCAGAGCAACGCAAAACGCCACATAGACCAACCAGGCAGGTGGGCCCGCGGACTTTTCGGCTGCAACGAGAAGCACGGTTGGCAGCTGCACGTGGGCACCGTACCGCTTAGCGACTAAGCACCTCCCGCGCGGTCCGGCGACGAACAGATTCCAGGGGGAGCCCCGGACCCCATGGGACCAGGATGGCTGGGTCATCGGTCACCAAGGGATCAGCACCCGACTTCACCGAGTCCGCTTAGTCCAGGATCCCCAGCTCCGTGTCCGGACGGCAGAACGCGCACGCCTCCAGCTGTGCATCCGTCAAGGCCAACCGAGCCTCGTGCGCGGTCACCGGGTGCGTCATGTTGCTGGTCATCGTGCAGTCGTCCAGATGCACCGCAGCCTCCTGCGGGCCCGTCGGAGTCCGACGCTGCTCGATCACGAAGCCCGTCGACCCCCGCTCGCTGCGGGACAGCGCGGGCCCCAGTGCCGGACGGGCTGCTGGCCGGCGTGGAGGGCCAGGCTCCGCAGGCTTCCGGTTCTCCGCCACGGTCAGGGCGTGCCGCACCGTGTCCACCTGGAGCCGCAGGTAGGTGACCACCGCCTCTTCCTCGGCGAGCTGCTTTTCCAGGTACCCGAGGATCGCCCGGAGGCGAGGAGGGTCCGGCGGCAGCTGCTCGTTCACACGTTCGATTCAAGCATCATGCCGACGGCTCGTCGATGTGACGTTCAGCGATAGTTGGCCATGCTCATTTGTAGGTGGCCACGGAGCAGGAACCGGCTAGACGCACCTCTGCGTGATATCGCAGGCGAGCGAGAACCAGCACGGACCTGTGGAGTCGCCAAGAGATGAACACGCCGCCAACCCCTGTACCTCAAGCACCTATCTGGCCCCACTGCGCACACGGCGCTGACCTTGCCACCGACCCCGTCGGTTGCCGTGGTGTCCACGTCTCCGGCCACACCGTATGCCTCGCTCACCTGACCGACTCCGAGCGCGCTGCCTACCTGGCCGGTCTGACCGCCGGTGCCGCCATAGACCACCGCGGCACACCTTTCACGGAGATCCTTCTGGGCCTGCTCCTCGAAGCGCTGCTTGACCCCGCCACGGGCAGCCCTCACTTCGGCTTCGCCAACTTCGACTGGGCGCAGTTCTCCGGCCTCGCCAGGTTCGACGGAGCGCGGTTCTCCGGCACCGCCAAGTTCGGCGGAGCACAGTTCGCCGACACCGCCAGGTTCGACGGAACGCAGTTCGCCGACACCGCCGAGTTCGAGAGGGCGCAGTTCTCCAGCCTCGCCCTGTTCGAAGGGGCACAGTTCTCCGGCCCCACCTGGTTCGACGGGGCACAGTTCTCCGACCTATCCGTGTTCGGTGGGGCGCAGTTCTCCGGCACCGCCGTGTTCGACGGAACGCAGTTCTCCAGCACCGCCAGGTTCGACGGAGCACAGTTCTCCAGCACCACCAGGTTCGACGGAACGCAGTTCTCCAGCCTCGCCGTGTTCCAAGGGGCACAGTTCTCCGGCCACACCCAGTTCCCCGATGCGCAGTTCTCCGGCACCGCCGTGTTCGAAGGGGCGCAGTTCTCCGGCCCCACCTGGTTCGACGGAACGCAATTCTCCGACGACGCCGGGTTCGACGGGGCACAGTTCGACGGTGCGTCATCGTTCGGCCCGGTGGTGTGTGCGGGCAGGGTCGTTCTGGCTGGGGCGGTGTTCAGGGTGCCGGTGACGCTGGAGATAGCGGCGCGGAAGGTGGAATGCGAGCGGACCCGGTGGGACTCGATAGCAACCATCCGCCTGCGCTACGCGACGGCGGACCTTGGCCACGCAGTCCTGTCCGCCCCCGTAGCGGTCACCGCCCATCCCACCTCCTTCATCGATAGCAGCGGCACGCCGGTGGACGAGAGCCTGCTGACAGGGCCCTCCGAGGTACGGGTGGCCTCGGTGCAGGGCGTGGACGCCGCCCACCTGGTCCTGACCGACACCGACCTGACCGACTGCCTGTTCTCCGGAGCGTTCCACCTCGACCAGCTCCGCCTCGAAGGACGCACCATCCTTGCCGTCCCCCCCACCGGCTGGCACCACCGGGGTGTATGGCCAATCCGCTGGACCCGCCGACGAACTCTCGCCGAGGAACACCACTGGCGCGCCCAGAACGCCGGACAGCCCGGTCTCCCCCCAGGCACCGCGGCACTGCCCCGGCAGTGGCGTCCGGGACCCCATCACCCCGACTCCGCCGTCACCCCCGACCCCGAAGACGTCGCCGCGCTCTACCGGCAGCTGCGCAAAGCCTTCGAGGACGGCAAGAACGAACCCGGCGCCGCCGACTTCTACTACGGCGAATGCGAGATGCGCCGCCACGACACAACCGGCACCCCGAAAGGCGAGCGCCGCCTCCTCTGGGCGTACTGGCTGCTCTCCGGCTACGGCCTGCGCGCCTCCCGCGCCACCGGCTGGCTCCTCGCCGCCATGACCATCACCGTGCTGCTCCTGATGGGCTTCGGCCTGCCCACCCACGACCCCGACCCCGCCACCACCGGCACCCTCCACGGCAGCAACATCAGCCTCACCACCAGCAGCCCCGCCCCCGCCCTGCACGGCGGATGGCCCCAGCGCATGACCTGGACCCGCGCAGAGAAAGCCACCCGCGTCGCCGTGAACTCGGTCGTCTTCCGCTCCTCCGGACAGAACCTCACCACCCCCGGGACATACATCGAGATGGCCTCCCGCCTCCTGGAGCCGACCCTCCTCGCACTCGCCGCCCTCGCGATACGCGGACGCATCAAACGCTGACCACCCAACGAACACCAATCGCGTCAACACGCTGGAGGCCAAATACCTCTGAGTGAATTGGCCAACTGCCGCTGAGCACACGGCCGTTACCAGTGGCCTTGCCGCTGCTCCTGGCCAACTAACGCTGGAAGTCACAGTCGATGCGAGGCGGTCGTCCGGGTCGGATCGCTGTGTGCTCAGTCGCTGGAGCCGCCTCCGTCGCCGTCATCCGTCGCCTTCCGGGGCCGGGTCTTTCCGGATCCCGAATAGCCGCGCTCGATGTCCTGGATGGTCGACGCCGACACGCCGATCTTCGCCGCGAGCTTTCTCACGGAGACCCGCTGCTGCCGCTGGTCGAGGACGAACTCGCGCCGGAGTTCGCTGAGCTCCTTGACCTTCGGGCCGTACTCCCGGAGGAAGGCGCTGATCTCCCGGGCTCGAAGCTCTTCGTCCTCGATGGCCTTGAGGGCTTCCAAGGCGTCAAACACGCGCTGTGCCGCCTCTCCGCCGCCTGCCTGTTCCTCGGCCATCCGGTTCCCATCTGCCATGGCCGCTTGCCCGACTGTATGGGAGTCCCATACAGTCGGGCAAGCAACGTGATGTTGCGCCTACAAGACGGCCCCCGGTCGGGGCCTGAGAAACGCCGACCGGGGGCCACGTCAGACGGAGCTGACGCATGCCACAGGGTACTAACGCGCGCCCGGGTCATCCCCCGGATGTCGCAGACGAGCAGTCGAGTAACGGGCCCGAGCCGCTCGCGGAGCCGGTTCGGAACAAGGTGATCGAGATTGCCGACCTGCTGCGGCAGGAGGCGCCCGACGCGCCGCTGTCGGAGAGGGTTCTGTCGTCGTTCATCGCGGTGCAGACGAAGGGCGCTGGCGTCGAGTTCTACCGCGCGGTTCTCGCGGCCTTCCCGGACGTCGAGCCGGGCGAGACAGAGGGTGCGTACGGCGACCGCGTGCTGAGGGCGGTCCGCCGGTGACCGCCCGTCAGATCGACACGAAGACGCCGAACCAGACAGTCGCCCAGCCCGCGACGGTGCGGGCATGCGAGCGGGACCGGGGCAATCCGCAGGATCAGGCCGCTCGGGCTGACGCGGCGGTCGGGCAGTGGGAGTCGACGCGGTTCCACGCGAAGGAGAGCGCCGAGGCCGCTGGGGGGTTCCGCTGATGGGCTTCTTCGACGGCATCCGTTCTGCCCTCGGTGGCGGCCCCTCCTACACGCCTCACCCCGGCCGGTACGCGTCCACCCGTGAGCGCGACAAGTGGGCCAAGAAGGCCACCAAGGAGCGGGCAGCCGCCGCCAAGAGGCGCCAGGGCCATCGCGCCCGCGTATTCCGCGGCGACCTGTAGCCCCCTGACCGGCCGGGCCCTGCACCCCCTCCTTCAGGCAGGGCTCGGCCTCCCCGCCGGGCCCGTGTGTCCCCCCGCGCGGGCCCGGCTTCACATCCCAGCGAACACGAAGGATCACACCGTGACCACACCGCCCGCCGTCGGTAAGACCGCCTCCGTCAAGGTCGACGCCCAGATGTATGACGACCTAGAGACGATGCTCGCCACCGGCATGACCGTGTCGGACGCCGTACGATCCGCGCTGCTCATCGTCGCCGGGCTCTACCGGAAGGTGTGGGACGCCGAAGCCGTGCCGATGCACACGCGTCCGACGATCGAACGGTTCTGGATCACACGGTGTGACCCTGGTCAGTGGCCTGCACCCGGTACCGCGCAGACGACGGTTCCCACCGCCTACGGGGCCCGTCCGAATCCGTATCCCACCTGTGCGACGGCCCGTCCGACCCTGGATCCCACTTGTGCGACGTTCCGTCCGACTCCGGATACCACCCGTGCGATGACCCGTCCGACGCCGCGTCCGACCGACCGCCCACCGTCGTACCCGGTCTTCCCCGCCGGTGTGACCGGGCCTGCCCCGCGACCTACACCGGTACGACCGGACGGGCCCCCAGACGGCGGTGGCCCTCAGCCCACAGAGACGACCCAGGGACACCAGCCATGAGCGAGCCCGATGAGGGCGAGACGAAGGTACGCGCGGCGCTGCGCCGTCTCGGCGCCCGCCCGGCCGGGCACGCCCCCGCCGACGACGCCGAGCAGCAGCCCGCGCCGGTCGCCGTCGTCATCCCTCCCCGGCCCGAGTACGAGCCGACCGTGCCCGGCCCGCGCCGAGCGAGCGCGCCTCGCCTGCCGGACTGGTGGGCGCCCCGTAAGCCCCCGCTCGACGACGACGCCGCCGCCGAGGACGGCGACGAACCGGTGGAGCAGCCCGCCGCCGTCGAGCAGCACGACGACGGCGAGCCCGCCGAGCAGCCCGCCCGGCGCCGTCGTCCGCGCCTACCCAGCGTCGAGAAGCGGCCCCACGTCGACGACACCGAAGAGCCCGGTGACCTGGGCGAAGAGGACGGAGAGGACCCCGGAGAGGACACCAACGACGCGGGGGAGGGGCAGCCGCGAAAGCCGTCCCCGAGGTGGCGCCGCTCGCACCGCGAGACCACCCGGCCGCCCTTCGCGACCGCCATCCCGCTGTACCGCGCCCCGGAGAAGAAGTCGCTCGCCGAGCTGGTCCGCGAGATCCCCCCGCACAAGAAGTGGCTCCTCTACATAGGCAGCGGCTTCGCCGCCGGCTGGTACTTCGGCATCCCGCAGTTCGTCCGCGACGCGACGGCCAGCGTCGCCCACCACCCGGGCCGCCTCCAGGACAACCCCGACGTCTACTTCTGGGGCGTCGTCGCACTCATCGTCATCTCGCTCGACCGCGCCACCCGCCGATCCTGGTTCCTGATCGCCTGGGCCACCCGCGGCCTGACCGTCTGCCTCGCCCTCGGCGCAGTGCTCCACGGCAACCCACTCCCGCACTGAACCCCCGCACGCAAAGGAAGCTGACCCGTGAAGTCCGTCATCCCAGCACTCGGGATCGTCTCCTTCGCCGTCGTCCTCACCGTCGTGCTGATCCTCGGCACGAAGGAACAGAAGGTCGGCAAAGCAAAGCCGCTCGGCTGGTGGTGGGTGCTCGGCCTGAGCATGCTCGCCGGGACCTCGTACACGGCCGCCGGCTGGCCGCTCAACGTCGTTCCTCAGCTGATCATGGGGGACGGCGTCGGCCTGGTCAGCGCAATCCTGCCGGGGATCACGCTGCCGGGCCTCGCGCTCGTGATCATGGCGTGCCTGGCCTGGATGGGGCTCACCCGCAGGCAGGTCGCCGTGATCGGCATCATCCTGGTCCACATCATGGCGGGTGCAGGCGGCGGGCTCGGCACCTTCGCGCAGCGCATCCACGCCGTCGCGGAGCACTTCGCGCAATGACCACTGCCACGACCCAGACGCCCGACCCCGACAGTGAGACGGCTCAGCTCACTGTCGGGCTCACGGAGCAGCACGCCCAGGCTCACACGCTCCTTGAGCCTGAGTCCGCCCGTGAGCATGAGCCGGTGGATGGGCCTGAGCCGGGGGAGAACGCCGAGAAGCTACGCGCGCTCGCGATGCCGGACCTGCGCCCGTACGTCGACGTGAAGGCCGCCGCCGACCTCGCCCGCCAAGGCATCAAGGCGAGCCGCAAGCCGGCGGCCAGCATCGGCCGCCGCGCCCTGGCCAGGCTCGCCGCCGTCGCCCGGCTCTTCTGGTCCGGGAGCCGAACCCTGCTCGGCCTGCTCCTCGGCTGGCTCACCGGCACCTACGGCACGAGGTTCTCGATCCCCGCCCGGGTCGCGGGAGTGGTCCTGGCGCTCCTCGGCATCGGCCACACCGTCGCCCAGTACCGCACCCCCGCGGTGCTCGGCTTGGTCTGGCTGTGGTTCCAGGCGGCCGTCATGACCGCTCGCGGCCTGTTCGACCGACTGCTCGGCAAGGCCAAGGGGAAGCAGCAGCAGACCCCCGAGGCGACCGCCGAGAAGCCCCCCGCGAAGGGCGCCGACACCGCCCCCACCGGCCGCCGGAAAGGCCTCGCCCGGTGGCTTCGCAAGACCCCCGAGCTGGCCCCCGCCGAGGACGTCGACCAGGCCCCCGCCGAGGACCTCGACGACACCCCCGCCGAGCCCCCGCTGACCGCCCTCATTCGGGAGCTGACCGGCGGCGACAACGGGGTGCACCTGGGCGTCCTGCGACCGGCCATGCGTGAGCGTCTCCCCGGCCTGGCAGAGGCCACCGATAAGCAGCTCAGGCAGATGCTCGTCGACGCGGGCTTCGACCCCTCCAGGACGTTCCGCGCGAGGGGGATCGCCGGGCGCTCCGGTATCCACCGCGAGGAGCTGCCCCCGCTCCCCTCCCCTGGGCGCCGTCAAGAGGACTCTCCGGGCCACTCTCCGCCCCCGGAGAGTGGCCCTGGCCTGCGGAAATCTCCGGGGGCGGAGAGTGACCCGGAGAGTGGCCGGCGAGGCCGGAGGGAGCTCCCCGAGGGGTGGACCGAAGAGGACGACGCACGCGGGTACCGGTGGAAGAACGACCCCAATCGTGGCCCGTCGGCATGGGTGAAGGAACGGCGCGAGGACGTCGACTGACCGGTCGGCGCAGGGAACCGAACAGTCTGCACGAGCAGGAAAGCGAGGGAATCATGGGCCAGCCGCGTGGCGCGTCCTCCATCATGAGCGGTGACGAGACGCGAGTGAGGAGGGCGCCCGTGAGCGGGCCGTACGCGTACCGCTGCCCGCTGTGCCAGACGACGTCGGAGCCGGTTGAGACCCGGGCCGCGGCGAGAGCCGAGGGCCAGGGCCACCGAGACGAGTTCCACGGCGGTCACCACCCAGACGGCGAGGAGATCAGCGCTGTCGCGCCTGAGCCGATGCGGTGGGCCGACGTCCCCCGAGGACAGAAGATCGCGACGGTCGTCCTCGTCCTGGCCATGCTGCTCGGCGTGTGGATCAAAACGGGCTGACGCAGACACGAAGAAGGGCCGCACCGGACGAATCCGGTGCGGCCCTTCTTGCTGTCGGGACTAGTCCTGCGGCTTGGCCTTGTTGGGCTGCCGCGGCGGGACCTTGTACTCCCCTCCGATGATGCGGAGCGTTGCTTCCGTCCACGGCACGATGTCGTGTGCGGCTACGGCCGCGTAGGGGAGATCCGGGTTTGCCTTCAGCTCATCGGCCAGCGCCTTGCGGGCGGCGTGGCGCGTCTTCTCCTCCGCCTTGAGAGCGTCCTCCCACGCCTTGAGGGCTGCGCGCACGGCGTCACTGGGCTTGTAGTCGGGCAGCGGCTGCTTGCCGAAATAGGGCTTGGGCATGGCTCCAGTCTTTCATGACTCGGTTTGGCCAAATTGGCTGAGCGTCAGCGGGGACGCCCAATCTTTGTCGTCACTTTGCCTAATATGATTGTGAAAACTGGCTAGGGCAAGCTGATTCGGAAAGAATACAAGCAGCACCACAAACCGCTCCAGACAGGAAGGAACCGCCCGTGAGTGACAGCGGCAGCGACCTCGACCTTCAGCCCGGCGACCTCGTTGAAGGTGCCGTGGCCGGAAGCACCGCCGGGACCGTCCTCCGGCGTCGCCTCGACCGCGAGCCCTGGTCCGGCGGCACCGGCAGCGACGGCCGCGAACGCACGGTCGTCAGCGACGGGACCGGAGTCGACATGTTCTACACGGACACGCTCAAAGTCATCGAGCGCGCCCAGTAACCCGCCCCGACTCGCCGCCCGCCACACGACCGGCGGCACCTGCCCGAGAGAGGAACTAACCATGGGCACCTACGCCGAGCGCCTCGCCGAGGCCTCCCCGCTGGCCGCCGCCGCGTACCGGTTCGGGGAGATCGTGGACGCCATCGACAAGGCCCGCGCCGCCGAGGCGGCCGAGCCGAAGGTGTGGCACTTCGCCAGCAGCGCCGACGCCTACGCCGCCGCCGACCGCGAGCAGGTCGCCGACGGGGACGTCCTGGTCGTCGAGTCCGAGCGCATCGTCGGCTTCGTCGTCGTCATCCGGCCGGTCGCCATCACCGAACAGCACGGCGCCTTCAACCGGTACGCCAACCTCGGGAGGCCCGCCCGCGAGTACGCCGAGGGCTCGTGGACCCGCAGCGTCGAGCGCGCCGAGCAGGTCGCCATCGAGCTGGGCTACTCGCTCGCCGATCCGGCCGCCGCCCAGGCGGCCCGGATCGCCGCAGGCCGGCCGGTGCCCGTCGAGATGCCGCGCATGCTGGTCGAGCCAGGCGACGTCCTGCACGCCTTCGGCGCCCGCCTGAACGTCCTCGACGTCGGAACCCGGATGACGGCCACCGGACAAGGCGAGTGGTGGGCCCTCGTCCACGGCGACACCGAGGAGGACCGCCGGCGCACCTACCGCGACCAGTGGGCCTTCGCGGTGCCCCTCTCGACGGCCGCCTGGGACGTGGTCACCGTCGAGCGGGTCCTCACGAACGCAAGCGCCTGACCAGAACAGCCGACACGAAAGGACGGCGAGTGACCGTGGCGCAGAGTTTCGAGACCTTCAAGGGTGAGATCGAGCGCGCGTTGTCCGCATGCGGGGTGGACCCGCACGAGTGGTGCGACGTGAACGCTGCCGCTTCCTTCCTGACCGAGGACCAGCACACGAACGCGCCGGACGACTTTTGGACGGTGGTCCGCCGCTACCGGCGCACGTCGGAGCGGGAGGCCGCGATCGACCGCATGGTGTTCCTCGATGACCTCGAACTGGAGCTGACGGGCGGCTGCGGGCGCTGCGGGCTGGAAGCCGACTGGATGTGCGTCGCCTGCGGGCTCTGCAACCTCCACCGGCACGACCAATGCACCCGGCCCGCCCCCGCGAAGTAGAAGCTGCACCGCCCCAGAAGAGGAGAGGAAAAAACCATGGCGCTCATGCCGTTGGAGATCGAAATCCTGCACGCCGTCCCCGCGAACGGCACGCTCAAGCCGCGCGCCTACGCCGTGTGGACCGACCGGGACGGCGAGACCCAGATGGGCCCGGTTCGGTCCCGTCGCGTCCAGACCTGCGGGGACATGACCGGCACGTACTACGAGTGCAGCCCGTTCCCCGGCACGTGGGACTGGTACGTCCCCGAGGAGCGCATCGTGCGCGTGCGCCACCTCCAGGCCATGAGCCTTCAAGGCGCCGACGACGTCAGGTAGATACCCGAGCCGCAGGCCGCTGACCTGCGGTTTTCTTAGAAGTTCTTTTACCAAATCAACTTGTTAAAACTGGCTAGGGCAAGTTGATTTGGAAAGAATGAATGCAGAACCAAACCCCACCAACCACGACAGGAGCGGAGCCATGCGCGCCACCAAGGCCACCACCACCGAGCACACCAGGTGCCTGAAGTGCCGCCGTCGGCTCCGCACCCCTAGCCCCGACGGCCTCGGCCCGAAGTGCAGGAGGAAGGTCCGCCGCGAGGCCCGGAACGAGGCGACCCACCCGGCGTGGCAGGTCGCCAAAGCGGTCGAGCTGCTCGAACTCGGCGCCGTTGTCCCGCTCCGCCAGAACCGGATCTTCCTCGTCGTCTCCGACGACGGCACCGAGCTCTACCGCACCGCAGCCACCGGCCAGTGCAACTGTCCGGCCGGCCTGCGCTCCGTCCGCTGCTACCACGCCCTGGCCGCCCGCTTCGTGGCCGCCGCCTGATCAAGGAGAAACGTTGATGTCCGCATACCTCGCCACCACCCGCCGCCTGATGCACCTCGCCCGAGTCGTCCGGGGCCGGGCGTACCACCCCCAGCGCTACATGATCGAGACGGTCGCTGGAGCGATCGAGGACGCGGCGATGGCCGTGGAGTCCATCCCGGTCGACGAGCCCGGCCAGCTCCCCCAGGTCGCGCTGAACATGCTGCAAGAGGCCACCGACCTGCTCACCGAGCACGACTTCATGATCCCGGCCGTGATCATCCGCTACGCCATCGCCCCGGTGACCGGCGCCGTCCCGGCGATGGACGAGCTCGGCGCGGTCAGCGTGCAGCTCGCCCGCCAGGACGCCGACCTGCGCGCCCGCCGGACCGCCCTCATCGAGCACGGCCACCTCAACTCCCGCGACGACGAGGTGCTGATGGCGGCCCTCACCGGGCTGATCGTCCTGCACCGCAAGCACGAGCGCCTGGCCGCCGCCGTCACCGTCGACAACGACCGGCCCTGCAACCGCGGCAAGGCCCCCGCCGACCTCGCCTCCCACTGACCACCCCGAACAGAACAGGAGCACCCCGATGACCGTGAACTTCTCCGTCAGCGTGCGAGAGCTGCCGAGCTGGTTCCAGATGCCATGCATCGCCTGCGAGATCACCGGCCAGGACGGCCGCGCGATCCGCGTCGTCAACGCCACCAGCGGCCTCGGACTGGCGGCATGCCCCGACCACACCGACGTAACCCAGCAGGTCATGCGCGTGCTGCGCAGCTACGAACTGGTTGGGCTCCGCGCCTCGTTCGTGACGGCCGGCCTCACGGCCGAGCCGCACCCCAGCCAGAGGCTCGCCGCCGCATACCGCGAGGCTCAGAACGCGGCGGCCGCCGCCGGGCCGACCGAGGGCGACAAGCTGCGCGCAGCGCTGGCCACCTTCGGCATCCCGTCCTTCCTCGCCGACGACCGAGGCGCCTCGTACGTCCTGGTCGCCGTCGACCGCGCCGCCGACGAGGGCCAGGCGCACACCGGCCCCCGAGTGTTTCTCCACTCCGGCGAGGACGCCATGCGGCCCGCCGCCCAGCACACCCAGCCGTGGACGGCATCCCTGTACGCGGCCGACGGCTCGTACCTCGACGAGCCGTTCGTCGCGGAGACCGGCCTGCCGCTCGACGAGGAGTGCGCGCAAGCCGCCCTCGCCCTCGCGTGCTGGCTCATCGCGAACGCCCACCGCTACCCGCGCGCCCTCTGACCTGCGCCCCCGACCACTAACAGACAGGGACCCGAACGCCATGACCACGACCCGCCTCGACCACTTCGCCGGCCACGGCACCGGCAACACCTTCAGCAGCATCCGCCTCGCCGACGGCAAGACGATCACCGTGCAGGCCGGACCGGGCGCCACCTGCCTCCCGTGCCCCAACGGCGGCTCCGGACCGCACAGCGTTCCCAGCGACTACGCGGGCCCGTACACGCACCTGGAGGTCTACCTGGTCGAAGGCGTCGAGCCCACCGACAGCGACGGCTGGGAGCTGGAGGACCCGATCGAGCTGTGGCTCACCTCCGGCGACGAGCCCGACAAGGGCCGCCTGTTCTACGAGGTGCCCGTCGAGGACGTCCGCGCGCTCATCGAAGAGCACGGCGGCGAGCACCCCGAGCAGGACGCCTGACCACCCGAGACCACGACGGGAAAGGGAACGAACATGCCGATCTACCTGCGCGAACCCGAGGCCCCGGCCGGCGGGCCCGACGGGAAAGGCTGGAACAGGCTGAGCCTCAACGCTCACTTCGGCACCGGCGACCAGTGCGCCCTACGGCCCCGGCGCTGGGGCGCACTGCTGGAGGCCCAGGACACCCGCCGAGCCCGCTGGGGTGGCTTCGGGCTCTGCGTCCGCCGCGGCCAGTGCGACGACTGCCCGGTGATGGAGGCGCTGCACGACCGGTGCACTGCTGTGCTGGTGAACGCGCCTCGGGTCCTGGTGCGCGTCGAGCGGGTCTTCGCGTCCGACGCTCTGTTCGCCGGACCGGACGGATACCGCCTGTGGGTCACGACCGGCCCGGACGACCGCGACTACCGCAACCGGCGGCCGTGGACGTGGGAGGACGCCGTCCGCGTACGTGGATGGGACCTCGGCCGCGCCTACTTCGACGAGCACGGTGAGGGCTTCTGGCTGGAGCGCACGACGCGCGTCCCAGCCCTGGGCTGCGTCATCACCAGCCGCCCCCGCTCCTCCTCTACCCGGCACGCGTTCAGGGTGGCCCGCTGCGGGGTCGCCCTCCTCCACTGCGCCGGCGAGTGCAGGCACGACACCGAGCTGTTGAACGCGATCTCCCATGCCTGCCCTGGCCCGGACGGAGCCGACGAGGAGCGTGTGCCCGTCCACTGGCGGCAGGCACGGGAGATGACCCCGCAGCCCACCGGAAGCCTCCGCTTCGGCGTCGACGTGAGCACCATGAGCGTGAAGATCGTCGCCGTCGACGGCCCAAGGCGCGAGCGGGCCCGGCTGACGCTCTCCGGATCCGGCTGGACTGCCGACCGGGTACGAGCCGCCGGCGACGCACTCCGCGCGCACCTGGCCCCCCGACGAACCATGAACGTCGACCACCCGGAGAACAGCGAGGAGCGGTGCGTTCACTGCGGCTGCTCGGAGAACGAGTTCGCCCCGGGCTGCAACTGCCCGAACCTCGTTACGTGCCCCGCCGGGTGCGGACGCCCTTAACGCACCGCCTCACCCGCCGGGCGTGAAGCCGTCCCTCACCTGGCAGGCCGGACCGAGCGTCGAGGAGGTCGCCGAAGAGCTGCGGCGGCCGAACATAGACATGACGCGCACCGCCTGACACCTGCCTGAAGGGCTTCTGACCTGCGGCTTCTTAGAAGTTCTTTTGCCTAAACGACTTGTTCAAACTGGCTAGGGCAAGTCGTTTAGGAAAGAATGAAGGTAGTTCAAAACACACCAACCCACCCGGAATGGGAGCCCGCCATGGACGCCACCACGATCTCCGCCGTCTTCACCGCAGCCGCCACCGCCACCAGCTGGAAGAACACGAACCTCGGCCCCACCACCGAGGTCAGCACCGAGGACGGCTACCGGTACACGGTCCGGCTCCCCAAGGGCAGCGGCAAGGCGTTCATCGCGGGCCGCGACGGGTACGGCGGCGGCGAGTTCCTCGACGTTGAGGCCACCTGGTCGCAGACCCTCCCGATCGTCGAAGCGGTCATGGCCGCCACCCGCATCTGACCACCTCGGCCCCCGGCCCGGCGCACCGCGCCGGGCACCACCACCCTCCGACCGCAGAACAGGAAGCCAGCCATGAGCGCAGCCAATATCCCCGCCTACATCACCACCGGACTCCGATTCCCGGACGACGAGATCCTGTGCCGGGGTGACCGCTGGCAGCAAGGATGCGCCACCGCCGACGGAGAGGCCGCCTACGCGATCCACACCTTCGGGGGCAAGCACTACTGCGGCTATCACTCGCCGTTCGACAACAAGTACGTGCCCTGCGTCAACTGCGGCGAGAAGCCCGCGCTGAAGCCGCAATCATCCAGCGAGGGGGACCCGGTCTGCGACGGCTGCCTGGTCAAGATCAACCAGGTGACGGAGTACGACGCCTACCTGACCATGACCGGCGCGCACGACGTGCGCCACCCCGACCGGCCGGCTCCAGTCGACCTCCCTGTCAGCGACTACGTCGACTACTACACCAAGAGGGTCGCCCCCTCCGGCCAGGACCGCCCGGTGAGCCACGTGCGCAACGAGGGCGAGGAGCGCGCCGCGTGGCTCGCCGCCTGACAGCCGCCCTCACCACGGGGCGCGCGCCCCTCGACACCCTGAACCACTCGCAACGTACGAAGGGACGACTCAGCACATGTCGTCGAAGCAGATGGACGCCCTGGTGGCCAAGCTCCGCAGCCAGAAGGCGGACGTGACCAAGAGGGGCAACCGGTGGCGGATCACCCAGGCCGGCAAGCCCCTCGCCTGGCTTCCCACCGCGGACCCGCGCGGCCAGGGTCTCGACAACAAGCTCTCCGAACTGCGGCGGAAGGGGTACCAGGTGTAGCCGCCTGCCCTGCGTTCTTTGTCGTTCATTTGCCAAAATGGATTTGTTAAAACTGGCTAGGGTAAGTCGTTTTGGAAAGAATGAAAGTAGATCAAAACGCACCAACTACTGAGAAGGGGTAGCGAAATGGACGCGAACACCATCCAGGTCCTCACGGCCCTCGCCAACAAGGCGATCGCCCGTGAGAAGGCCGCACGTGAGGCCCTCGCCGAGTCCCTCACCGACATGGCCCAGGGCGTCCAGCCGAGCGCGATGCGCAAGGTCACGGAGGAGGCTGCGAACGCCCTCCCGTACCGAATGCTCCTGGAGGACGCCGAGGCCGTCGACTTCGGCAAGGCGTTCACCACCCTCCGCAAGCGCCTCACGAAGAGGGTCCTCCAGTCCGGCCCCGGCTCCAGCTCCTGCCCGTTCACCAACGAGGCCGAGCGCCTCGAATTCGCGGGCTACCGGGCCTTCCTGGACGCCACCGAGGCCTTCGAGGCCGAGCCTGCCGCGCCCGCCAAGACGTACGAGCACGGCCTCAACCTCGGCGACTGGGTGTTCGTCTTCGACGGCTGGCACCCCGTCCTCGACCTCGACGAGATCGAGGCGGTCGTGCCGCACATGACTGCCCGCCTGACCGTCGCGGAGATGCGGGACCGCCTGGCCCGTCCCTGACCCCAACTCGCCCGGCCCGGCGGTAACCGCCCGGCCACCCACCCCACCCGGCCCGGTGCTCGGGGCGCTCTCAAGCGCCCCGAGCACCGGGCCGGACTCATCCCCGAACGCGCCCACGGAGGCAACCGCGATGCAGCAACTCGACCTGTTCGCCGAGCTCGGCAATGAGCCCGAACCCCCCAAGCCCGAAACGGCGATCACCCTCCCCAAGCCGACGGCAGGCCAGTGGGCGCCCGCCCCGCCTAAGCCCAAGGAGCCGGCCAGCACCGCAACCGAGCCCACCAGCCGCCGCCGCGCCCCCGAGTTCACGCTGAACCCCGCCGACGGCGCCACCTTCGGCGAGGCCGTCGCCTCCGCCTGGTACCGCGCCTACGGCGGCACCCGCATGGAGATCCCCATGGGTGTCGTCGCCACCCTCGCGCTCTGGCCGCAGAAGGGATACCCGCGGACCCTGGCCAAGTTCTTCCGCAGCCTCGACACCCCCCAGCTGCTCCAGTGCGTCCGCGAGGTCGCCGCCTACTGGTGGATGCGCCGCCCCGACCTCATCGACACCGCCTCGGCCCTGTTCTCCTGGGCCGAAGGGGAGCTCACCACAAACGAACTGCACGCCGTACGCGACACGTTCCATGCGGCCCTGGACGCCAACGCTCTCGACCACACCGGGCGCGAGGACCCCGAGATGAACAGCTGGGTGGACCTCATGTCGTGGACCGTCACGAACCTGCGGCACAAGTCGGCCCGTGAAGGGCTCGGCGAGTACCACACCCCGCCGGAGGTCTGCGACATGATGGCCACGCAGATCATCGGCCGGAACCCGGACGAGATCCACGAGGGCTACTCGCTCCTCGACCCGTGCGCCGGAACCGGCGGCATGATCCGGTCCGCAGCCCAGCACTTTCGGTCCATGGGCTTGGACCCGGTGAACTACACGTGGTTCGCCCAGGAGCTCGACCCGATCGCCGCAGCCGGATGCGCCGTCAACATGATCGTCTGGGGGCTCGGCCCGAAGGCCATGGTGGCGTGCGGCGACACCCTCCACGAAGGCGACCTCTGGCCCCGGGCCATCGAGCACCGCCGAGCCATGGTCGAGCGCCGAGACGACGTCCAAGCCCAGATGGCCATCGCGTACGCCCTCGGCCGCACCCAGGAACTCCTCGGCATGGTCCCCGAGGCTGCCTGACACGACGCCATTGACCTGCGCTTTCATAGAAGTTCTTTTGCCAAAACTGCTTGTCAAAACTGGCTAGGGCAAGTTGATTCGGAAAGAATGAAAGTAGTTCAAACCACCCCACACCCCCCGAAGGGACATGACGTGACCGCCACCGCCACCGAGACCACCACCAAGGCCGCCCCCAAGAAGGCCCCGGCCGCCAAGTCGCGCGCCCGTAAGACCACCGCGGCGACTAAGACGGCCGCCCCCAAGCAGGCAGCCCCCAAGCAGGCCGGCGACGAGAAGCGGACGCAGCTGCGGACGATCCCGACCAGCAAGATCGACCGCGACCCGGGCCAGCCGCGCGAGCACTTCGACGAGGCCTCCCTTCAGGAGCTGGCCAAGTCCATGAAGAAGCTGGGCCAGCTCCAGCCGATCACCGTCCGGTACATCCCGGAGACGAAGCGGTTCACGCTCGTCATGGGCGAGCGCAGGTGGCGGGCCGCCCAGATCGCCGAGCTGCCCCAGATGCAGGCGGTCGTCCTGCACGGCGCAGGCGACGGGCTTGAGACGTTCGCGAAGGCCGTCGCCGAGAACGTCGGCCGCGAGAACATGACCGCCATCGAGGAGGCGAAGGGCTTCAAGAAGCTCGTAGACGGCCTCATGGACGAGGACGGCAAGCAGGTCGAGCCCGGATACACGGTGGATGAGGTCGCCGAACTCGTCGGCAAGAGCGCCGCCTACGTCCAGTGGCGCATCGACCTGCTGCGCCTGTGCCCGGCCGCGCAGGAGGCCCTCGTCAAGAACCAGCTGCCGGTCGGCCTCGCCTGGTACGTCGGCAAGCTCGCCCAGGACAACCAGGTCCGATTCCTCGCCAAGTGGGTGCGCGGCGACTTCAAGAGCGCCCGCGACGCCGAGGCCTTCGCGCAGGCCCTCCACGACGAGGAGAAGCGCCAGGAGCAGCAGGGCTCGTTCTTCGTCCTCTCCGAGGAGGCCGCCGCCGCCCGCAAGGACAACGGGCAGGACGCCCTCCCGGGCACCCTCGACCTGCCCGACGATGAGCGCGAGCGGATCATCGCCGACCGCGCCAAGCTCGTCGGCAAGGTCGACAAGCTCGGGCAGGCCGGCGAGATCCTCTCGCTGCTCGCGGCCACGGACCCGGAGGAGCTGGCCCTGCTCCTCGCCGGTACGCCCGGCGGCATCGGCGGTCACCGCCTGCGCATCAAGCACCTCCAGGACATCGCGACCAAGGCGATGGCGAACCTCCGCAAGGCGGAGATGGTCGCCGAGGTCCGCGCCAGCGGCCTGACGGTCAACCCCGATGCCGAGGCCGATGTCGAGGTCGGCGCCGAGGCCGCCGCCTGACCCCAACCCGCCCACGGCGCACCGCCCAACGCGCGGTGCGCCTCCCTTTCAACACGCCCAGGAGACAGCAGCCATGCAGCACCCCGTCAGCTACCACGAGCAACCGGTTCCCCCGTTCACGCCGTACGACATCGCGAAGGCCTCCCTCAATCACCTCGGCGACCAGTGGGGCGCCGAACCCGGCCCCTGGGCCGTGACCGGCCACCTGCGCGGCTGGGACCGCACCCCGTTCACGATCGGCGCCAACCCGACCGGCGAGCTGTTCGTCCGCAACGACCAGCGGGGCGACGCCCTCCCGCTGCCGGTCAAGCCGACCGACGAACTCGACACCATCGCCCGCGCGGTCGCCGAGATCATCGGCCACCTCTACTGACCTAAGCCCCGTTCAGTGGCCCGACATACCAACCCCTCGGAGGGGCCCTCATGGAGATCCCAAGCGGCGTCTACGACGTCCTCACCGACAACCGCACGGTCGTCAGCGGCGAGCGGGTTCAGATCCCGTTCGAGCTGGACCGCGCCCAGTACGAGCAGGTGAACAAGGTCCTGAAGGAGATCGGCGGCCGGTGGGACGGCCGCAACGCGGTTCGCGCCCACGTCTTCCCGTTCCCCGTCGAGGAGTTCATGCGGGCCTGCCTCGCCACCCGCGAGTTCCCCAGCCGGTACGAGCAGGGCTGGTACCCGACACCGCCGCGCGTCGTGCACGACATCCTGGAGCACGCGAACATCAAGCAGGGCATGAGCGTCCTTGAGCCGTCGGCCGGTACCGGCTCCATCGTGGGGCCGGCGGCCGGACGCGGCGCGGTCGTCGACTGCGTGGAGATCGACGAGCGGCGCGTGCGCGTCCTCCGCGAACAGGGCGCCGCCCGCCGCGTGGTCGAGGCGGACTTCCTCGACCTCGACCCGCTCGACTGCCCGCACGGCTACCGCCGGGTGCTGATGAACCCTCCCTTCGCGGCGGCCGTGCAGCACACCATCCACGGGTTCGGGTTCCTCGACGACGACGGCACGCTCATCGCGGTCATGCCCGAGTCGGTCATGTGGCACAGCGACCGGGCGACCGTCGAGTTCCGCGAGCTGATCGCCCTCGCCGAGGGGGAGTTCATCCCGCTGCCCGCCGAGTCGTTCGCGCCGTCCGGGACCAGCGTGCGCACCGTGCTCCTGGTCGTCGACGCCGAGACCGGCGGCCCCCTGCCGACCCACGGCTGGCACCAGCGCCAGCCCCGACAGCTCGACCTGTTCGCGCTCACCTGACCTGGACTTTTTTAGATCTTCTTCGCCAAATCAGGTTGTTAAAACTGGCTAGGACAAGCTGATTTGGAAAGAATGTAGGTAGCACCACAAACCACCCCAGGAAAGGCCAGGGCCATGGAAAACGCGGACATCATCAAGAAGATCAATAACGGGGACCTCTTCGTCCTCACCCGAGAGGAAATGGCCCTGGTCCTCCCCTGGCTCCGCCACACCCTCACCAGTCAGGAGAGGAAGGACGAAAACGCGGACCTGTGCCAGCTCTTCGCCAAGGTCATGCGGCTCTCGAACCGGCTCTACGACGCCGAGCCCTTCAACCGCGAGACCTGCATCTGCAACGGCTGACACCCAACAGGGGGCCGCCCAGGCGGCCCCCTCCTCCACCACTAGCCCACACCCGGAAAGGACGGGAATGGATCTCGCCACCTGCACCTACCAGGAGTTCACGCCCAGCATGGGCGCTCCGATCCGCAGCACCGCAGGCAACCCTCGCTGGCCGCTCGGCTACCACCTGGCCGGCCACGCCCAGCTCATCACGCCCACCCGCGACCTGCTCGCCGCCAACCTCCCCGAGGATGCGTACGAGTTCAGCTACCGGCGCCTGCTGAACGGCCACGGCATCGACCGCGTCCACGCCGAGCTGGCCGGCCTGGCCGCTCGCAACGGCGGCGCCCGGCTCGTCCTGCTCTGCTTCGACAAGCTCGACAAGCCGGGCAACTGGTGCCACCGGACGCAGTTCGCGCGCTGGTGGCTGGAGCAGACCGGCGAGGAGATCCCCGAACTCGGCTCCAAGCCGGCGACCCCGCCGCCCTCCCTCTTCTGACCGCCGGACACAAGGAGGACGCCATGGCTGGCACCTACTGCAACTTCTGCGACCGCCGCTGCTTCGTCTACCGCGTCATCCCCGACGGCCCCCAGCAGGGATGGGCCGGGCACCTCGCCACCTGCTCCAGGGGCATGCAACACGACCGCGAGCAGACCGGCCACGACCACACGACGGCCATCAACCCCACGCAGGGCAGCGACTGAGACCGCCCTGCTCAGCACGACCAACCGGCCGGGACCCCACGGGGTCCCGGCCGGACTCACATCCGAACGGAGCGAACCACCATGCGCCACGAGATGATCGCGAGCCGCGTCCACCTTGACGAGTTCCTCGGCCCCTTCGCATGCCAGCTGGACCCCCGTAACCGGTGGAACGGCTGGATGAGCCCCTACTTCACGCTGGACGTCGCCCGCGAGCTGTCCGCCCAGACGATCCGCATGGCCCAGAAGGACGGTTACGACTGCGTCGACACGATCCACGTCATCGACGGCCGCGCGGACAGCCGGGACACCGTCCACATCATCCAGAGCGACGTGAAGCGCAGCACGGACGACGAGGACGACGACCAGGACCCCGAGCCGCTCGCCATAGCCATCCGCATCAACTGGCGAGACCTGGACAAGGGAGCCGAGCAGGCCACCACGATCGCCGTCGCCACCCGGGCCGCCCGCAAGGCAGCCCGCCGACGCAAGCCCAACGGCAAGGGCGAGACCCGCACGGTCGTCGTCCACGTCCGCTGGCAGTGGGCCGAGGAGAGCCACACCGCCACCAACGTCATCGAGCCCAACCGCGACGGCCTGTACGGCATCGGCGGCTGGGAGTGGACGTGGAGCAGTGAGGCCTGGTGGTGCCCCCGCTGCGGCACCTACGAGGAGTGGCACGACACCGAGTGCGCGTGCGGCCTCACCCGACCGGCCACCCTGCTCGGCGTCGCCACGTGGACCGCCGCATGCGTCCTGCACGACCGGGCCCCAGAGGCGACGTCGGCCCTGGTCGACCTCACCCGCCTCGCAACGATCTGCTCGGTCGCCGGCGAGGACGAGATCGACACCGCCGATGACACAGGCCCGTTCGACACCGAGACCCTCGGCAGGGCCGACGAAGTCCTCCGCCGAGCCCTCGACAACGCCGCCCCGGCCGACCTCGCCGCAGCCGGATGGGAGCACGTCCCGGACGAGAAGTCCGACCGCCTGTACCGGATCACCTTCCCGGCCGCCCGCACCAACTGACCTCCACCCACACGAAACGAGGACGTCTCATGAACGACCAGTCCCCCTCCCGCCCCGCCTACGAGATCCCCGCCAGCCTCGGCGCCGCCGCGCACGCCGCCCTGGACGCCACCCACACCGCGCACGAGCGGCTCGGCCGCGCGATGGTCGTCACGGCCGCCGCGGCGGTCCGCGACATCCTGACCGGCCACGAGCCCGCCGCCCCGTTCGACGCGAGCGCCGTCGAGCTGGTTGAAGGAGAGGACGGCTCACTGTTCCCCAGCGGCCGGTACTGGACGGCGGCAGGCGGAGAGCGCACCTTCACCGAGGCCGTCGGTGAGAACGAGGCCGGGAACGGCATCCACGGCATGAGCGAGTGGACGGCCTACCTGAATGACGACACCCGGGACACCTGGCGCCCACTGTGCTCCGAGCTGGACGACCGCAACGGGCGGCCGGCGTACCGCCTCGACCTTCTGCGGGCGGCAGCCGTCCCCCTCGCCCCAGCCAGCCCGGCCCCACCGCTGAGCGCGATGGTCGACGTCATGGTGTGCGCGAACGACCGCGACCGCTACCCGGCGAAAGTGGACCCCGCCGACCAGCGCGACGGGTACGTGAAGCCATGGTTCGACCTCGACACCGTCCGGCGGCTCGCGGCAGACACCCGGGCCGAGGCCCGCAGGTTCGGCCACGGCTCGGTGGACACCGTGCACGTGCTGGACGGCACGGTCGACCGCACGCTGCTCGGCACGTGCCACCGCACGCTCCACTCGGTGGTGCTGGTCGTCTCCTGGATGTACCTGGGCAGCGAGTGGCACGAGAAGGCCGCTGAGATCCTCCAGCCAAACACGGTCGGCCGGTACGCGGTCGGGGGCCATGACTGGTGCTGGTACGCGCTGGACGACGACCTGCACCCGCTGATTCCCTTCCGGCCAGCGACCTTCTGACCTGCGATTTCTTAGTAGTTCTTTTGCTGAATCGGGTTGTCAAAACTGGCTAGGGCAACCCGATTCGAAAAGAATGAGTGCACCACCTACCCCCACCCCAGCGAGGAGAGAACGACGTGCCCTACATAGACGCCACCACTCAGGCCTGGGCAGCCAGCAGTCCGGCACGCGCCTACAAGCACGACGGCAGCGTGCTGACCGCCATGAGCTGGTTCTGCGGGGCCGGCGGCGACACGCAGGGCGGGGACGCGGTACCCGGCGTGCAGGTCACACGGGCGGCGAACCACTGGGACGTCGCCCTCGCCACGCACGCGTGGAACAACCCGGACTGCGATGTGTGGAAGGGCGACATCCGCCGGGCCCCGGTCGAGAAATGGCCGGTCTGCCAGCTCTTCTGGGCGAGCCCGGAATGCCCGAAGTGGAGCGCAGCCAGGGGCGTCAAACGCGACTTCGACCGCACCATGCAGGGCGACTTCGACTTCGAAGAGGAGGAGTTCAAGAGCGAGAAGGAGCGGCGGGCGGCCGAGGAGCGCTCGCGCGCCCTGATGGAAGAAGTCCCGATGTACCTGCGGGGCGTCATCAACCGCGGCGGCCTGGTCCTCGCCGGAGTGGTCGAGAACGTGATCGACTGCCGGGACTGGGACCAGTGGGACCGGTGGGTGGGCGAGTTCCACAAGTTGGGCTACCGCACGAAGCTCCTCGCCATCAACTCGATGCACGTCGCCCCGCGCACCATGCTCCGTGTCCCACAAAGCAGGGACAGGCTGTACTTCGTCTACTGGCACGAGAGCATCGGCCGCAACCCGGACTTCGACAAATGGGTACTGCGCCCCGACGCGTGGTGCTCCGACTGCGACGAAGAGGTCCGCGCCGTCCAGGTCTTCCGCAAGCCCGGCAAGGACATGGGGCGCTACCGCCAGAGCTACGACTACCGGTGCCCGAACGCGCGCTGCCGCGCGATCGTTGAGCCCTCCGTCCTCCCGGCAGCAGCGGCCATCGACTTCTCGATCCTGGGCACGCCGATCGGCGACCGGGAGAAGACGGACGACTGCCCCGAGGGCCTCGCCCCGGCCACGATCGCCCGCGTCCGCGCCGGAGGCGCCCAATACTGGGGCTGGGGCATGGACGAAGAAGACGGCCAAGGCTCGCTGTTCGGCGACATGGACGCCGAGCCCGGCGCCGAGCCCGGCCCGCTCCTCGTCCCGGCCGGCGGGACCTGGCGGAACAACGCGATCAGCGTGGACGTGCCGATGCCGACCCGCACAACGGTCGAGACCGACGGCATCGCCTTCCCGCCCTTCCTCGTGCCCTGCGAAGGCCGCACCGGCAAGAAGCCGATGCGGGTGGACGAGCCGATGCGCACCCAGACGGCCCGCGCGGAACTCGCCATCGCACACGCGCCGTTCGTGGTCCCCATGCGCGGCGGTGGCGACAAGGAGAAGGCGCGGCACCTCGGCCACCCGCTCCACACGGTCTCGGCCGGAGGCAACCATCACGGCCTGGTGGACATGCCCGAGCACCTGCTCGTCCCGTACTACGGCAACGGGCAGGCCCGCCCGGTCGACCAGCCGATCGGGGCCATGCCGACCCGCGACCGGTATGCGCTGGTGAAGAAGAACTTCACGCTCGACGAGATCCTGTTTCGCATGCTCCAGCCGAAGGAGATCCACCGGGCGATGGCCTTCCGGCCCGGCTACAAGGTCCTCGGCTCGAAGCGGCACCAGGTCCGCCAGCTCGGCAACGCCGTTACCCCGGCGGTCGCCGAGGTTCTCTACTGCGCGCTCGTCGAGTGCATCACCGGCCAGGAGATCAGCCGCTTCGAACTCGCTGCCTGACCTGCGGTTTCTTAGAAGTTCTTTTACTGAATCGGCTTGTTCTAACTGGCTAGGGCAAGCCGACTCGGGAAGAATGAATGTAGATCAACAAACCACCACAGGCGGCAAGGGAAGGAAGCAAGATGAGCCGCTTCGAGACCGAGTTCCAGACCGCGACCCAGGCCGTCATCGCCGCGACCGAGGCCGCCTCCGCCCACATCGGTGACCTCCTCCGCGATCACCTCCCCACGGTCGCCACGTTCCTCGTCAACACCCATGAGGCGATCGTGGACTCCTACTACGACAGTGACGGCCAGCCCGTCACCTTCGACGATGACGACCTGCCCGACGACGTATGGGCCGCGATCCACGCCGTACTCGACCAGGTCCTCAGCCTTGGCAAGACCTCCGAGGCCCTCACCCGCAACGGCTGGAAGCTCACCCATCCCTTCCCCTTCGCCAGCTTCCCCGTGCGTACCAAGGCGGACGACCTCACCTGACCAGCGCCCCGGCCGGGGGACAGGCAGCGTCCCCCGGCCCTCCCACCCAAGGCAGCCGACGGCTCGGCGCCAGCCTCCTGACCTGCGGTTTCTTAGAAGTTCTTTTACTGAATCAGCTTGTCTAAACTGGCTAGGGCAAGTCGATTCGGGAAGAATGAAAGTAGTTCAAAAACACACCAACTCGCACAGGAAGGCGCAAGCCATGCTGAACGTCCGCCTCACCCCCACCACCACGACCCCCGTCAAGGCGGAGGTCCCCACCGCGCCCACCGAGGCGCTCATCACGACCCCCACCCCCACCGAGAGCCTCGGCACCTGCGAGGACTGCGGGAGCGAGCTGACCGCGCTCACCGGCAACAACGGCGAGGTCCGGGCGGTGTTCTGCGAGTACTGCGAGTTCGGCAACTCCTGACCGGCCGGGCGGCCAGCCGGCCGCCCCCTGAGCAGGCCGCACGACCCGATGCGTGCCGCCCGCCCAGGAACCGCCGCGCCAGCCCACCCCGGGCAGCACCCCACCACCACGAGAGGAAACGCCACATGGCTGACAGCCTGCACACCGACCTTGAAACGGCCGTCCACTCCAAGTCCTTCGAGGACGCCTACCAGGCCGCCAGCGTTGCCCGACGCACCCTCTACTCCCGCGCGGTCGCGTACGCCGCCCACCTCGTCCGTACGCACCTGCCCGAAGCCGCGACGCTCACCGTCGACACCGACGAGATGGAGCTGCACGAGGCGGCGGACGCCAAGGGCAACGTCCTGTGGCACGCCCCGACCGCTGCGGGACACGGCCTGCCCGACAGCATCACCGACGAGGTCAAGGGCATCCTCTCCGACACGACGCCCTTCGGCAGCCTGGCCGGCGCAGCAGGCTGGAAGGCGGCCCCGCAGGGCCTGCCCTTCCGCACGATCCGCCTGCCGGAAGCCCCGGCACCGGAGGCAGCCGACCACTCGGCACTGGCCGTGCGGCAGACCGCAACCAGCTACTTCCCCACCCCGGAAGGCCCGGCCAAGGTGCACGCCGAGTTCACACCGGGGGAGTACGCCTTCAAGCTCACCGGCCCGAACCCGAAGTACGTCCGGGGGACCGCCGAACGGATTCGCGCGGGCATCGTCAACAGCGACATCCAGTGGGCGCTCGGCGAGCTGAACGTCACTGCCCACTGGACGATGGAACGCGGCAGCTCAGCCGCCGACCTCGCACTGGCCTGCACCGCCCTCGCCGCCTCCGGCCACATCCCCCCGAGCGCCGTGAGCGGCGTGACCCTGATCGGCCAACTCGACCTCGACGGCCGGGTGCGCCCAGTCCACAACCTCGACGTCCTCATGCGGTCCGCAATTGCGGTCGGCGATCAGAAGTTCGTGGTCTCCGAAGAGCAGGCAGCCGAGGCCGCCACCTCACACCCGGACGTCGCCCTGGTCGGCGTGCGCGACCTACACGACGCCCTGGCCTTCCTCAAGGCAGTCGCCGACAAGTAACCGCCCAGCGGGGCCGGGGAGCAGGCAGCGCTCCCCGGCCTTCTCGCACCAGCCCAGCCACCAACCCAAGGAGCACCGGAATGGCCACCATCGCCCGCCCGACCCGCATCGGCGTCATCCGCGATGCCGTCCTCACCGAAGACGGCAACCCCTACAACCTGAAGTACGTGGTCCTCGACACCCAGCCCGACGGGATCCTCAACGACGTCACCACCCCGAACTACGTGGCGGGAGACGCCGTGTACCGCACAGGCCTCGTCGTCGACGCCGACGGCCACGGCCGGGGAGTCGCCTGGCCCGCCGAGCGGACCACTCCAAGTCGCGGCCGGGCCAAGGTGCGTGCCGCCAGCGACTCCGCCGCCGTGATCCATGCGACGGTCAGCCCCACCCACCACTCGTACATCGTCGAAGGCGTCAGCCACGAGCGGGAGACAAGGGACCGCACCCGTGCCGCCATCATCAACGGCGGCTACGACTGGCCCGCTGGTCGCGTCACGGTCACGGTCGAGAGCGTCGCCGCCCGCCCCTTGGGCAGCATGCACGACCTCGCCATCGCCTGCGCGATCCTCGGCGCGGCAGGACACTACGGCCCCAACGCCATGGCCAACGTCGCGTTCATCGGCCAACTCGGCCTCGACGGCCGAGTGCGGCCCGTGCCCGACGTCAACGAAGCCGTCCGCTCCGCCATCGCCAGCGGCTGCACGATCGCGTTCATCGCGGACGACGACCTCACCGCCATCGACGTCGCCGGAATCGGCATCTACGGCGTGGAGAACCTCCACCAGACCGTTGTCGCCCTCCAGGGCTTCGACCGGGCGAACTCCTAGCCACCCACGAGGGCCGGGGGCAGGCAGTGCCCCCGGCCCCGCAATCCAACCTCCCACCAGACACGACGAAGGGACAGCCGTCATGCCCGCCAACAAGGCCTTCTGGACTGAATACTTCGAGGACGCCTACCGGGACGCCGGCAAGAAGCGGCGCGAGGTCATCGACCGTGGCCTCCTCCTCATCGCCCACCTGATCCGCGAAGAGCTGCCCACAGCCACCGCCATCACCGTCAACGGCAGCGTGCTGACCTCCGTGCGCGACGGCGAGGACACCATCTGGCGGTTCAACGACGGGGCCATGTTCCGCAAGATGAGCGCCCCGACCCGGCAGCACATCCGGGACACGCTGCTCGACATGCTCTCCTTCAACCGCTCCAACAGCCTGCTTCGTGCGGCCGACTGGAAGCCGATCCCGCGCGAGTCCGGCGGGTTCCTCGTCGCCCTGCCCGAGGACCCCTACAAGGACCAGGCGCAGGACACCGCCCCGACCGCCGACGACCAGCCGCACGGGACACCGGGGGAGGACGCCGGGAAGTGCGCCCAGTGCAGCCGACTGCTCATCTGGGACAGCTCCGGCAAGCGCGTGAACGACGAGTGGGGCGAGTACCTGTGCTACGGCCCCCGCCCGGCCGGTGCGCGGTCCGCCGTCCACGTCCTGGCCGCATCTGAGGCGGCCGAGGTGCAGCCGGCGGCGCAGAGCTGACCTGCCTGAAAGCAGCAGATGAGGCCGGGGAGCAGGCAGCGCTCCCCGGCCTCACCACGATCCAACCAGATCCACCCGGAAGGCATCCATGACCACCAGCGAGCCCGCCACCCCGTACGCCGTGGAGATCACCAGCAGCGTGACCCTCGTCATCGCCCCGACCGCGATCGCCGTCCTGAACCGCATCGAGCCCGCCGAGGGCGACGGCCCGGACAGGCACCATGTGTACGACACCGAGGGCGGAGAACCGTACGTCATCCGAGGGGACGACGGGGTCACCCTGCGCACCACCAGGATCGGCCTTCTCCACCACCAGTGCGACCACGACACCGAGGGCGCCGCCCAGTTCGAGAACAAGGCGGGCGCCCTCATCTACGCCAAGTACGGCCTGACCGCGTGCTGGCCGTGCGACCGACCCACTGCCAACTGACCAACCTCAGCGAGCGCCATAGAGGCCCGGGACACGGACGGTGTCCCGGGCCTCTATGGCGCTCGCCCGGCAGGCCGAGGACCGTACCGCGGACCAACTCGACCTGTTCCCTGGCCTCCAGCCCGTCTAAGCCGTCCAATCCCCCGAGCCCTCCACCACCCCAAGCCCGCGCAACGAGGCGGCCACAGGCGGAACCACGGCCATCCCGGCCGGACTTCCGCCCCGCCTACCAGCCACGAGAGGACGTTTCCATGATCGCCATGGCGGTAGGGCTGATGTACGATCCGGACGTCCGGTCGTTTCGAGCAGCGGCACGATCGGGCCACGCGCCGGAGGTGTAACCGCCGCACGGCCCCCTTCCAGGGGGAAGGACCACGTTCAAGTCGTGGCCGGCGCTCCATATGAAGGCCCCCGCCCACGCCATGGCGGGGGCCTTCCCTGTCTCTGACCTCCCGCTCTGCTCAACCCCCTATATCGGGTGGCGAGTTTACTGTTCATACCTATGTCGGGTGGTGACTGAGGGGGTGTACTCTCTGTCCATGGACTTCAAACTCACGCCCGCAGTCGTGAGGTTGCTCCAGGCCTTCCTTGAAGACCCGGACGAGCCTCACTTCGGCATGGAGCTGATCAAGAAGGCCCACGTTTCCAGCGGATCCCTCTACCCCGCGCTCCGGCGCTTCGAGGGGGCCGGCTGGGTCGAGGGCAAGGCCGAAGACATCGACCCGAGCGAAGCAGGCCGCCCGGCCCGCCGCTACTACACCCTGACTGCCCGTGGTGCCCGAGAGGCGCACCTGGCGCTGGCCGAACTTAGTCACCGCGTAAGGCCGCCGGCCTCGTCGCCGGGGTGGAACGCAGGCCCTGTCGCGGAGGGGATCTAAGCCTCATGTACCACGGCATCGTCGCCGAGCTGGCGGGCAAGTCCGCCGAGCACGGACCGACGTTCCTCGGCGAGGACTTCGTAGGCTGGCGCACCGCACTCGTCGTCGCGATCCCCGCTGCCATGCTCTATGAGGTGGCCATGGCGCTGACGCGGAAGATGACGCTGCGTCTGCCCTTCCTTATCCTCAAGTTCGCCAGGCTCGGCATGCCGAAGGCGGAATGGGAGTACCAAGGTCAGGAGTGGAAGGCAGAGCTCTGGAGCATCCTCGAAAACCGTGACCGTCACTGGTTCCTGCGATTCATCGACGGCATGACCTTCGCGATTCCGCTGGCCGCAGGTGGCGGATTCCTCGCAGCGAAGGCCAGCGTGAAGGCTGGACTCCAGAATCGAAGCGCGCGCCGGCCGAAGCGTGGGCGTCATGCAGCGCCAACCTCCGCGGTCGAGATCGCGATGCGAGCCGGTGTCGCCGGCGGAATGGCCCTTATGGTCGCAGTCGCCGGAGCCTATTTGATGTGGTTTGCCATGGGCGCAGGCGCCATGGCTGCATTCATCACCCTCATCCTTGTGATCCGGTCCAGCTACCGTCAGCACAAAATGAACAGGCTCTTGTTCAAGAGGCCCGCAGAAGGCCGCGTCATCCTCGCCAGTCCTCCAGGATCAGCCAGGCCCCGCTACCGCGGGTTGATCGCTCACCGGCTGCTTGACGTGCCGGCGAATGAGCGTCGGCGAATCCCTGTGGGGGTCCAGATGAGGGACTGGAACCCTGACGTCACGTCATGTGAGGACTATGTCATCAGCACACTGAAGAAGTACTTGGGTCTGCGCCCCACACTGTCCCGCCGTCTCATCGAGGGTGGGCGCGTGTTCCCCATCTTCGACGGCTTCGATGAGCTTCCCTCGGAGCGCAGAGCCGCCGCCATCGATGAGCTCAACCGCCAGTGGGTGGGCCGCCCGCTGTTCATCACCTGTCGGCAGAACGAGGCCCGACACCTGAGTGGGCTCGAAGGGGCGGACGGCTTTACGTATCTGCCCGCGCCTGCTCGCTCAGTGGCCCCCTGCTGCGGCAAGCGGTGATGTAGCCCTTCTTAGGGACAGGCGCAGAACCACGCTCAAGAGGCGTACCACGATGGCCCCCGCCCACCCCAGGGCGGGGGCTTTCCGCATGCCCGCCGATTCTTGGTCACGGGAGAAAGCCGCAGCTCGGCTACCATCTCCGCCCGCCTCAGAGCGACGATCAAGGAGCGGCCTATGTTCCACGGCTCGATACCCGCCCCCCTCCGCTCGATCATCTACGAACACGCCGGGACCTGGCCCGAGACCGACATCTACGTCGGCTGCTCGGGCAACTTCACGATCGAGCGGGTGTTGCACTCCCGGTTCGGCAACTCGCGGCCGGTGCATGGCAACGACATCACCGCGTACTCGTGCGCGCTGGGCTGGTTCCTCGCGGGGGAGGAACTGCCGTACGCGCTGCGCCCGGAGTACGAGGACTCGCTGGGCTGGCTCGCCCCGTACATGGAGGACCGCGCTGACCGCCTGGCGACGCTGATGCTCGGCACCCGCTTCCTCCAGTACGTCGGGAAGGAAGGCGCCTACTACCGGCGGATGCTCGACGCCACACAGGACCAGTGGCCGCGCATGCACGAGAAGACCGCGACGAAGCTCCGGAGCCTCGAAACCCGCCTCGGGAGCTTCTACGCCGGGGACGTGCGCACCTACCTCCGCGAAGAGGTCCCCGACGAAGCACCGGTCGTGATGTTCCCGCCGTTCTACGCGGGCGACTACGTCTCGCAGTTCGCGAGCATCGACGCCGCGTTCGACTGGCCCGAGCCCGACTTCGGCGAGCTGACCGAAGACGGCAAGGAAGAGATCATCGCGCAGGTACAGGACCGGCCCCACTGGGTGCTGGGCTTGCACATCGAACGCCCGGAGCTGCGCCACCGGCTCGCCGGCGTCGTCCAGACCGCGAACCGCGGCCTGCCGATCTATGTGTATGCCGCCGCCGGACCCCGACGCATCGTCCGGCCTCGGCAGCCCGTCGAACCGATCCCCATGCAGAAGATCGGCGTCGGCGAGGACCTCGGCGACCGCATGAGCCTGCACGTCCTCACCGGCGGCCAGTTCGCCGGCATCCGCTCCCAGTTCATGTCGAAGTCGATCAAGCCCGGCAGCCCGCTCCTCGCCTGTGGGGTCGCGGTCGACGGGAAGCTGATCGGCGCGTTCGCGTTCCTCCCGCCGAAGTTCGACCCGGCGACCGCCTACCTGATGTCCGACTTCCCGGTGTCGTGGACGAAGTACCGGCGCCTGGCCAAGCTCATCGTCATGGCCGCCTCCACCAAAGAGGCGCAACTGCTGCTCCAGCGGTCCCTGTCGAAGCGGCTCACCGCCTGGTCGACGACGGCGTTCACCGACCGGCCCAACAGCGCGAAGTACGGCCGGGGCATCCCCGGCGTGAAGCTCCAGAAACGCACCGAGGCGAGCGCGAAGGACCCGGGCGACGGAATCCACCGCTACCAGCTCCAGTACGGCGGCCCCCTCGGCGCCTACGACCTCGCCGAAGCCTTCGACCTGTGGAAGCGGAAGCACGGCAGCGACATGAAGAAGAACGAGGACACCCGATGAGCGACAGCACCCACACCACGCCCGCGCAGACGATCCGGCCCCGCCTCGTCCGCCGCGACCCGCGCACCCTCACCCCGCTCGACATGAACGCCCGCTTCATGCGGAAAGAGGAGTGGGACCGGCTCGTCGCCAACATCGCCGCCGACGGCTGCCTCACCAGCGTCCCCCTGATCTACGGCGCCGGGGAGTACGAGGAAGGCCGCGAGCTGATCCTCTCCGGCAATCACCGCACCGCGGCGGCCGTGGAAGTCGGGCTCGACGAGATCGACTGCATGCTGATCGACGACCCCCAGCAGAAAGACGAGCTGCTGGCCCGCCAGCTCTCCCACAACGCGATCAACGGGCAGGACGACCCGGCGACGCTCAAGGCCCTGTACGACCAGATCGAAGACGTCGACTGGCGCGCCTACTCCGGCCTCGACGACGACGCCCTCGGCCTCCTCGCCGAGGTCTCACCCGAAGGCCTGTCCGAAGCCAACCTCGACTTCGCCACCGTGAGCCTGATCTTCCTGCCCAACGAGCTGGACGCCGCCCGGGAGGCGTTCGAACAGGCCCGCCTCGGCCAGAACGAAAGCTGGCTCGCCGCACGCGCCGACTACGACCAGACGTTGGACACGCTCGCCTCCACCCACGCCGCCCACAAGGTCGGCAACGTCGCCACCGCCCTCCACGCCATCCTCGGCATTGTCGAGGCGCACCTGACCGACCTCCAGGCCGGCTACACCTCCCCCCAGGGCGAGCCCCTGCACACCGGTCAGGTCGGACTGGAGACCGTCCTCGGCGCCCGACACCTCCCAGCCCCCGCAGCCGTCACCATCAACAAGGCCATCGCAGCCGCAGAAGGACGCGGAGAGATCGAACAAGGGCAGGGCTGGCGCCTCCTCGAACGCCTGGCAGGTGAGTACCTCTCCGGCCCCAACCACGTCCCCAGCGAAGCGGCATGAGCACCCGCCCACCCATCACACTCGACCCCGACCTGGACCCGTGGGAACGTCAGCCCAACGAGACCCCCCACAAACACGGACAGTTCACCGCGTACCGAGACATCGGCAGGACCCGCACCCTGACCGAAGCCGCGCAGAGACTGACACTCGCGTACGGGCACGTGAGGAACCTCGCCGCCCAGTACCGGTGGCGGGACCGCGTCGAGGCGTACGACCGGCACCTGGACCGGCAGTACCAGGCGATGTGGCTGGAGGAGCGCCGGAAAGCGGCCGAGACAGACGCGAAGATCCTGGGCGCGGCGATCGGCAAGCTCGCCCAGCGGCTCACGTCGCTGAACGCGGCTGAGCTGTCCCCGGGCGACTTCATCCGGCTGATGGACGTCGCCATGCGGCACCGCCGGGTGCTGTTCGGCGACCCCACCGAGACGATCGCCGTCACCGGTGAGGGCTCCAACGCGCTGGCGCAGCAGTTCGCCGAGTTCGCGCAGATGTCCCCGGACCTGCGCCGTGCCCGGCTCGCCGAGCTCACAGCCCAGGTGAACCAGCGGATCAAGGCCGTGGACGGCGGAGACGACGAGGAGGAGCAGACGTGACGACGGCCCTGAGCGAGCTGGAGCACCTGGACGACGCGGAGGTCTACCGGCGGCTGCACGCCGCGCAGCGGTCCATGAGCGCCGACCTGCTGCGGGATCCGGTGACGCTCGCTCGCGGCCTCGACTCCACGTTCCGGATGCGCCCGCACCTACGGATCATCGGAGACGCCCTCGCCGAGGTGGGGCGCGGCGAGACCGACCGGCTGCTCATCCTGACCCCGCCCCAGGTCGGCAAGTCCACGACGGTCGCCGAGTGGTTCCCCTTCTGGTGGCTGTGCACCTACCCGATGGACCGGATCGCGGCCACCTCCTACTCCGACGACCTGGCGCTGAAGCGCGGCAAGACGATCCGCTCCTACGTTGAGGAGTACGGCGACGAGTGGGAGCTGTACCTGCGGGCCGGCTCCGGGGCGATGCAGGACTGGGAGCTGACCAAGAGTGGCGGCGTCCGCTCCGTGTCTGTCGGCAAGGGCCTGACCGGCTACCCGGTGAACCTGCTGATCGTCGACGACCCGCACAAGGACCGCGCGGACGCCGAATCGGAGGCCTCCCGGAGGGCGCTGCACGACTGGTACTCGTCCACCGCCCTCAAGCGCCTCCAGCCGGACCGCAATGCCGTGGTGGCCATCCAGACCCGCTGGCACCCGGACGACTTCGCTGGGCGCCGCCTCCAGGAAGAGGGCCGCATCGAGGACGGCGGCCGGTGGAAGGTGATCCACCTCCCGGCGATCGCCGACCCGAAGTTCGGCCCCGACCCGCTCGGCCGCAACCCCGGCGACCCGCTGCCGCACCCGAAGATCCCCACCCGTGACCGGAAGGCACTCCTGGCCTGGTGGGCGGACATGAAGAAGACCTCGATCGTGCGGGACTGGCACGCCCTCGCCCAGGGCGACCCGCAGCCTGCAGAAGGAGCGCTCGTGTCCGAGGAACTGCTGCGCCTGCTGCGGGACACCACCACGCCCGTGGAGCCGCAGAAGATCGCCGTCGCTATCGACCCCTCGGGTGGCGGCCGGGACGTTGCCGGCGTCATCGGCGGGTTCCTCGGCGACGACGGCCGCGTATGGATCACCGACGACGTCTCGGCGGCGATGCCGTCGGCCGAGTGGTCCACGGCGGCGTGCCGGCTCGCGCACCGCACGGACGCGGCGATCATCTATGTCGAGTGGAACTTTGGCCGCGACATGTGCGTGCTGGCCATCCAGACGTCGTGGGAGAAGCTCCAGAACGACGGGGAGATCCCCAAGGGCAAGCTGATGCCCGCCATCGCCCCGGTGCGGGCCAAGCAGGGCAAGTTGCTCCGCGCTGAGCCGATTGCGCAGCAGATGGTGCAGGACAAGGTCCGCTTCCGTGGTGTGTTCACGGACATGGAACGCGAGTGGGCGACGTGGCAGTCCAGCGACCCGGACTCGCCGGGCCGGATCGACGCCTCCTGCATCCTCGTGTACGGGCTGATCCCGGACGCCAACCAGGGCGCCATCGTCCATGCCCCGCTCCCGCAAGCCCCGCAGCCCGGCGCCCGGCCGAGCGGCGCAGCGTCGGCGTACGGGCGCCGCATCGGCTGAGGCGCGGGCCAGGCGAGCCGCGAGCATGTACGGACGGAGGATCAGCAGGCAGGCGGCTTACCTCCCGGCAAGGGTCTAGCCGGCGGAGGTGTCACCGAGCCGTATCCGAGCCACATCCCGGGCGAGTGCTCCCTCGTAGGCACGCTGCCCTCGCAACGGGTGCAACCCCTGGGACTGCTGGGCGAGGGACGCGGCGGCCCGGGTCAGCTCCGCAACAGCCGTTTCCACGGGGGTGGGTGGGGTGGGATCGTTCAGAGGCAGCCCGAGGGCCTTGAAAGCCTCGCCACTCAGCGGGCGCGGCATGTCGTCGCGCAGGTACTCAAGGCCCGGAGCGTCCATGTTCGGCGTGAACAATACGGTCGTCCTCCAACTACAGCCTGCCCAAGCAGCCCCAGAGAGCGCCTCAGAGAGGATGGCGCCGCCGAGGTGCCACTGCACAACAGCTATGCAGAATTCGCGGTTCTTGATGCGATAGGTTTGGACTCTCTCGACGGCGCTGAAGGTTGCCTTGGTAGCTGTCCATGATCGCGCCGGGACGATCACGCACTCGTCGGCGAGTCCGGTTGAGACAGTGCACTCAATGGTTCCGTGCATGGGATTCGGAATGAAGTCCTGAGCCGTTTCCAGGATGTCATTCAGGACGCCCGGCGACTTCAAGATGTCGACGACGAGCGCTTCGTCCGTCTCCGCCGGTTCCGTGAAGCGGGTGACGATGTCGTCCATGCTGGTCAAGTGCACGAAGCGGTCCTCCATGCCGGCGATGTCCTCGCGCATGGGTGAGGGGTAGGACGTTCCCTGACCGAAGTCCCTGGTGTTGGCGCTGACGAAGTACACCGTCTTGTTGTCGTACTTGCGGGCGTACTCCACCGCTGACAGCCAGATCGCGGCATCCCGAGAACCGGTCTTATCGCCCTTCGCTGTCTTGCATGGGGCGAGGGAATTCGCTTCCCGGAAGGCAGCCTCGCGCAGCGCTCCTTCGCTCGTCGGGATCGTCTCGACGACATCACGCCACGTGGCTCGCCAGTATTCACGGACGCCGTCCAGCTCGCACTCGCCGAGCTGCACGTCCAGCGGCCATGGTGTGACTAGACGCAAGGACTCGACGGCCTGAACTGCCGCTTCGTACTTCTCCCGGTACTTGATGGCCTGTTGAGCGGCAAGCTCCTCCATGACCATCCACGGGACTCCGACCTCCTGGGCGCCGATCTGCTGAATCACTTGTAGGAGATCGGCGCTGCTGCTCTCCGGGCTGAAGGATCGGAGAACGCTGGTGTCCAGAATGATCAAGGGGGTTCCTCTCCGCGTACGGCCTGATCAAGCCTCCCAGGGGTCGAGGGCCGATGCGCCGGATATCCAGAACCTTGGCGAATGCGTGAGCAGTTCGATCCGGTAGCCCGCCGTTGCAACCCGCCTTGGGCTGGGCGTGGGTCCGAGGACCACCCTCCGCGGCGCCGGCCTCGGCGCCGCCTCCCTGGTCGCGCCGTCAGTGCCCATATGGCCGAAGTCGAGCACCGCCCGCCACTCTCGATGATCCGCGCACTGCCGCGCACTACGCATGCAGTGGTGCGCAGTATCCTTGCCGCCGATCTTGACCTGGGGATCTTCACAGGAGGCGGCCCGTGATCTCTCTGCCCGTGCTCGCACTACTCGGCTTCGCCGCGTACCGCGCGACCCAGCTCGGCGTGCATGACTCGATTCTCGACGGGCCCCGGGAGCGGATAGCCGCCTGGCAGGCGAGCAACCTCGACTCCAAGCCGCGCGCCTTCCTGATGCAGCTGATGGGCTGCGTCTACTGCCTCGGCTGGTGGCTGTCCGGCGTGACGCTCCTCGTGTACCTCCTCGCCACCGACAGCTGGGGCGATGCCCCCTGGGTCGTCCACGGCATCGAGTGGTTCGCGGTGGCCGGCGTGCAGGCCCTCCTCAACCGTCGCGACGACACGTTCAGCGGGTGACTGTGTCTCCTCGTCAGCTCACCGCGGCAGCCTCCCGATACAGCGTCAAGACAACCAACAGCAGGGCGTCCAGGACCGACACGTCGTGGCAGCAAGAGGCGTGGCGGTTCTTCAAGGAAGTCCCCGAGGTCCGGTTCGCCGGAACTTGGGTCGGCAACGCCATGTCCGGCGCCACCCTGTACGCCGGGCGCCGCGCCGCCGACGGCACCGTCGAACGCGCCCCCGAAGGTCATCCGGCATCGGAGATCGTCCGCGACATCGCAGGCGGCACGGACGGGCAGTCCAACCTCCTCGGCGACTTCGGCCCGCACCTGGTGGTCGCCGGCGAGGGCTGGGTCGTTGTCCGGCCCACCGTCGACAAGACCGACACGATCGACGGCTACGACTGGCGTGTCCTGTCCACGCGCGAGGTGAAGCAGCAGGGCGGCGGGAAGCTGACCGTCGAGATCGACGGCGAGGACATACCGATCCCGCCGTACGACCCGGACGCCGAGCCCGACCCGAGCGCGCCCATCGCGATCCGCGTGTGGAAGCCGTCCCCCGACCGGCACATCGAGGCCGACAGCCCCGTACGGTCCAGCCTCGTCCTCCTGGAAGAACTCCAGCTGCTCAACGCGGCCGTCGCCGCTATCGCCCGCTCCCGCATCACCGGCCGTGGTGTGCTCCTCGTCCCCAAGGGCACCAGGTTCCCCACCTCGCCCGGCACGGCCGGGGACGCGGAGGACGACCTGCTTGAGGTGTTCCTTGAGGTCGCCTCGACCGCGATCCGCGAACCCGACTCCGCGGCGGCGACGGTGCCGATCATCCTCGAAGTGCCCTCCGACGTGATCAGCGACATCAAGTGGATGTCGTTCGAGTCCAACTTCGACGAGCTGGCGCTGAAGCTCCGCGACGAGGCGATCCGCCGCTTCGCGAACGGCCTCGAAGTCCCGGCCGAGATCCTCCTCGGCCTGTCGGACGCGAACCACTGGTCGGCGTGGGCGATCTCCGCCGAAGCCGTCCGCCTCGGCGTAGAGCCGCGCCTCGCGCTCGTCGCCTACGCCCTCACCACACAGTGGCTGCGCCCCCTCCTCGAAGACGAGGGCGTGGAGGACGCCGACGAGTGGCTCGTCTGGTACGACACCAGCCAGCTCCGCATCCAGGCCAACCGCGCCCAGACCGCCCTCGAAGCGTTCCAGGCAGGCCTGATCTCCGCCGCCGCCGCCCGCCGCGAGACCGGCTTCGACGAGTCCGACGCCCCCACCGCGGCCGAGACCGCAGCGCGCGAGCCCGCCACCAACACCACCGCGGACAACGCCGCAGAGGAGACGCCGAGCAACGTGACGACCCTGCCCGTCGCAGAGACGACCAGCATCCCGGACACCATCCCCGCCTCCGCCGCCCACCCGGAACGCGTCCTCGCCGCCGTCGACGGCCTGATCTGGGCCGCCCTCCAAGCCGCCGGGGAACGCCTCCGGAACAAGCCGGCCTGCCCCCGCTCCGAACGCGCTCGCGCCCGCGAGATCGTCCCCGCCGAGCTCCACACCGTGTTCCCGGTAGAGCCGGACATGATCGACGCCTGGCATCTCCTCGACGGCGCATGGGCTCGCGTCCCCGAGATCGCACGCCGCTACGGCCTCAACCCGGGATGCCTCACCGATGTCCTCGACGACTACGCGCGGGCCCTGTTCGCCGCCCGGCACCCGCACACGTACGAGGACACGGCCCGCGTACTGCGCGCCCCGTGCATAGCCGAGGCCGCGTGAACTCCCGGGAAGCGCACCTCACCGTCACCGTGGCCACCAGCCGGCCACGGCCGAAGTGGTGCCCGGACTGCAAGGCGAACAGCGCCTTCGCCGTCGACGTGTTCGCGCTCTTCCCGACCGGCGTGACGTTCATCAGCACCGTCGCCGTCTGCGAGATCTGCGACGACCCCGACGACCCGGAGGTGAACCGTGGCTGACCCGCTCGACGCGCTCACCGCGGCAGAACAGACCGTCGCCGACGAGGTGCGCGCCGTCCTGGACGACGTCGCCGCCGACATCGGCCGCGAACTCGCCGACGCGACAGAGATCGTCGCCGCCCGGTTCTCCCTCGCCCAGATCGGCCGCATGTGGACGTCCCGCATGCCGCGCATCGTGCGCCGTCTCCTCGGCGTCGCAGAAACAGCCGGCCAGCAGGCGGCGAGCGACGTCGACACCGAACTCCCCGACGGCTGGAACGACCTGCCCGGCCGCCACGACCGTGGTGACGACCTTCCGCCCTCCCTCGGCACCTACGTCACCGACACCGAGCACCTGTTGCGTGCCGTCGGTGACCGGCTCACCGAGGCCGCCGTCACCGAACTCGCCGCAGGCCTCGACGCCGGAGAAGACATCCAGGCGCTGCGGGCCCGGCTGCGTGACCTGTTCTCCCGCGACGGCGCCCAGTTCGGCGAGATGCGCGAAGAGCGCATAGCCCGCACCGAGTCCACCCGGGCATGGAACGCCGCCACGCTCGCCGCAGCTGAAGACCTCACCAGTGAGGGGCGTCCCCTCGTCAAGCAGTGGCAGACCCGACGCGACGCCCGCGTGCGTGACGCCCACGACCACGCCGACGGGCAACTCCGCCTCCTCGACGAAGCGTTCACTGTCGGCGGCGTCGCCATGGCCTACCCCGGCGACCCGGCCGCGCCGCCCGAGCTCACCGTCAACTGCCGGTGCGTCCTGCGATTGGCACCCGAACAGCGCACCGCCGCCTACGGATCGAAAGAAGAGCTGCGGCCTGAAGTCTCCGAATCGAAGGAAGAGATGGCCGCAGCGGATGGGAGTCACCTCATGGGCGGCATGATCGCGCTCCTGCCCCGCGACGAAGACGCGCGCTTCCTTGCCCTCCCGGACGGTGAAGACCCTGGCGAACTCCACTGCACACTGTGGTTCCTCGGCGACGACGCCTCCCAGTGGACCGAGGACCAGCGCACCGAACTCGTCGCAGTCGTCCGCGCCCAGGCCGCCGCCCTGACCGGCCCCGTCGTCGCCCGCGCGTTCGGCGTGAACCACTGGAACCCCGACTCGGACTCCCCGGCCTGGGTGTGGGCCATCGGCGACGACCGCGACCGCGACGGCCCCGCACTTCATGAAGCCCGTGCCCTCGCCGGCCAGCTCCTCGAAGACGCCCACGACCGCCCGGAGACACCCGCCCAGCACTCGCCGTGGGTCGCCCATGTCACAGGCGCGTACGCAGCCGACACGTGGCCGTTCGACCCGATGTGCGAGCGGCTCGGCCCGATCACCTTCGACCGGATCCGCCTGGCGTTCGCCGGCGACCACTACGACATTCCGCTCGGCCCCGCAGAGGAGGAACCCCCCATGGCCACACCCGTGCAGGCGGAACCGGAAGCCCCGCCGCCGCCCGTCCGCAGCTGGTCCACCCCCGACGGTGCCGCGCTCGCCTTCGAGAACGAACAGACCGGCGACGGCCGAGTCTTCGCCCCCAGCGCCCTGTTCTGGGACGGCACAGGCCCGTGGCCGCTCCAGTACGCGGAGGCCATGGGCGAGGGCCACCACGGCGCCGAACTCGCCGGAGCGATCCAGACCCTCGGCCGGACCGGCAATCGCATCACCGGCAGCGGCGTGCTGTACATGACGCAGCCCGCCGGATTCGACGCCGCCATGCTCCTGGACCAGGAAGCGCCTCTCGGGGTGTCCGTCGACCTGGACGACGTCGACGTGCAGCTCGTCGACACCACCACCAGCCCCGAAGACGACGAGGCTGATATGCCGTTCCTGGCGGCGTCGTTCGCGTCGGCGAGCGTGATGCGCCTCGCCGACGGCGCGTGGATGATCACCGCCCGCAGTGGCGCCGAGTGGACGGCTTCCGGTGCCGAGATGGCGCACAGCGCCCGCTCGGTGATGCTGTTCACCAGCCCCGGCGGCACCATCACCCGCGCGACCGCCCGCCGTGTCTTCGGCGACGAAGTCACCGCGGCCGCCGGCGACTCCGACCCGGGCGAGGGTGTCGTCTTCCACGAGGAGAAGTCCGGCGACTACCTCGTACGGATCACCCGGGCCCGGCTGCGCGGTGCAACCCTCGTGTCGATGCCCGCCTACGACAAGGCCCGCATCGTCCTCGACCCGCCCGACGAACAGACAGCGTCCGCGCCCGTCATAGCGTCGTCCGGCGACGGCCACGAACGAGTCGTCACCTACGTGCGGAGCTCCCCAACCCCGGTCGGCCCCCGCCACCTCTCCCACAAGCTCAGCATGAGCGTCGACACGGTCCACAGCCACCTGTCGCATGCCGTGCAGGCCGGCACCGTCGTACGGATCGCCCGCGGCCTCTACGTCGGCGCGTCCACCCTGCCCGAGGGCGAGATCACGGCCACCGCGAGCGGCGACGTGGAGCTCACCCCGCCCGCGACAGAAGAGGCGACCGCCGCCCCAGCCCTCGACGCCCTGTACGACGAGCGAGGCGCCGACATCGTCGCCTCCGCCTGGCAGGCGATGCAGGCCGAACAGTCGATGCCCGCCGCATGGTTCGCCGAGCCCACCCCCGAAGAGCTGCCCCCCGGTAGCGGCGGCGTCCACATCGTCGACGGCCGCGCCTACGGCTGGGTGGCACAGCGCGGCGTGCCGCACGCCGCGCACGGCCGGAAGGTCACCATCGAGAAGCTCGCAGCCCGGGGCCTGGACCTGACTCACTTCCTGCGGGCCAGGTTCAGCCTCGACGACGGCAGCGAGGTACGCGCTGGTGCGATGACGATGAACGTCGGCCACCACCGCGACGGGTTCGAATGCGAGAGCGCGGTCTGCCAGTTCGACGACACCCGCACCGTCGCGGCCGTCGTCACCGTCGGCATGAACGAAGGCGGTATGTGGTTCTCCGGCGCGGCAGCGCCTTGGCTGTCCCCGTGGGATCGCACCGTCTTCCAGGCGTGCCAGCCGAGCTATCACATGACGCAGGGCGCAGACGGCCGCTGGCAGCTCAAGGCCGTGCTCTCGGTGCCGGTACCCGGGCACTCGTCGCCGCTCACCGCGGCCGCCGTCATCGACCGGTCAAACCTCGCCCTCACCGCCGCCGCAGCAGCCATCGACGAGGCCACGATCACCGCCCCCGAACCCCCGGTCGGCGAGCCGGAACCCGACCACGGCCGCGCGAGCGACGGGGCCTCGGCTGCCAGCGTCGCCGACGAGATCACCGCCGCGCTCCTGGAGCCCGCGTTCCTCGACCAGTTCACCGACGCCCTCAAGGCCCGCGAGGAACAGCGTGCTGCTGCCGCGCGCGCCGAACTCGCAGAACTCACCGCCCGGCTCGCACCCGTCCGCGCCGAGCTCGCCGCAAGCGCTGCCCAGCAGCCGGAAAGGAACTGACCATGCCGTGCGCGTGCCAGAAGAACAAGACGCAGTTCGAGGTCGTCGACGCCTCCGGGAAGCGGGTGTTCGGGCCCACCCCGTACAGGACCACCGCGGACGCCATGGCCGAGCGCGGCGAAGGCCGCGAGGTCCGCGAAGTCGCCAAGAAGTAAGGAAGGAAGAGCCCCATGGGATGTGGCTGCGGCGGCAACCGCAAACGGTCGGCCGGCGTCCAGTCCGCCGCCCGTCCGAGCAAGACGACGTATCAGGTCGTCCTCGACGGCGGTAACGGCCGCGTCGCCTTCACCACCAGCAACAAGCCGCTCGCGGACAGCGTGTCCGGGAACTACCCCAGCAGCGTCGTCCGCCCGCTCGGAGCCACCGACACCGACAGCGTCACCAAACCCTGACACCAGCAGTACAGGCGGCTGGCCTTGACGCCCCAGGCCAGCCGCCTCAACAGCTAAGATTCCTCCGACTGCTGGTTTAGGGCCGAGTCTCCTTGATCCCACAGGAGACACCGGTCATGCCCGAGCCGTTCGAGCTCCCCGAAGACCTCACGTCCCTGGACGACGAGCAGCTTGCTGCGGCCCTTGCGGGCGCCGTCCAGGCCTTCGATGCCAAGGCAACGTCCAGCCTCGTCACCGAGAAGGACATCAACGAACTCCGCTCTCTTGCCTCCGGTGTTGAGGCCATGCGTACGGAGCAGAACGACCGCATCACCGCCGCCAGGGCTGCCGCTGCGGAGATCGAGCAGCTGGCCGCGCAGGTTCGCGGCGACGACCCGAACGCGGCCCCGGCCGTGGAGGAGCCCGTCGCCGAGGAGGTCCCGGCCGAGGTGGAGGCCGCCTCGGAGCCGGAGCCGGTCGTGGCAGCCTCCGCGTCCTTGGCGCGGCGCCCCGCCCTCAACCTCGCCTCGGTGCGAGCCGTGCAGCCGCGCGTCCTTCCCGAGCCGCCGGCCCCGGGCACGCACATCACTGCGGCCGTCGACGTCCCCGGCTACACCCCGGGCGCCCCGCTGGACTTCGGGCAGGTCGTCACCGGCATCATCAGCCGCGCCAACGCCCTCAAGACCGCCGGTGGCGGCACCGGCCAGGTCATCTCCTACCGGCACCCGTACCCGGACGAGCTGATCGTCACCGACTCCAGCTCCGCGCCCGAGGGCACCACCGTGGCGATCGCCGCGCAGAACCAAGCGCGGCTCCCGCAGGGTGAACTCGTCGCCTCCGGCGGCTGGTGCGCCCCGTCGGAGACGCTGTACGACATCACCGGCGTGGCCTGCCCGGACATGCTGTGGGACGCCCCCGAGATCCAGCTCGCTCGCGGTGGCCTGCGCTACTACAAGCCGCTGTCCCTGGACGTCGGCGCGATGACGTGGGTCCACACCGAGGCCGACGACATCTCCGGCGCGACGAAGCCCTGCTTCCGCATCCCGTGCCCGGACCCGGTAGAGGTCCGCTGCGACGCCATCGGTGTGTGTCTGGAGGCGGGCATCCTGACGCAGCGCCACTTCCCGGAGCTGGTGGCCTGGTACCTCCGCAACGCCATGGTCGCCCACGAGATCCGGGTGAAGCAGGTCCTGTTCCAGCAGGCCCTGAACACCGCGACCCCGGTCGTGCTCGCGCCGACGTTCGGCGCCCTGTCCGCAATCTACGGCGCGGTCGCCCTCCAGGCCGCCGACGTCATCGAGCGGCACAGCCTCTGCGAGACCACGGCCCTGGAGGTCGTGTTCCCCTGGTGGTCGCGGAACCTGTTCCTGTCCGACCTGGCGCGGCAGAACGGCGTCAACATCTGTGACCTGAGCCCGACCTGCATCCAGGACGTGTTCAGCACGCTCGGGGTGCGCGTGCAGTTCGCACGCGGCCTGTCCCCGGCTGTCCCGGACGAGATCGGCGGCGCCAACGTAGCCGTCGACTGGCCCGCCGCGGTGCGGTTCCTCATGTACCCGTCCGGCACCCTCCAGATCGGTCGCGGCGAGGAGGTCAACCTCGGCGTCGTGCACGACAGTACGAAGTTCGTCACCAACGACTACACGGCTCTCTTCGCGGAGGAATGCTCCGCCCTCGTCGACCGCTCGGTGGACACCCGCATCGTCACTGTCCCGGTCTGCCCGGACGGCGCTACCGGCGCGCAGCTGGAGCTCGTCTGCGCCGCCGGCAGCAGCTGACCCCCTTCTCCCGGACACGCAGCCCCGGCCTTCTGCCAGGCCGGAGCTGCCCGGATGAGAGGAGGTGAGGCAGATGCCATCAGCCGGACTCCGTAAGCGCGTTGATGCCGTCCCGGGCACCCCGTTGCCCCACGGCATTCTCGGCGGCTGCGTCGACATCATCGACGTGGAGGACGTGCACGACCTCCTTGGCACGGAGTGGATGCCGCTCTCGTGTGCCGCCGCGCATGACTGGGAGTGGTGCCCGGAGGACAGCACCACCCCGGGGCCGACGGCCAAGGTGTTCGAGCGGCCCGGCGTGTGCTCTGCCTCGCCGATCACCATCTACGCCGGGGCTACCTGCTCCACGGTCGGCTGGCCGTATGAGGAGGCGGTCCAGCACGCCCGCGAGACGCTGCGCATGGGGGAGCAGCGCGCACTGGAGGAGTGGTTTGCGCGGGATGTGCTCTGTCCCATGGCCGCCGACCTCACTCCCACCGCGGGCGCCGTGTCCATCGCGCAGGGTGTGGCCGCCCTTGAGGGGTGGCTCGCGGAGAACTACGGCGGGCAGGGCATCCTCCACGTCCCGGCCGGCGCCGCCGCGTTGCTGGGCTGCTGCAACGTCGTCCACATGGAGGACGGTGTTCCCCGGACCCTCATGGGCAACTGCGTGATCATGGGTAGCGGCTACTCCTTGAACGTCGGGCCGCCGGACTGCACGCAGGCCCCCGCGGGTGAGGCGTGGCTGTACATCACCGGCCCGATCCGTATCAGGCGCGAGGCCCCGCAGGTCGTCCCGGAGACGGATAAAGAGAGCTTCCGGATCACCACCAACGACCGGTTCGTTCTGGCCGAGCGGTCGTTCGTGGTCGAGGTCGCGTGCTGCGAGGCCGCAGCGATCCGGGTGGTGCTGTGCCCGTGAACCTGATTACCGTTCAGCCGGCACGGGCCCTGCGTGTGGACTTCGCCCGGTGGGCGGTCGCCCAGAGGCCGAAGGTCCGCACGTGCTCCACCACGGACTTCGCGGTGCCTGCGCTCCTGTTCACGCACATGCCGGAGCGCCTCCTCATCGGCTCCCTCGTGGACGGCCACCGGTACGTCTCGCCGGTGGAGGACGAGAGGCCGGAGTGGCTGACGTCCGTGCCCGGGGAGCCGCTGCCGCCCGTACCGGACTCCGCGTACGGGCCGGACGCCGTCCTACTCGACGCCGCAGGCGGCAAGCAGGCAGACGGTGCCTGGCTGGAAGGTGCCGCCGAACCGGTCCCGGCCGTCGTGGATGCAGTGGTGACCGTCGTCCAGGCCGCCGCGGATGTTGCTGCCGGAGGTGACAGCAGCGGCCCGACCAGCCAGCCGGGCCCGCCGTACGCCTGCCGTCTGTGCACGCGCACGTTCACCACGTCACGCGGCAGGGACGCCCATCACCGTCAAGTGCACCGGGAGGCATGAACGATGGCCCTTGAGCCTGCCCCGTGCACGCCCTGCGGGGGCGGCGGTGAACCGGTTGAGGTGAGGACGTGCTGTGCTCCGTCGCTGACCTCTCAGCCTCTGTGCCTTCAGGACGGAACCCCGATCACTGTCCTGATCGAGGGTGCGTGCGTCGAGTGCGGTACCGCGGCCGCGCAGCCTGCCGTCACCGGCTGGGTGGACCTCACCAAGGGAGCGTTCACGCCGGGGGCGCCCCCGGCGGGGGCCGGGGCGTGCGACCAGTGCGATCCCACCCCGATGTGTCCTCAACTCCTCGGCCTGTCCGGGCCGGAGACCTGGGCCATGCCCGAGGGCGCGGAGTCCGTCTCGGTCCAGGTCGCGTGCGGGCCCGTGATCATCACGGACTGTGCCGGCAATGAGACGCAGATCAACGAATGCGGGACGGGCCTGAGCTGGTCCGCGCCGCCGGGCGGATGCGCCCCCGGGATCCTGTGCACGCCGTTCACGGTGCAGGTCCTCGACGGAGCGGCGGCATACATCAACTTCCTGGCCCCCTGCGACCAAGGCGGCACGTCGTGACGATGAGCGGAGAGAACTAGTGGCCGTCGGCGGAAACTTCACCAACTGCAACTGCGGCCCAGGGAATGAGACTTGCCAGTCGCCGACTCAGCCGGTCGCGACAGTGGGCCTGTGCCTGACCGACGGGACCCCCATCGCGGTGACCGTCGTCCGGGACTGCGCCGGGACCATCACCTCCGAAGGCTGGATCAACCTCCTCACCGGCCAGTTCACGCCCGGCCCGGCCCCGGCTGACACGGGCTCCTGTGACACCGGGTGCGCCGACACGATCTGCGTGCAGCGCTGCGACGACACCGACGGGGACGGTGCAGCCGACCAGACATACAGCGAGCTGTGGTGCATCCGTGCGGACGGCAGCGCCGAGCTCCTCCTCACCTACCAGGACGACCCGGCCGCCCCGTACACGCCGACCGCGCCGGTGGACTGCGAGTACGGGTGCACTGAGACGGAGACGCTGACCCTCTGCGACGACGCGGGGCCGTTCCTGCGCCGTTACACGTGGCTCAACGGGACGGCCTCGTTCGACGACTTCGAGCTGGACGGCGTCACCCCGCACACGGTGAACGGCACCGTTCGTACGTGCGCCGGGGACGGCAACCCGGAGGCGCCGTGTGAGGCGGTCACCACCCCGGCCGCCACGCTCGGCCTGTGCCTGCCGGACGGCACTCCGCTCGCCGTCCTCATCACCCGGGACTGCGCTGGCACCGTCACCCAGGACGGATGGCTCAACCTCACCACCGGCGCCTACACCAGCGGCCCACCCCCGGCCGGCGCGATGGCATGCGGCGACTCCCGCGCGTTCGAGCTCGCCGGGCTCCTCTGCGACGTCGACCCGGCCAGCGGGGACGTCCTCGGCCTGGTCCTCGTCGAGTACGCGTACAACCCGGACGGCTCCCTCGCCTCCGTGCGCCTGGTCGACCCGGCCACCGGCAACACGTACACCCTCCAGGGCGAGCTACGGCACTGCCCCGCCGACGCCGACGAGCAGCCCGAGCAGGACCTCACCGTCCTGTGCGACACCGCGGCGGACGGCACGGTCACCAGCTTCGTGCGGGACTACCGGCGGGATGCGGCGAGCGGTGAGATCACCGGGCACACCGACTACACGCTGGACGGCCAGCCGTACACGCCGACCGGCACCGTGGGCGTCTGCCTTGAGCCCGAGACGGCAGATGTGGAGTCCTGGCCCCTGTGCGTCGTGGACGACGCCAGCGGCGTCACGGTCGCTCGCGTCCGCCGCGAGACGGTCTACGGCGGCAACGGCGAGGCGATCACGACGCGGCTCGTCGATGCGATGACCGGCGACCCGTACACGCTGCCGGCAGGCACGCGCCTCGGCGAGTGCTGCAAGACCGCACGGGAAACCGTCTGCGTCACCCCACTCCTGCCGACTTCCCAGCGGGTGGTCTCCAACCCCGGCAACAACACCAGCGGGCGCGTAGACCCGGCCTGGACCTGGGGAATGACCCAGGCCGGAGGCCGCCCCGTCTACGACGTTGCCGGACCGGCGGCTTGGACGACTCCGCGTCCCCCCGGCGGCGGCTGGGTGTCCCTGACCCCGAGCACGCTGACCACGCCGCTGCCCCCGGGAGCCCCGGTCGACTACTACATGGTCACGGCGTTCGAGCTGCCGGACGATGCGGTCCTGGACGCCACCACAATCAAGATCGACACGCTCAACGCCGACAACTCCGTGCCGGGCTACGCCCTCAACGGCGCGGCGGAGACGCTGACCAACCCGCAGGCGGCGACATGGTTCAACAAGCCGCCCTACAGAGAGGCCGAACACCGCATCGCCGGCGCTGTGCGGGGCTCCAACCTCCTTGCCATCCGCGTGACCGAGGCCGGCCCTGGCAGCAACGGTGGTGTCCTGCTCGACGTCACTCTCACCTACCGCGTGCCGGGCGTACCGGAATACTGGACGGTCGAGCACCGCGACTGCGGCACCACTACGTTCATCGACCCGGACGGCAACCGGTACGAGGGCGGCCTCCCGGACGGCTACATGGCCTGCGGGGGCTCCGGCGGCTCCTGCTGCCCGGAGCAGCCCTGCCCGGCACAGAACGTACTTGAGGCATGCCGCTGCGACGACACCGACGGCGACGGCATCGCCGACACCGATTACGTCGAGTTGCTGGCTGTCGACTGCGCTGGAGCGCTCACCAGCCTCGGCACGTACACCGCGGACCTCTCCGCCCCATACACGCCAGTCGCCCCCGTGGACTGCGAGACCGGCGCAGGGGGCGCAGACGCGGCCACCGGCGCGCAGGCCCGCCGTGTCCAGCTCAACCCGGGGGCCACCTGGTCCGCCGCCACCTATCCGACGCTGCAAGCCGTCACGGCCACCGCATTCGGTGGCACCGGGACCATCACCACCGCCGATGGCGCCAGCACGCTGCACGACGGCGATGCCGCGTCCTGGAGCGTCGTCCGAGACTCCGACGCCCTCCTGACCGGACCGCTCACGATCAGCGCCGGCACCGGGACCGTCACCATCACCTTCACCACGGGAGCCACGCTATGAGCGGATGCTGCGGGCCGATTCTCGTCGGCAACGGCAACGGAAGCACCACCGCGCCGAGCATGGACGTCGAGTACGTGACGCTGTGCGACGTCGCCGCCGACGGCACCTCAACGCCCTTCCTGCGCCGCTTCACGCACGCCGCCGACGGCACGCTGAGCGCCACAGCAGACCTCGCCCTCGACGGCGTCACCGCCTACACCCCGGCCGGGACCGTGACCGTCTGCGATGCCAGCAGCGATACGACCACGCCGCCGGTCACCACCCAGACGGCCAGCAGCCACCGCCAAGTCCTCGACAGCGCCCAGTCGTTCGACGTATTCGCCACGGCGGCCGGGACCGTCGAGTCGGTCACCGTGACCGTCATCGCCACCGGCACCGAAGGCCCATCGGTGACGACCGCCTCCGGCACCTCCCGCCTGTACGGCGGGGAGTCCGTCACATGGTCGGCGCTCCCCGATGTCGCCGCGGGCTCCGACGAGCTCACCGGCCCGCTCTCCGTGGAGACCACCGCCGGGGACATCGTCGCCGTCTCGTGGACCGAACGCCCCTGACCCGCCCCCTGTTTCGACCATCCTCCAAGGAGAGCCATGTCTGGTACCGGTGGAAGCATCTCGACGAGCGCCCCGGATCGCGAGTTCGAACTCCTCTGTGACGTCGCCGCCGACGGCACCCCTACCCCGTTCCTGCGTCGCGTGTCCGTCGACAGCACCGGCAACACGACCGTGGCCGACACCGCCCTCGACGGCATCACCGCGTACACCCCGGCGGGCACCGTCGGCGTGTGCCCGGCCGAGGTGACCGACTACGAGGTCATCGAACTGTGCGACGTTGCCGCCGACGGCACCGTGACGCCGTTCCTGCGCCGTCTGGCGATCGCCGAAGACGGCACGGTGACCGTCACCGACACCACCCTGGACGCGGTCACCGCCTACACCCCAGCCGGAACCGTCGGCCAGTGCCCGCTCACCGCCCCGCCGAAGACCGTGACCCCGCACGGCACGCAGAACACGAACTGGGACCTGGCCGCGAACGCGGGCACGCAGTCCGTGACCCTGCTCGTCTACAACGGCACCGTCACGGTCACAACCGCCGACGGCACCCTCACCGTCCCGGCCGGCAGCTCCCTCACGTGGGGTGTCGACGGCGACGCGGTCGACTCCGGACTCACCGGAACGATCACCATCGACGGCGACCCGGCCACGGCGACGTGGCAGGTCCTTTGGACCGCCCAGCCGTAACAGCCCCACGCCTCCCGCGGGATGCCTGACGGCCCTCGCGGGAGGCAGGCGGTCGCCCGCACCGGGCCCCCTGCGAATCCCTACGGAACGGAGAACTGATGAGCGGCACCGCAGGTCAAGTCGGCGACTGCCCCCAGACCCTGAGCACCGAATGCTGGAAGATCCCCGGCTACCGGTACGTGTCCTACGACAACTCCGGCACGACGCCGTGCGGTGTGTCGTCCATCAACGGCGCCCCGGCCGGGGTCTGCGACCGTCCGAACCTCAAGTTCACGTCGTGGATCATCAACGGCCGGAACGTCATCCCCGCCCCGTTCAACGACGGCATGGACTATTGCGGCACGCCGTTCCTGTCCGACCTGGCCGCCATCATGAACACGTGGGACCCGTTCGCGGGCGGATGGACGACGACCGTGTCGGAGGCGTGCGCCTACCACATCCGCTCGAGGGCGCTCCCGCCCACGGGAACGAAGTACGGCACCCTCACCGCCGTGGACAACGACACCGGCGAGACGATCACTTTCGCCCCGGTCGACGTCGTAGTCCCCGACACCTTCTACCGCCGCATCACCGAAGTGGACTGCGACGGCACCACCAGCATCCGGTGGACCAACAATGCCGGCGCCACAGTGCCCGCCCCGAACCCAGACCAGATCGTGGAGTGCACCGTCCAGGTCACCCCCAACGCCCGGGTCACGCCGACGCAGCGGGTACGGCCGCGCATCAAGCGGTTCACCGGCACAGAGACGAGCGGCAATGTCGACACCTTTGCCGCGGACATCCAGGCCGTGACGCTCACCGTCCTGGCGGGCGCGGTGCGAGTCCAGGCGGCAGGCTCCGGCTCCCGTAACGGGGGAGCGCCGACCGCGTTCGGAGACGATGTCACCGTGCCAGCAGGGGTGACGCTGTCGTGGGGCGTCGACGGGGACTCCTATGACCTCGCGCTGGACGGCAGCCTGCTCTTCACCGGCACGGCCGCAGGCGCCGACTTCCTCGTCCACTGGACCGAGCACATCTACACGGACGGGGACTGAGCCATGGGGACCTCCAGCAGCCTGCAAATCAGGGGGCACGGCTACGCCGAGCTGCCCGCCCTTGTTGACCTGACGGACACCGCGAGCGGGGCGTGGGCGAACACGGGACTCCAGGTGACGTTGCCGGTCGCCGGCACCTACCACCTCGACGCGAACGTGCGCTCCGTGCTGACCACTGCGGACGGCACCAATGCGTGGATCGGCGCCCGACTGTTCGACGTCACGGCGGGCGCGGTCGTGCCTGACTCCGAGCTGCTCGTCCAGCAGCTCGACTTGAGCGTTTCCACTGCCACGCCGGTCATCACTCAGGGCGTCAACCAGCATGGGCCGATCCTCGTCCCGTACACGGTCCCGGGCCCCCGGCTCGTCCGCCTCCAGGCCGTGAAGAACTACAGCGGCCCGGCGCCGAGCGTGGCCCGTGTCCAGTCCGACGGCAACGGGCGCACCACACTTCGGTGGGAGCGCGTCGCGTGAGGGCGGTCGGCTCCGGCAGCCCGACTCACGCCCAGCTCGACGGCTCCCTGATCTTCAACGGGGTCACCGCCACGGCGGACTTCCTCGTGAACTGGACCGAGACCCTGCACACGGACAGCGACTGACACGGCGGGAAGGTCGTATGCACATCCTGGCAATCCTGCCGACGTACGGGCCAGTGCCCCCGAACGGAGCGGTCATCACCACCCGCGAGTACCTCCGGGGCCTCGCTGCGGCCGGCCACTCGGTGCAGGTCGTCACCACGAGCCGCGCGCCCAGTCGGCCCCGCACCGAGGAAGGGGTGAAGGTGTGGCCGCTGGGCAACTGGCGGTACGCCATCCACAAAGCCCGGCCACAGCTGATCATCTCCCATCATGGGGACCGGCGCGCCTCGCAGATCATCCGGCAGCTGCGGACGGTGCCGCAGCTGCTGATGGTGCACGGCATGTCCTCCCACCACGACCTCGGCAGGCCGGCCCTGGCCTGGTTTCCGTCGCAGGCTTGCCGGGACCACTTCCCCGGCTACCGCGGCCGGTCCATCGTGCTGCCGCCGCCGATCAACCCGGAGCTGTACCGGACGACGCCGGGCGGCGTGGTCACCCTGAACGGCTCCACGCCCGGCAAGGGCGCGGATGTGCTTGCCGCGATGGCGGCACGGATGCCGGACACGCGGTTCCTCATGGTCAGGGCATCTCGCAGGCAGGCCGTCAGCATGCCGCCGAACGTGGAGGTCAACGAACGCACCGGCCCGCGGCATGTCTACGCCCGCACCCGCGTTCAGCTCGTGCCGTCCATGGTGGAGTCCTACGGGCGGGCCGGCGTTGAGGCCATGGTTTCCGGCATCCCCGTTCTCGCCGCCCCGCTGCCATCCCTGCGGGAGGCGTACGGGGACGGCGCCACCTACGTCCCGCGAGAGGACATCGACCGGTGGGTGGCGGAGCTGCGCCGCCTGCTGTCCGATCCGGACGTGTACGCGGAGGCGTCCGCTCGGGCGCGCGGGCACGCCGAGGGCTTGGACTTCGCGGGCAACCTGCGAGAGTTCGAGGCCGCGTGCCTGAGCGTTGTACGGCCCGACGCCGCAGCCACGACCGCCGCCCGTACTCCGATGGCCCTGGATACCCTCCAAGGGCGGTCGCCGGACGTCGTCGCCTGGCTGCACTTCGGGGTGCCTTACCGGCGTGCGGGCTCGGAGACGATGCTGCACACGATGATGCGCGCGTTGAAGCACGAGGGCCTTGACGTGCTGGTGGTGTGTTCGGCGATGCCGGAGGCGCCCCCAGCGTGGGATGTTGAAGGCGTCTCCTACGCAGAGCTGGACCCGGCCGCGGCGGAAACGGCGATCCGGTCCATGAGGCCGCGAGTCCTGGTCTCTCACCACGACTTCGCCATGAGCACCGTGTCCCTGGCCAAGGACATCGGCGCCCGGTCCGTCCTGGTGATGCACAACGACTTCGACATCGCGGCGCGGCCGTTGGCCCTGTGGCCGGACCTGTGCGTCTACAACACGCAGTGGGTGCGCGCCTCCCTCGCACCCCGCTACGTCGAAGTCGGGCTCATCCCCTCCGTGGTGATCCACCCTCCAGTGATCCCGGACGAGCACCGCACCCCGGCTACGGGGGAGCGCGTCACGCTGGTCAACCTCAACCGGCACAAGGGTGTGGACACATGGAGGAGTGCCGCCGCCCACCTGCGGACCCTGCCGTTCCTCGGCGTCACCGGCGGCCACGGCCGCCAGATCCTGCGCCCGGTGATGCGGAACATGCGAGTCATCCCCCAGACCTCCAACATGCGCACCGACGTGTGGGCCCAGACCCGGGTCCTGATGGTGCCCTCCGTGTACGAGAGCTACGGCATGGCCGCCGTGGAAGCCCTCGCCTCCGGCATCCCCGTCATCGCCCACCCAACCCCGGGCCTGCGCGAGTCACTCGGCGACGCCGGCACGTTCATCGACCGGGCGGACGTCCGCGCATGGGTGGCGGCGGTCAAGGAGCTGTACCCAGACGGCGAGCGTCGGGACGCGGCGGTCGCTTCCGCGTTCGCCCGGAGCGCGTTCCTCGCCGACCAGATGACCACGGAGATCAAGGAGTGGGTGGAAGCCATCCAGACGCTCCTGTGCCTCGGCTAACGATGCCGGACGCCTGCGGTTCCTCAGGGGACGATTGACAGACTGCGCTCCGCCGAAGCTGCCGCGAATCGTCCCTCACCTTCGAAGGTGGTGAGAGTGAGTCCGAACAGCAGCCGGTTCATTTCCTCACTTGTGAGCCCGAGCTCGGCGGCGATGGCCGAGGGGCGAACTCGCTTCGAACGCAGCGCGGTGAAGACCTTCGTCAAAACCTGCGACGTTTCGCGATGGCCCATGCCCCGCGGTTCGCCGGACCGGTACCCCAAACGGCTCAGCTCGGCGCATGTGGACCGGTACTGCCAGTCGGAGAGCAGACCCAAGTCGTGCATGCGGTAAGTCAGGGCCATCGCGGAAACGTTCCAGATCTGTTTGGCACGGAGGATCTGGTCGACGTGCGCGCCCGACGGCATGTGCCCGAGAACGCTCGCCCGAGGCATCAGGAAGGCGGAGGCGAACTCGTTCGCTTGACGTTCGGCCTCGGGTCCTGAGCAGGCATGCTCGGTGCCGTGCATGACGAGATGGCCCAGTTCGTGCGCAGCGTCGAAGCGCCCTCGCTCAGCTGACTTGAGCGTGTTGAGGAACACGAATGGAACACCGTCGCGCCACACCGCGAATGCGTCGACCTCGGCATGATCGGGGTCCAGCGAGAACACCCGAACTCCGTGTGCCTCCAGTAGGTGCACCATGTTGGGTGCCGGCGCTTCTCCCAGACCCCAGCGGGTGCGGACCATGCCTGCGGCTGTCTCAGGGTCGGGTTTGCCCAGCGAGGGCACGTTCGCTGCTGGCAGGCGGAACCTCTCGTCGATCCAGTCGTACAACATTGCGCCCAGCGTGCCGGCGGCCCGAGCGGCTTCAAGGATCCTTGCCGACGTCTTACTGCGGGCGCGCCAGGAGATGCCTTCCGCCGGGAGTTCGTCCAGCGCGGGACCTCCGAAGAAGGAAACGGGAAAGTCCAGTGCTGAGGCGATCTTGGCGACGGTGTCAGAACGTGGGGCGGTGCGCCCTGTTTCGTAGTTCGACAGGCTCTGGAGTGACACCCCGGCCCGGTCCGAGAGCTCGGCGAGGGTGAGGCCCCTGCGCTTGCGGGCCAGTGTGATGCGGGACGGGGTCACCATGTGGGCTGCCTCAGTTATTGGTGGTGCACGGTGGGGCGACAGGGCTCGCCGCCCCACCAATGGGCCTCAGCGGAAGTCGACGGGGATGTCGATCTCTCCGGGCCCATCATCGTTCGTAAGTTCGATTCCGTCCATCACGAGGGCCGGAAGTGGAATCCGCCTACTCCATTCGACCACGAAGCCGTCCTCGAACCTCTTAGGTTGCGACAGCTCACAGTCGATCCGCACCGCCTCGCCGATCTTGGTGCGATAGGACAGCAGGAACCACGTCTTCAGGGCGCATGCTTCTTCTTCGCTCAGTGCAACCCCGTCAGGGCCGACACCGGCTACGAACAACGCAGTCTGAACGTGTGGGGCACCCTCGCCGGCATTGGCGCGAGTGACCATGTCGGTTGCGGGTCCGCGTCGACGCGCGTTCTTCGGGAACAGGCTTGCCTGCCCCGTGGCGGCGTCGCCGACCATTATCCCCATCGCGATCGACCGGTCCGCGTTGCAGACAAGTTCGAGGCGGCCGTGAATGAGCCGGGCCCACCCCTCCCGCTCGATGTGCAGCTCGCGGATGGTCCTTACATGTGCCTCATAGGCCCGTCGGCCAGCCGTTCCCGTCGGGTCATTGGGAACGGCGGTTCGCCGCGCTGCCTCACCTGCGCGCAGTACATCGTGCAGGAACTCCAACCGAGTTCCCATGCCGCCCAACTGGGCTTGTACGTCCTCGTGTTCAGGAGACGGCATTGCGAGGGGCAGGGCCAAGGGGACCTCCGAGAGGGTGAGAGCAGGCTTATAAGGACTCTACCTCAACTGCGGTTCGAATTTTATAAGCTTCGCCAGTGACGGCCGCAGCGAGGTTCTCCGGGGAAGAGGCGCTGATCGCTAGACTGTGCCTCAGTCGCTGGTTGTGGGCCGGACTTCTGCGAGATGTCAGGAGTCCTTGGGCATGTCCTGTCCCCTGATTGCCAACGCCGACGTCATGCGCATCACCAGGGTCGACCAGTGCGGTAACCCGGTCTGCGGCGACGACAACGGCTTCGTCTTCGAGTGCTTCAGCTCCCTCGCCATGAAAGTCAACTCCGACGACGGCGACGACATCCAGTACAAGGCCGCCAACGGCAAGATCTGCGGCTTCAAGAAGGGCTGCCCGACGTTCAACGGGCTGGACCTGGAGCTCAACGTCTTCAGTGTCTCGCCGGAGATGGTCGAGATCCTCACCGGCAACCCGGTGTACCTCGGCTACGACGGAACCCCGATCGGCTTCGACACCTGCTCCATCCAGTGCAACACCGGCTTCGCGCTGGAGCTCTGGGCGGAGGTCCTCGGCGAGGAGTGCGCCGACGGCGCCCAAGGGCAGTGGCTGTACTGGCTGATGCCGTGGGTCACCAACGGGATCATCGGCGACCTGGAGATCGGCTCGGAGGCGGTCACCCTCCAGATCACCGGCTCCACCCGCGCGGGCGGCTCGTGGGGCGTGGGCCCGTACGACGTGCAGCCGATCGACGCGGCCGGCACCCCGGGCCCGATGCTCACCCCGCTGGACTCGTCCTGCCACCGCCGGACGTTCATCACCACGGTCGCCCCGCCGGAGCCGTCGTGTGACTACACACCGGTGACCTGCGACTCCATGTCCCTCGCGTCGTAATGGAGTTGCCGGACATCGTCGTTCCGGTGCGGGAAGGGGCCCACAACGAGCAGCTGCGGTACGCGCTGCGCTCGTGGGCGACCCATCTCCCGCACCGGCACGTGTGGATCGTCGGCTACCGGCCATGGTGGGCGGCCGGTGCTCGCCAAATCCCCACCCACCAGCGCGACACCCCCGCCTACGTCAACACCACCACCGCGATGCGCGCCGCGTGCGAGCACCCGGAGGTATCCGACCCGTTCCTGTGGGCCAACGACGACTTCTTCGTCATGGCCCCGCAGCCCGCCCCGTTCCCGGTGTACCACCGCGGCCCGGTGCGGGAAGTGTTCGGCCAGTACGGGGCCCGCTCCAGCGCGTACGTGGCCGCCATGAGGGAGACGCACGCCTTCCTCACCAGCCTGGGCTACGAGGATCCGACGTCGTTCGAGCTGCACGTGCCGCTCCCCGTGCACAAGGAGGGCATGCTGCGCGCGCTGGAGGTCGGGCAGGGCCACGACGTCCACAAGCGAACCGTGTACGGGGTGGTGAACGGCATCGCCGGCACACCGATGCGGGACGTCAAGGTCGCCCGCCGAGGCCCCCAGTTCGAGGCCGCCTCCCCGTTCCTGTCGACGATGCCGGACAGCTTCTACAACGGCGCGGTCGGCCGGCTCGTCCGTGGCGCGTTCCCGGAGTCGAGCCCGTACGAGAAGCGCGGGAGGCGGTGACATGCCGCTGCGCATCGGCCCGTGCGAGCCGTGGCCGTTCGAACCCGATTGCTGCCAACTCCCGGAAGGCGTCCGGCAGGAGACCATCGACCGGCAGCGTGCCGTCGCGACGTTCATCCTGTGGGCGCTGTCCGGCCGGCGCTGGGGCCCGTCCTGCCCGTACACGGTGCGGCCGTGCCGGAAGCGCTGCCTCGACGCCTCCCCGCTCACCGTGCGCGGGGGCACGGCCGGGCCGTGGATTCCGTACCTCGGCCGCGATGGGGCATGGCGCAACGCCAGCGTCTGCGGCTGCCAGTCCGACTGCTCGTGCGGTGAGCTGTGCGAAGTGCGTCTCGAAGGCCCGGTGCACGACGTCCTGGCCGTCGAGGTCGACGGCGAGACCCTGCCGACCGGCGCGTACCGCGTCGACGCCTCCGGCCTCCTGGTCCGTACGGACGGCGGGTGCTGGCCCGACTGCCAGGACATGGCCGCACCGTGCGGCGAACCGAACACCTTCTGCGTCACCTACCGGATCGGCCTGCCCCTCGACGACGCGGCGATCGCCGCGTTCAGCGCGCTGGTCTGCCACCTCGTCAAGGACTGCTCGGGCGGCTGTGGGTGCAAGGTCGCCACGAACAAGAACCTCAGCCGGATCTCCCGGCAAGGCGTCGACCTGGAGTTCGCGGACCCGACCGTCATCTACTCGGAGATGCGGACCGGCCTCCCCGCGGTCGACATGTGGCTGACCGCCGTCAACCCCTACCGGCAGACGTCGCCGAGCCGGGTCTACAGCCCGGACTTCAAGCGACCGCGCATCCAGATCTGGCCGTAGAAGAGGACCACCACCGTGCCGCTCCTTCCGCTCGCCATCCACGAGGCCGCCTCCGATCTGCTGGCCTGCGTGTGCGCCACCCTCGATGAGATCGCCACGCAGGTGGAGGACTATCCGGGCTGCCCGACCTGCCGCCGCTGTCTCGTGCCTGGCCTGCCCGCGTGGGACGAGTGCGCCGACCCGTGCACCGGCGACGTCGGCGGCCAGCTGACGGTGAACCTGTCCCGCATGTACGCCTCGACGAACTTCCCCGCCGAGGACAACACCCCGCAGAACGTACGCGGCTGCACGCCGCCGCTGTCGACGGCTGTCGAGCTCGTCGTCACGGTGCTGCGATGCGCGCCGGGCCCAACCGAAGAGGGCTGCCCGCCGTCGTGCGAGGACCTCGAAGCGGCGGCCCGCATCACCCACATCGACGCCGTCGCAGTCTTCAACGCGATCGCGTGCTGCCTCGCCGCCGCCGGAGGACGACGGCGGCGCGGCCAGCCGTACATCCTCGGCCGTCAGCAGACCCTCGGCCCGCAAGGCGGCTGCGTCGGCGTCGAGCAGCGCGTCACCATCGCGCTGCCGGGCTGCAAGTGCCCGGAGGCCGACTGTGAGTGTTGAGGTGCAGATCGAGCCCGGCCGGCTAGCCAGACTCTTGCGAGCCCGGGGCAGCATCGCCTACCGGCGGATCAGCCAGCGCACCGAGCGCGTCGCACGGATCGCAGAGGCAGAAGCGCCCGGCAGCATGGGCCGGTACATCTCCTGGAAGGTGCAGGAGGGGCCTCGTGGCCTGGAAGGCGTAATCGTGTGCGACCACCCGGCCGTCCGCTATGTACTCGACGGTACGAGGCCCCACCTCATCCGCCCGCGAAGACCGAAGGGCGTGCTCAGGTTCGAGGTTGACGGGCGCGTTGTCTTCACCCGCCTCGTACGGCACCCGGGCACAAGGCCCAATGACTTCATGGCGCGTGCGCTGCGCCTTGGTCGGTGACTGTCAGTCCGCATCGGGTTAGATCCCTGGAGCCCCCCGAACTCAACCGCTTGGCGAGTGATGGAGTGGCTGTGCAAGGGGGCTGGACATCGTCATTCCTACGAGGTGTCCCAGGGGGGTCACGGTTAGAGAGTGACGCCTACTCCCTGGAACCGTTTCTGCTCGAACCAGGTTGGCGTCGAGCAGCCTCTGCATTTGGTCCCGCATGGGCCCATCCTTCAGGAAGCCGAACTCCTTGTGCTGACTGTACGTGCACAAGCCCCCTGCTGCTACAAGGTCGTCAAACAGCTTCCATCCCCTTTCCTTCACTCGGTAGCTTGCGGCGTGGTAGTGCTCTGCGCCGCGCTCGATGAGCCAGTCGCGCAACACGTCTGTCCCAGCATGGGTCCCTGTGCGGTGGGCCCAGCCTGAGAATGAGTCAGCGTAGCGGAGTGAATCTCGCAGTGACTTCCCTAGCTTGTCGTACAGGAAGAGGAACTCCTCGGGTCCCAGGAACGGGATCGGTTTGGTCTGCCTGTCCCGTGTGTATGCCTCATGACGCTTTTCGATGAGCGTTCCGATCTTGTCTTCGCTTATCGGATTCAGATCGATCGGATCGTCCAGTCGCCCGTGTAGGCGGGTCGTGGCAGCGAGGGTTCGGACCACTTGCTCGGCGCCGCAAAATACCCAGCGGAGACCTGGCTGGGAGAAGGCGAAGTCTCGCAGTGATTCCAGGACGCCCTGTAGTTGACGGTGCTGCCAGATAAGTTCGAGATTATCGATGGTGCAAATGAAACCTCCAGCTTCACCACCGCGGAAGCAGTCATGTAGCCATGCCGCCAGTGTGTTTGGGAGGCCGAATTCTACGTAGCCGGGAGATGACGTGCCAGAGCTGCCTTGTGTGTATTGTGCCCCAATTGCTACGGCGCTTCCGCCAAGCCCCCTGGTGCGCCAAACGGGATTCCTTAGCCATCCTCGAACTTCATTGGGATTGGGGAAGTGGTATCCGCGCTTCTTGAGGGCATCGCGGTGTTCGATGAATGCATCTGCCAGCTCGTAGCATAGTTTCCTTTCGAAAGAACTGACCGTCTCTGTTGGATACAAGGGCAAGGGTTTTCTCAGGGGGATGAGAGGGGCCTCCCCTTGCAGAAATGCCTGATGGAGGCGATATCCAGCCACGGCTATGAGGCTCGTCTTTCCTACGCCCACTGGGCCGTTGATGGTGGCGAGAAGATTGCCGCTAGCGATTTTGCTCTGGAGCTCGCTTGCCTCGTCCTCGCGTCCAATAAGGATTTTGTTGCCGACGTGGGAGCTGGGGACAGGGCGTACGTCGTAGGGGCTGGCCCAGAATCCACAGTCCTGCCACCATGCTGGCATGGGGGCCTCCTGATATCCCGTGAGTAAATGCCGCGCCCCCGGCGGCAACTGCCGGTATCAGACCGACCGCACCGAAGAGAGCCAAGATGGAGAGTGCGCCGTCGCGTAATCCCCTCGTAGGAGCGCGTCATATTCGAAGCTTGCATCTACTTGGCGTCTCATTTTCAGGCTAACGTGAGGGCGCTTCCTGCGCCTGTTGGCCGCTTCTCGCCCCAGACGCGGGACCGGCGTCGGGGACGAGGCGCACCGAGTCGCTACTCTGCCGGGTACGCCGCTGGTTCTGGGCCGGGCGAGGAGCGGGAGACAAGGACCACCCGTGAGGAAGTCGTTCGCACTCCACACCGAGCCCCACGTCGCCGACATCGGCGGGACCGAGCTACTCTTCCAACCCGAGGTCATGGGCGATGAGTTCATGGACGCGTACGCCGAGCTGCGCGACGCGCAGAAAGCGAAGGGTGTCGACCTCGACAACCTCGCCGACGCCGACCCGAAGGACGTCCGCCGCACCGCCCGCGCGCTGCGCCTGTTCCTCGCCCGGCAGATGCTCGAAGACTCCGCGGACACTTTCCTGCGGCTGAACGTCACCAAGGACAGTGAGACGCTGGAGACGTTCCACGACCTCGACCAGGCTGAGGAGTTCGCCGCCCAGCACGAGGGCGCCCGCGTCGTCGACGAGCTCCGCCTACCCACCCGCGTTATTGTCGAACTGCTCGAATGGGTCGTCGAGTTGTACGGGGGTGGTGGTACCCGCCCTACTACGTCGTCTTCCGCCTCCTCGACTCCATCGCGGCAGGCTGGGAGGCGTGGGACGGGAGTCTCGCCCTCCAGGGCGTCGACCCGCACGGCTGGCCGCTGAGGCGGCTTCTGAACGCCGCCGAGGTGTCCATGGACATGGCGGCGGAGGACGACGCCACGCGTGCCCGAAACAAGGCCCAGTTGTACGCGCCGCCGAAGGGAGTCCGCCGGCGGTCGGCCGAAGAGGGACGGCCGCGCACTGCGGCGCGCATGGACCCGGGCCAGGCGCGAGCGCTGATGGCACAGGCGGCGGCCGAGGACGGGCGGCTACAGGGCCGCAGGTAGGCGGATAGTCTGGAGATCACGGCAGGCCCACGGGCGCTGCCGTAGCCGCTGGTTCTGGGCCGGGCAACCACACGCGAAAGCGGGGTTGCCCGGTGGCCGGCGAGGACGAGGACTACGGCCGCGCGGTCATCCGGATCGATCTGGATGACAGCGGGGCTGTCGCGGATGCGCGTGACCTCGGCATCCGGATTCAGCGCGCTCTCAACCGGGCTACCCGCGACCTCGGCGGGCAGATCCGCCGCAACATCCAGCGCGGCCTGGACGCCGCTGCGGTCACCGTCCGGGTCGACCCGGACCTGCGGCGGTTCGACGCGCAGCTCCTCACCGGGCTCCGCTCCCTCGACTCGATCAACATTCCTGTCGCCCCGGATCTGACGGGGTTCGTCGAGCGCGTCCGCGCCGCGCTCGCTGGGGAAGAGATCGCGATCCGGGTGTTCCCCGACCTGGACGGGTTCGACGCGCGGATCAGGGGACACAGGCCGCCCGACGTGAGGGTCAACGCGAACGTCGACGTCGACAACGACCGGTTCACGCGGGCGCTCGCCGGTCTCGGCCGCGTCGCCGGGAGCGTCGGCGGCGTCCTCGCGAAAGGCCTGAAGTTCGCGGCGATAGGGATCGCCGCGGCGGGCGCCGCGCAGGGCGTCATCTCCCTGACGGCAGCGCTCGCCCCGGCGGCCGGGATCATCGCTGCTGGTCCTGCCGTCATCCTGGGGTACGGGGCAGCGCTCGGCACGCTCAAGTTCGCGCTGAGCGGCGTAGGCGACGCCTTCAAGTCCGCGCTGACGGACAGCTCGGAGAAGTTCAACAAGGAGCTGGAGAAGCTCACCCCGGCGGCGCAGAAGGCGACCCTTGAGGTCCGCGCGCTGAAGCCGGCGTTCGACCAGCTCCAGCAGTCCGTACAGAGCGCCTTCTTCGGGAATCTCGACGGGCAGATCACCAAGACGGCGAACGCTCTCGCCGGTCCTCTGAAGTCCGGCCTGACCGGGATCGCGCAGCAATGGGGGCTCGCTGCGCGGAATGTCCTGGAGTACGTCCGCAGCTCCCAGGCTGTCGACGCTGTCCGGTCGGTGCTGTCGGCATCGCAGAGCGCCGTATCGGGTCTCGCTACGGCGATTCAGCCGGTCGCGAAGGGCTTCCTCGACGTCGCCGCGGCGGTCGCGAAGGCCTTCGGCCCGCAGGTCGGCTCGTTGATCGGGCAGATCGGCGCGCAAGTCGGAACGTTCCTTTCCGAGTTCGCCGCGTCGGGCCGGGCGGTCGACGCCGTGAGGGGCGCGGTCGGCGTCTTCCAGGAGCTCGGCGCCATCGCCTTGAACGTGGGGCACATCCTTTCCGGCGTCTTCTCCGCTGCGAGCGGTGCGGGCGGCGGGCTGCTCAACAACCTCCAGACGATCACGGGAGCGTTCCGCGACTTCGTCCAGAGCGCGGCCGGGCAAGCGGCGGTCGGGAACGTCTTTCGGACGGTCGCCACGATCGCCGCGCAGCTCGGGCCGATCCTGTCCGCGCTCGTCACGCAGATCGGGCTGATAGCGCCCGCTCTCGCGCCGGTCTTTGCCACCCTGGGCCCGGCGATCACCGGCGTCATCAACGCGCTCGGTCCTGCCCTGGCGGCGATCGCGCCGAGCCTGCAGACCGTCGCGTCCGCGCTCGCGGACGGGCTCGCCGCCATCGGCCCGAGCCTGGGGCCCGTCGGTGCCGCGGTCGGCTCCGTCCTGTCGGCCCTGGCCCCGCTGCTGCCCCTGGCCGGTCAGCTGGTGGCGGTCCTGGCGCAGGCCCTGGCACCTGCCTTGCAGGTCCTCGTGACGCTGTTCACGCCGATCATCTCGGCGCTCGTGGACGCGCTCATGCCCGTCCTGCCGCCGCTCACGCAGGCCTTCGTCGCCCTGGTCACCGCGCTGACCCCGCTCGCGGCCGGCGTCGGCCAGGCGGTCGCGCAGATGTTCCAGGTCCTCTCACCGGTCCTGGCCCAGGTGGCGGGCGTCGTCGCGCAGGTCGCGGTCGCTCTGGTCCCGCTGATCTCCGCATTCACGAACGCGCTGCTGCCCATCCTGCCGTCGCTCGTCGACGCCTTCTCGGCGATGTTGCAGGCCCTATTGCCGATCCTGCCGCCGATCGCGAACCTCGCCGCCGCCCTGGCCCCGCTGCTGGTGATGGTGACGAACCTCCTCGCGCCGGTCCTGCAACTTGAGGCCGGGTTCGAGGCGTGGGTCGCGATCAACGTCGTCGTCCCGATCATCCAGGGCGTCGTCAGCGTCCTGACCGGCCTGATCACCGCAATCACCGCGGTCGTCACGTTCATCACGAACCTGCCGTCGCTGATCGTGGCCGGGCTCAGCGCGCTCGGCTCGATGATCGGGACGTTCTTCTCGACGCTCGTCACCACCGTGACAACCGCCCTGACCACGGGCTTTCAGGGCGTCGTCTCGTTCTTCACGTCTCTGCCCGGCCTGATCATGTCCGGGCTGGCGGCGCTGCCTGGCCTGCTCGTCACCCTGTTCGTGCAGGCGGTCGCCGCCGTCGGAATCGCGCTGCTGACCGCGATCGCCGCGGTGGTGTTCATCTTCACCGCACTGCCCGGCCGCATCTACTCCGCGCTGTCCTCGCTCGGCTCGATGATCCTGTCCGCGTTCTCCTCCGCGTTCAGCTCCGCGCGCTCGGCGATCTCCTCGTTCCTTTCTGCGGCGGCCTCCTTCTTCGCGCAACTGCCGGGCCGCATCGCCGGCGCGCTCGCCGCGCTGCCCGGACGGCTGGCCGCCGTGTTCCGGTCGGCGGGCTCCAGCGCGCTGTCCGCCGCCCGCGCCGTCGGCTCCTCCATCGTGTCCTTCTTCACGAGCCTGCCGGGGCGCATCGTCTCCGCCCTGTCCGGGCTCGGGTCCCGGCTCGCGGGCGTCTTCCGCTCGGCGGTGGGCAGCGCGCGCAGCGCCGTATCCTCCCTGATCTCCGGCATCGTCAGCCTGTTCTCCGGCCTGCCCGGAAGGATCGTCGGCGCGCTGGGCAACATCGGCTCCCGCATCATGTCGAGCATCAAGAGCGGCCTCCCGTCGGCCGTACGCAAGTACCTGCCCTTCGCGGAGGGCGGCATCGTCCTCGGGCCGACGCACGCCCTCGTCGGCGAGGCAGGGCCCGAGGTGATCATCCCGCTGACGAAGCCGAAGCGGGCCCGGCAGTTGGCCGCGCAGTCGGGTCTGGCCGAGATGCTCGGCGGTGACGGCTCCACCTCGTCCAGCAGCGACGGCGGGGTCACCATCGCGCCCGTGTTCAACATCTCCCAGGTGGGCGACGCCGAGACGACCGCCGCCCGGGTCATGCACCGCATGGCGCTGACGTACAGCATGTGACGAGGTGGGCGGCCGTAAGCTGAGGGACGCCGCTGGTTTTGGGCCGGGCACCTCACCGAATTAGGGGTGCCACGTGCTGACCGACTTCCTCCAGGTAGGCGGTATCGAGGTCATCAACACGGCCCGCCTACGCGCCTACCTCGAGACCGTCGGCTCCCCGCTGGACTCCGGCCCGGACATCTGCGGCTGCGACACCCTCACCCCCGACGTCCTCGACCCGGACGGCCGGCCGTACACGACACCCGACGACCCGGACAACCCCGCACCCTGGTACGACCCCGACGTCCCCGAGTCCGCCGACTTCGCCGGGTTCCTGCCGCTCTCCTTCGACGGCATCGACGACTACCCGGTGAAGCGGACGGTCACCAACGCCGTCGTCGGCGGCGGCGCGCTCGGCCCCGCCCGGGTGCAGCCGCGCACCATTACCGTGACCGGCCTCCTCCTCGGCGCCACCTGCTGCGCCGTGGAGTACGGACTGCACTTCTTGGCGGAGGCGTTGCAGGGCTGCACCGGCAGCGCGTGCGGCGGCGACTGCGTGACCATGTTCAACTGCTGTCCCGGCGAGGAGGAGACGTCGGCGGAGTTCAACGAGCGGCACCGCCGCACCTACCGGCGGGTGGCGCTCGTGGAGGGGCCGACGGTCACGGCCCGGCACGGCGACGGCTCGTGCAGCTCCGGGCGGTGCTCCATCGGGGCGGACGTCATCACCGTGGAGTTCGTTCTCGTTGCCGCCACCCCGTGGGCGTGGACGGACGAGATCCCGCTGCTGGACGTCCACTTGCCGACCGACGACGGCACCGAGTGCATCACGTGGTGTCTGCACACCGGGGCGGGAGCATCCGGTGAGTGCGCCGACGGCGGGTGCAGGCTCGCGGGCTGCCCGGACGTGGCGGCTGCGTGCGCGGATCTGGCGTGCACACCGCCGTCGCCCCCGCAACCGGCCGTGCCCTCTTCCTGCTTCTGTGAGGCGCTCGCCACCAACCGGGAGTGCTACGAGCTTGACCTGTCCAACCGGCCGGCGTGGGGCACGGACGTGCCTGTGATCTCGGTCTTCGCCGGGAGTGAGGACCTGCGGCGGCTGACGATCTCCTTCTACGAGCGGACCGAGCAGGACGGGGACCTGTCGTGCGCGGAGATCGCGGACCGCAAGCGCTGCGACCCGCTCGCCGTGTTCGAGGTCGGGTTCGTCCCCGCCGGTGGCACGCTCGTGCTGGACGGGCAGATCGGCCGCGCCACCGTGGAGTGCGGCGGCAACTGTGAGACGAGCACGAGTGTGTGGGGGGCTGGCGGCGCCTCTCCGACGTGGCCGGCGTTCGACTGCGCCTCGATCTGCGTCTGCCTGGAGACCGACGCGATCCATCCGCCTGCCGACGATGCGCGGCTGACGATTGGCGTCACCGGCCGCGGCTGGTGACCAAGTAGGTCTGGCCGTCACCTGAGACGAAGTCAGAAGGGTGTAGCTCCCGGGAGCCACACCCATCGAGATTCCGCACAAGAGCCTGAACTCCCCCGATACGCTGCCTAGATGGCCGAGGACCGCCCCAAGATCCCTACCTCCCTGCGGCGCGAGGTGCTGGAGGAGGCCGGATACGCGTGCGCCATTCCGGTCTGCCGGATAGCCACGGTGGAGATTGCCCACATCGAGCCCTGGTCGAAGGTGAAGGAACACACCTTCGACAACCTGATCGCGCTCTGCCCGAACCACCACACGCTGTACGACGTGGAGAAGAAGATCCCGAAGGCGTCGGTCCTGCGCTACAAGGCCAACCTCGCCGTGCTCAACGGTCGTTACAGCGACCTGGAGCGCCGGGTGCTGGAGGACGCCGTGGCCCAGCGGTACAGCATGGCCAACGGCATGCCCGTCCCGCCGGACCCTGGCATGCGGCAATGGACGGTCCACAGGGGGATGGCCCTGCTCCTCTCTCATCTGCTCAAGGATGGCCTCATCCGCAAGGTTCCCGGACCGCGCGGTGGCCTCAGCGTTGGCCACCAAGAGGTGGAGCACACGTACGTCCTGACGCCGAAGGGCATTGAGTTCGTGCGGCAGTGGCAGGATGCGGAGCCACTGTTGGAGTGAGAGTCCGCTGGTCCGAGCGGAGATTGTCCAACTTGGAACCCCGGCGCCCCTGTTCGGTGGCAGCATCGGGCTGTGCTGAACACCCAGATTGCGGCTGACGCTGTCCTCGGCTTCCCGCGCAAGCAGATCGACCACGCCTTCTACGAGGCAGTGGTCCGCACGCCCTCTCGCGTCGTCGATGACGCCCGGTGGGAAGCGACTGCCGCCCTGTACGCGGCGGTCTACCGGCACCGGAACGCACGCGAGGCAGCCGAGGCCCTCGTTCCTCTCACGAGCCGCTCAGCGCAGGGGAAGCCGCTGTGGCTCTACCGGACGCAGACGCTGCTGTTCGATCTCGTCGTCGGCCTGAACTCGGCCGTGGAGAGTTCGGCCTACAGCCTGTACTTCATCGGGTCGGCTATCGCTCCCGCTGGTCACGAGTTCACGCTAGCCGCCTCCGACAAGCGCAAGAAGATCACGCTGGAGTCCACAGCCAAGGCGTACTCGAGCGCTTGGCCTGCTGAGGACCTGGCGAAGGCCCTCACCAAGCTGCCGCTGGACCCGGACTACAAGGTGCTGCTGGAACGCCGGAACATCCTCGCCCACCGGGTCGCTCCGGGCCTCGAATTCCGGCAGACCCTGACGGTCGGCAGTCCCGGCGACGAGTACATCGTGGCCGTGTTCGGCGAACCCTTGACGGCACTCGTGGACCAGATGCTCGCTCATGCCGAGCGGCTCCTGGACGGCCTGTGGACCGCCGCTGAGGACTTCGCGGTGCTGCATTCCTCGGAATTCCGTCTGTAGGCCGGCACTCCGCACTGGTCGAGGCGCTCTGGCGTGCTTCTCTGAAGCGTCTTCCGCTCCTGACGCTTGCGAGCTGGTCGGTGGCATTCCGAGCCCTTCCGGTTAGAGCACTAACCTGAGTTTGCGCCGCTGGTTTTGGGCCGGGCCTCCTTCTCCCGCAGGGGGCACATTGTCTTCAGCAGGGTGTGGCGTCCACTCCGCCTACATCGTGGATCGGGGCGGCTCGGTGGTGTCGCCGGCGGACACGTTGGTGTCCGTGGACTGGACGAGGATCCTGGACGACGTGAGCACGGCGCACGTCGTGATCAATCCGGACGGCGACTGCTGCGCGCAGCTCGGCAGAGTGCGCACGTGGCGTCACAAGCTGGTGCTTGCCCGCGACGGTGTCACCGTGTGGGAGGGGCCGATCATTCAGGCCGAGTGGTCTTTCGGGAAGGTGGAGTTGTGGGCCTCCGACATCCTGGTGTGGCTTGACCGGCGCGTCCCGCACCAGTCGATCGTGTTCGACGGCTCCGACCTCACCGACATCGCGAACTGGCTGATCGAGGACGCCTTCGCGCCGGACGACCCGGGTCACACCGTGCAGATCCTGGCTCCCTCCGGTGTGGAGGGCGGCCGGCAGTACACCGAGGACATCGGGCAGACCGGCGATCACCTGCGTGACCTCGCGGACACCGGCCTGGACTACACGGCGATCGGCTCCACGATCGTCCTCATGCCGGAGGACTGGGACGCCAATATCGGCACGCTCACGGATGTTGACTTCCCCGAGGGCCTCATCGTGGCCGAGGACGGCTCCGCGCTCGCCACCCGCTACATCGTCCACGGAGACGAGGACAGCGGCATCAAGGGCGTCTCGGGCGGCGCGGACGCCTATTACGGGCTGCTGGAGCGCAGTGTGGAGGAGACCTCGGTGACGACGAGCGCCTCGGCTGGGGCGGCGGCACGGTCTCGGCGTGCGGCGAACTATCCGGTGCCGGTGTTCCTCAGTTCCGACGAGGTGACTCTGTCGCCGGAGGCCGCGGTGGACGTGGCCAGGCTCGTTCCGGGTTGGAGCGTGGATGTGGCGACGCAGGCGACCTGCCGGCCGCTGCGGCAGCGGCTGAAGATCAACGGTGTGAAGGTGTCGGAAGACGGTAGCGGCGAGAGCGTCCAGGTCACGCTTGCCCCGCTGAGCAGTGAGTTGGAGGACTGATGGCGGTACGAGGATCCGCAGCCCGGCGCACGCTGGACAACCCGATGGGCGGCGTCCTGCGCGACCTGAACCGCCAGTCCAGGACGCTGTCGCGCAAGCCCGGCAGGCGCGGCCCGCAGGGCGAGCCTGGATCGCCGGGTGAGCCGGGGCTGCCCGGGCCGCCGGGGGAGCGTGGTGAGCATGGGCCGCCCGGACCACGCGGGGCGGCGCCCGCTGCCGCGGTCATCTCCACGGGGGCGGACGGCCGGGCAATCTGGACGTACGACGTACCGTTCGCGGCGCCCCCGGTGATCAGCGCGCTCCCCGTCGACCACCACCCGGGCGACGACCACATGGTGATGGTGACCCTGGAGCAGGTGACCGGCGAGTGCGCGACGGTCCGCGTGTGGCAGACGCAGCCGCTCCTCGGCCTGCACATGCTGCCGGCGACGCCTGCGGGTGCCGGTGTGGAAGTGCACGTCACCGCGAGCGGTGAACCGGCCAGCTAACCTCTGCGGGTAGCCGCTGGTTGTGGGCCGGGCACGTGCGATTCCCCGGGAGGGGCTTTCATGGCGCGCGCCTGCGTATGCGACGACTACTTCACCGTGGACAGCGGCACCGGCGAACTCTGCCTCAAGCCGGGCACGATGGGCCTGCGCCAGGTCGTCGTCCACAACGACCCGGGGACCTTCCAGTTCCGCAAAGCCGACTACCCGTGGGTGGCGAGGGTGTTCGTCCGGGTCCAGGCGGGCGGAGGCGGCTCGGCCGGAGCGAACGCGGCCGCCAACCAGTGCATCGTGCGCCCCGGAGGCGCGGGCGGCGGCTACAGCGAGCAGCTGATCGCCGCGTCGTCGCTGGGCGCTGTGGAGACCATCGTGGTGGGGGCCGGCGGTGACGCGGGCGGAACGGCTACGAGCGGCGGAGCGGGCGGCAGCAGTTCCTTCGGCGGGTTCGTGACGGCCAACGGGGGCGACGGGGGACACGCGATCCAGACGTCCGGCACGGCGGCGGACGTGTCGTCGGGCGCGGCGGCCCCGTTCGCCGGCCGCGGCCAGTTCGCGCAGGGCGGCGCCCCCGGCGGAGGCGCGATCCGCCTCAACGGCACCAACGGGATTTCCGGCGGAGGCGGGGAGTCCTACATGGGCCACGGCGGGCAGGCGCGCGCGAGCGAAGGCAACGGCACCGGGCCGCGTGGCTTCGGTGGCGGCGCTGGCGGAGGCCTCTCCTACGGCGGGTCCGTCAACGGCTCGCCGGGCGGCGTGGGTTGCGTGATCGTGGAGCTGTACGGCTGATCTGCCGCAGTTGGGGGCGTTGTCCCGCGCCGTAGACTGACGTTCACGCCGCTGGTTGTGGGCCGGGCCGAGATCACCTTGAAGGGCGGGGCATCTTGGCCAGGTGTCAGTGTGGCGGCGGCGGCTGCAACTGCGTGGTCATCGCCGGTGAGAACGCCGAAGTGACGGGCGCGGGCAGCACGCTGAACCCCTATGTGGTCTCGGCCGTCATCGGCTGTGAGGACGTCCGCCCGTGTATCTCGGCCGGGGACGGCATCAGCTACGACTCGTCGACCGGCGTCGTATCAGCGCACCTGTCCGGCCAGGCCGGCAACAACGTCGCCATCGGCCCGGACGGCGGCCTGTTCGTGCCGACCGGGGCGGCGACGGTGAGCGTTGGGTGTGGCCTCACCGGTGACGGCTCCGCCAGTGCGCCTGTCACGGCCAACACCGGGGCGTGGCCGTATGCGTGCGACGTGGACACCTTCGGTGGTGTCGTGGCCTGTGACAGCAACGGCGTCCTGCGCTCGGAGCCGCGCGGGAAGGTCTCGATGCCTCAGTACTCGGAGAGCCGGACCTACAACAGGGCGGTCCCGTCCGGGAGTATCCAGCGGGCGGACACGTTCTCCACCACAATCACCAACCCGGACACGTGCCGCCCGGCCTTCGTGGTCGTAGAGCGCGAGGTGGACGTTTTCCTGACCCTTCCCGCTGGCGCCGGAGCGGCGACGGGCTTCAACGGCGACGAGATGTACTACACCCGCAACAGCGGATCGAGCACCATCAGCGGCGCGCACGCGCAGGCCACCAAGGTCCTTCCGGGCGGCACGATCCCCCCGGGCGGCACCCTGACGGTCAGCTTTGATGCCACGGTCGGGCGAGGCTCCGGCGGCGCCCGCTACACCCAGATCATCGCCATCATCCGCTGCTTGATGCTCAGCCTGTGAGGACGACCATGCTTGAAAGCGTCGCGCCGGCCGAACCTGTATCGGCCGTCTACCACGTCATTTACGAGGACGGCACAGCCGGCCGTATCGAAGTCACCACCGGTGCCGCACCCGAACTGTCCCGCCCCGGCTGCTTCGTTGAGGAGGCGGACTACCTGGCTCGGGTCAAGGCGATGGAGGACCTGGAGGCCGCGGTCCTCGCCGACGAGGAAGCCATGCAGCAGGGGCTGGCCCACGCGGACTACACGGCGCTCACCCTGCTCGGCCTCGCCGAGGAGACCGCGCGCCGCCTGTCCGGCTACGGCGGACCAGCCCGGAAGGAAAGTTAGACTCCCAGGTAGCCGCTGGTTGTGGGCCGGGCGAGAACTCTCCGCATGAGGAGTGGTCCCCTTGGCCGGTTGCGGGTGCGGCAGCCGCAGATGCGCGTGCACCGTCACTGCGGGTACTGGCGTCGTGGTCGTCGGCAGTGGCAGCACGACGAACCCCTACGTCATCAGCGCGAAGCCGCCGGTGACCGGTTGCGGTCTGACCGGTGACGGCACCGAGTCGGCTCCCCTCGCCGCGCACGTCGGCACATGGGCGTACGCGTGCGACCTCGATGCCGCCGCCGGAGGCGTGTACTGCGACCCCGTCACGGGCGAACTGCGCACCGATCCCCCCTACTGGGCGGACTTCCAAGGGGACCAGCTCACCACCGCGTTGAGCACACCGCTCCCGGTGCCTACCGCAGCATCGGCGGTCATCGACACGATCTCGATCGACATCAGGAACCCGGACCCGTGCCGCCGCGGACTGGGACTGCTGTTTCGTGAGGTCGACCTCGACTTCACACTGCCGCCGGGCTCGGGCGCCATGGCCGGCATCGACGGCGACAACATGAACTATCTGGGCAACCAGGGCAACGCGACGATCTTCAGCACCCACTCACAGGACAACAAGATCACCGTGTTCACGCTGAACCCGGGGGAGACGCGCACGATCACGATGGACATCGAAGCCGGTCGCGGCAGCGGCGGCGCGACGATCACCCGCATCCAGAAGTCGCTGCGCGCGTGGGTCTGGTCCAACCAGTTCAGCTGACGGGAGCCCAGCCATGGAAGAACAGACCTTCTACTACGAGTACCCGGACGGCTCGGTGGCCGAGCGCGTCACGACCGCAGACAACCCGGTTCACCCGCAGGGCGTGACGCTGCTGACGGCGGCGGACTACGCTGCGAAGAAAGCGGCGATCGAGGCGGCCCAGGAGCAGCGCCAGGCCGACACCCAGGCGCAGGAGAACGCGCGCCACAAGGACGCGTACGACGCGCTCGTGGCGGCGGGCTTCACTCCGGATGTCGCGCAGACCCTGTCCGGCTACACAGCGCCCCAGCCGAAGATCGAAGAGAACGCGTAGAGCACTGGGGCTTTACACTTCCCACTGAGCTGCTGGTTTTGGGCCGGGCCTCCTCACCGCAAGGAGGTCTGACGGTGGCCTGGTGTCCGTTCGCGAAGAAGATGGAACTCCAGCCGGAGTCGGATGACCAGCCGGCGATCCGGCCCACGCAGTTCATCGCGCACAGCATCGTCGCCCCGTGGACACCCGAGCGGACCTATGAGTACTGGCGCGACTCGACGAACCTCGAATCACACTTCGGCCTCGGCTACGACGGCAGCCTCGGGCAGTTCATCGGCACCCAGACCCGTGCGGACGCCAACGCCGCGGCGAACCGGCGCGCCGACGGCACCGGAGCCGTCTCCCTGGAGTCGGCATCCAACCTCCAGGCGTCGGACCCGTGGACGGCCCAGCAGGTCGAAACGCTGATCCGGCTCGGCGTCTGGCTCCACCAGGAGCACGCCATCCCGTTGCGCCTGTGCCGCAGCGCGGACGATCCCGGGTTCGGCTACCACCGGATGTTCTCGGCGTGGAACCCCGATGGCCACTCCTGCCCGGGGGATGCCCGGGTGCGGCAGTTCCACGATGTGGTGTTCCCCGGGATCGTCGCCCGCGCCACCGGCACCGCACCGGGCAAGCCGACGACCGAGCCGTACCCCGGCGCTTCGTTCTTCCTCAACGGGACGCGGCCGGCGCTCGGCAAGCGCTCCCCGATCTTCACCGCCATGGGGAAGCGGCTCGTGGCGGAGGGGTGCGGCCGGTACAAGGTCGGCCCCGGCCCGGTGCTCGGGCAGGCCGACGTCGACTCCTACGAGGCATGGCAGCGCAAGTGCGGGTTCAGCGGTGCGGACGCGAAGTGGCCGCCCGGCCGGACCACGTGGGACAAGCTCCGCGTGCCGAACGTCTGAGTGGAAGGGAGCCTCACCGTGGCGTCCAGCGGGATGCCCGCGCACCAGCCGTACCCGGGCGCCTCGTTCTTCATGAACGGCTTCCGGCCCGCCATCGGTAAGCGGTCACGGACGGCCATGGGGCAGCGCCTCGTGGCGGTGGGCTGCGGCCAGCTCGAGGAGGGGCCCGGGCCCGTTCTGACGCTGGCGCATGTGAAGTCCTACGAGGTGTTCGCGCAGCAGCTCGGTGCTACCGGGCTCGCCGCGACGTGGCCCCCGGGCCGCAGCTCGTGGGACTGCCTCAAGGTTCCGAAGGTCTAGCAGGAGGGGGTACCCCATGTTCACCCGTGCTTTTTGGAAGGCCACCGGTGAGCGCGCTGTCCGCACCGCCGCTGGCGTGCTGGTCGCGTCGCTGGGCCTGGACAAGGTCGGCATCGTGGACGCGCCCTGGTCGGACGGGCTGTCACTGGCCGCCGGGTCGGCGGTCATGACCGTGCTCATCGCGCTCGCCGTCGGCAACGCGAACGGACCGGGCCTCACGGAGGACGCCAAGGGCAGGAAGGGGTGAGCGCCCCGGGGCAGACCGAGCTCGCGGTCGAGCTGTCCGAACTACGAGGGGAGATCCGTACGGGCCTCGCCGACATCAAGGGTTCCCTCGCGGTCCTCGTCGAGCGGACGAACCGCACCGACCAAGACGTTCGTCAGCTGCGCGCCGACTTCGAGGGCGAGCTGGAGAAGCTCAGGAACGACGTGGAGGAGCTCAAGCGCAACCGGTGGCCGCTTCCGGCCGTCGGTGCACTCACCGGCGTGGTCGGTGCCGTGTCCGGCGTCCTGGCGTTCGTACTCAAGTGAGGCCTCGCCCGCGCCCTCATGACCGAACGCCCGCCCTTCCGCTCCGGGGCGGGCGTTCGTTTGCGCCGGCAGCGGTCCCCGCTCGCCGCGCGCTGTGGACCCACGGCTTGCACACTGGCGGTATGCGCGCTGTATGGACCGGTCACGTGGTGTTTGGCCTGGTCGCGATTCCCGTGAGGCTCTACGCGGCTACGGAGGAGATTGGCCCGGTGCTCCACCAGGTCCACACGTGCGGTGGGCGGATCCGGCACCGTCGCGTTTGCGAGCGTGAGGACCAGGAGGTGCCCCAGTGGGAGATCGCGCGCGGATGGGAAGCGCCGGACGGTCGCATGGTCGTACTACGCGACGAGGACATGGCCCACCTGCCGCTGCCGACCCGCAAGACGGCCGAGGTTCTGGGGTTCGTCGCCGACAGCGATGTTGACCCGATCATGTATGCCACGCCGTACAACGCGGCGGCGGATGGGCCCGCCGCGCAGCGCCCGTACGCGCTGCTGGTGGAAGCCCTGGCACGGCACGGCACAGTCGCCGTCTGCAAGATCACACTGACGACGAGGGAGCGGCTGGCAGTCCTGCGGCCCCGGCACGGAATCCTCACCTGCCACACCCTGCGCTGGCCCCAGGAGATACGCGACCCCGGCGACCTGGCGAGCACCGCGCCGGTCACGGACCGGGAGCTGACACTCGCCGAGGTGCTCATGGACGCGCTCGCCGGCGTCGACCTCGCCGACCTTCACGACGACTACGCGCAGGCCCTCCAGCAGCTCGTCACCGCGAAGGCCACCGGCGGGGAGCTCGCCGAGCTGCCCGAGCCGGAGCCCGCCGTCGACCTGATGGCCGCGCTGGAGGCCAGCATCCGACACGCGCGGGACGACAGCCGATAGTGCCATGCTGACGACCATGGATGAACCGTTGAAGCAGGCGGAGCAGATGCTCGCCGAGCTGCCTGCACCGGTCGCTGAGGCCATGATGCGGCAGTGGTGGGAGGCGGCCACCGCGCCCCGCCCGGAGGCTCGGGAGCCGGAGTTCACCACTGTGCCTCCGCCGGCGCTCCCGTACGGCCTCCGGCACCCGCAGTCCGGGATGGTGCGATACCACTGCATGACCGGCTGCGGCTGGTTCCACGACGAGTGCCCCTACCTCGAGTTGCCCGGCCCGTGGGTTCTGCCAGCGAACTTCACGAGCGAGGACGTGGCGGCCGCCATCTCCGCGGAGGCGGAGCAGCGGGAGGCGGCGCGGGAGGCGCGCATCGAGGAGGCCATGCGGGACCACTACCGTGCGGCGCACCCCGGGCAGGAGCCGCTCAAGCGGCGTGTGGACTCCCGGGAGCCGGAGCCGGAGCCGCAGCGCTGACCGGCCCGGTTGTCGGTGGCGGCCGGTACGTTGGGGGTGTCCTGAAAACGTGCTTCTGCTGGCCGCTTGGTGCGCTGCTCGGACACCCCGGACGCTCTGCCCGTTGCTCCTCGGGCGGGGCGTCCTTGATTTATGCGGCCTGCTCCACGTCGTCCTTGGTGACCTCCGCCCACAGGGCGAGGAGATCCGCGTACGCCGCGGACCGCTGTCCGCCGGCGGGCTGGTCCATGAGGCTACGGATGCGGTCGTTGATGTCGTCGGGGGCAGGGCGCACCAGGCCGTGAGGCCAGGAGGGGGAGGGCATGACCCCACCGTAAAGCGCGCCACTGACAGGGCACCGAGGCCGGGGTGTTCTATTCTGCGTTCGAGGCGATACCACCGCACATCGCCCATGTAGAACGGACGCGCACCATGGCCACACCCCCAGAGACACCGTTGAGGGACTATCCGATGCCGGTGTGGGGCCCTTCTGAAGAGGGGCTGTGCGCCAACTGCTCCGCCAAGTGCAAGCGTTACGGAAGCGGCGCCAACCCGCTGTGTCGGGACTGCTTCGTGAAGCGAGCGGCGAAGTGGGGGCCGGGTGTGCGACAGAAGGGCTACAACGCCTGATCGCTCCTGACCGACGGCCCGCCCCCGGGCGGAGCGAGGGGCGGGCCGCAGTAGTGCGGGGTCAGGCTGCGGGCTTGAGTTCCTTGAGCATCACGGCGTACAGCGGAGAGTCCGGGAACGGTTGCCGCTCACCAACCTTCCGATACCCCCAGCTCTCGTACAGTGCCTGCAAGCGTGGCCGTTTGGTGTCGACGGTGAGCACGGCAAGCGCTTCTGGCCGGTCGGCGAGCAGTGCGGCATGCATCTGCTCCCCGAGACCCTGCTTGCGCCACTTCGGCCTGAGCATGAGTTCCGAGACGGAGAAGGTGGTCGTATCGGCCGGCTCCTCGTCCAGGTACTCACGCCACCATTCGCGGCCAGGCTCGCCAGGTGCCCCGTAGGTGAACCCGACGGGCTCGCCGTCCTCGTAGGCGACCACGCACGCGAACTCTTCCCGACCGCCCCAGTGGTCCACGAACCAGGGGAACCGCTGCACGAACTCCTCGTGGCGCCTGTCGGCGTAGGCGTCGGCGTGAACGTCGAGCAGGGTTTGCCGGATGTCGGGAAGGTCGGCATGGCCGTAGCGGCGTAGCTGAACTGCCGTGGTCAACGGGCGCTCCATTCGGATCGGTATCGGTCGGCCCACTCCCGCGCCACCTGGGCAGACGGCGCAAGGGTGAGAAGGTCACGGTAGAAATCGCCGAGCAAGACCCGGAGGCGGCCAGGCATTGGGCTGCCGTACATCAGGTTGAACACTCCCTCGGTGGACGCGCACGCCTGCTCGGCGTCGCCCTGGTGGAGCTGTGCGATGGCGAGGTGGACCGTGGCCATCGCCCGGTTGCGCCGGTACTCCTTCGGCAGGGCGGCAAGAGCCCGGAATGAAGCGGCTTCAGCGTCGGCCGGTTGTCCGAGGAACTCGCGGACGACCGCGGCCAGGGCGTGAAGTTCTGCGGGCCCGTAAAACGCCACCCAGGCCGGCCGCGGCTGCTGCTGCGCTTTGCCAAGGGCCTCCTCGGCGTATCCGAGTGAGCGGATGGCTGCTCGATGGTCCCCGCGTTCGGCGTGACTGACGGCGGATCGGGCGTGGGCGAGAGAGCCAAAGAGCGGATCATGGCGTGTGATCGCGGTGGACTGTGCAGCCTGAGCGGCGGCGAGGCCCTGTCCGCTGTCGCCGCGCTGGTGGGCGAGGATGGCGGTGGAGTTCCATACCCGCATCTGTGCCACGGGGTCCTGTGCCATCCCGGCGAGCCGGAGCGCCTCGTTCAGATGGGTCTGCGCGCGGTCGAGCTGGCGGGCGTCGATGCAGGACCAGGCGGCCATAGCGGTGTAGTCGGCGGCGACACTGAACAGGCGTTGCCTGATCCGCTGCGTTGCGGCCTTGCCTTGAAGAGTGACGGCTTCGGCCGCGCCGCCGAGAGCGTCACGTTCGAGGTCGGCGTGTCCGCCCCGTTTCTGATCAAGGGCGGTCAGGCCGTCCATGCCCTTGCGGAGTCGGATCACGTCCGAGGTGCCGACGTTGGATGGCCGAGCGGAAACGATGGGTATGGCGACGGCGGCGGCGGTACCTCCGGCGCCGGTAAGGAAGCGGCGGCGGATCACGTCCGGGTCCTCCTGCGGTGGTGCGGGCGACCCTGGCGGGTAGAACCCGAGGGCCTCGACGGTGCACCGAAATACTGCCTCCAAGGCGGTGCGCTTGGCACGGTGAGGCCACGTAGTTTTTCCGGTCAGCCACGTCCGTACGGTGCGGTCCCCCACGCTGTCCCGCTCACCTACGGCCAGTAGCTCAGCATTGACCGCCTTGGCTAACTCGGCCTGTTGAAAGCCTCGTTCGGCCATGGCGATCTTGAGGCGGAAATTTCCGGTCACCTACTCACCGTAGCTCCGCGCTGATGATCGGTGAACGCGGACCACCGGAAATTTCCGGTCGGCTGCGACCACTAACCCGCGGTTTTTCCTGCCCCTTACCTGCTCCTGCCCGTTGAACTGAACATGCACCGCGTCGGGCTACGCCCCGGGCCGGTGGCGCGGGAACGTCCCCTGCCCTCATAGGAGATGGCCCGCCTTGGCAGACAACCACCGAGGGGCAGGGATGACGACGACAGCTACGCGCCCACTCCGCGCGTTCCCCCACCGCGGCGGCGACGTGCTGAACGAGACCCTCCGCGTCGTTCCCCACCACGGCGACGACGATCCCCGCGCCGAGGACGCCGTCCGCGTCGGCATCATGCGCCGGATTGCGGCCGCCCGCCTCAGACACTGCCGCCTTGAGGTGCTGCACGACGAGGTAATGCTGATCGTCTCAGAGCTGCTCACGAACGCGCTTCAGCACTCTGGCACCACGCAGATCACCTTGACCATCACCGTCGAGAAGGACGACCTGCACATCGCCGTCGGTGACGGCATGCCGGGTTGCGCCGGGCCTAAGCAGACGGACGCGGACGCCGAGTCGGGGCGGGGGCTCGCGCTCGTTGAGTACATCGTGCAGGAGAACGGCGGAACCTGGGGGGCCAGAGACGCCGGCGCGACCACCTGGTGCCGTCTCAAGGTCCCCACGGCGGAGGCGTCATGATGGCCACGGAGACAGCCCCGCGCTGGGAGCACTCGGTGCGGCCGGCCGACAGGCCCTTTGACCCGGACCGGCTCCGGTGGGTCCTCAAGAAAGTCCAGCAGTGGGCGCCGTACGTGGATGGCCTCCTGCTCGACGACCTCGCGATCGTCCTGGACGACTACACACCGACCGAGGACGACGTGGAGGACATCGCGCTCCGGCTCCGCGGCCACTTGATGCGGCTCGTGAACCTCGCGGTCACTTCCCAGGCGGACGAGCAGGACCAGGAGGTCGCCGAGCTCGTCACCACCGGGCGCGAGATACGGGACGAGGAACTGCCCGGGGACCACCGGCAAGCCGTCGGCCACGTGCGCCGGATGGCGTGGACCGTGAACGAACTCCTTGAGCGGCTGGTGGAGAACCAGTGCCTCAAGGCGGCGGCTTGAGGCACGTCACCCCGCTACGACACAGACCAGAGAGAAGACGACTCCGTGCCAACGTCTATCGAGCCAGGCCTGGTGCCCTACGTCACCCTCAGAGAAGGTGAAGAAGGCGCCCCGGACACCCTGAGCATCGTCAGGGAATGGCCCAGCAACCGGCCCCGACTGCGCTACCTGAAGGAGGAACCCGACGACCGGGACGTGCGGGGTGTTCTGTGGTCCCGCTGCTCGCAGACCCGCCGGGACGAGGGCAACATGCCGACGGGCAAACCCCGGTGGAGGCTCATGCACCCCGCCCGGCAGCGGGAGACGATGCAGTCGCTGCTGTGCCAGGTGTGTGTGAAGCCCGCGCGAACGTCCCTGGGTTTCGTCTTCCTCGCGGGGCCCGATGACGACCAGGCCGACAAGACGTCGGTCATCACCGCGCAGCCGCCGCTGTGTCGGCGGCACATCGTCCCCGCGGCTCGCCTGTGCCCGTACCTCGACGGCCGGCCCGTGGTCTACCTGGCGCAGAGCGCGCCCATGTACGGGGTCCACGGCACCGTCTACGGCTACGGACAGGACGGCGTCCGTGTGGTCGCGCAGCCTGACGCTCCGCTGCCGTACGGGCATCCCAACCTTCCGACCTTCCTCGCCTCCCAACTTGTGCGACGACTGGGCTCCTTCCGGCGCGTCGACCTCGACGAGCTGATGCGGGAGCTGTCCGCGTCGG